TTTTGAATCTTTTGAATCTTTTGAATCTTTTGAATCTTTTGAATCTTTTGAATCTTTTGAATCTTTTGAATCTTTTGAATCTTTTGAATCTTTTGAATCTTTTGAATCTTTTGAATCTTTTGAATCTTTTGAATTGGTTATATTAGAATCATATATAGTTTCTGATGCAATCGTTATATTATCTGGAGCAAGTTCTTCATCGTCTATTGTTTCTTCGTCGTCCAATATTGGTTTAGTTGGCATTATATAATTTTTACAGTTTTTACTTACATTTGATTTGACTCCAATTACTTTCATTGCTTGTCCCAATTCATCGTCTGAACCGGAATCAGACGATTCCGAATCCAGTAATGTTTTCCCACCTAAGCGTTCTTGAAATTTTTGACCTATGGTTTTAATAAATCGTCTTTTATTTCTTTCTATAGTTGGTTTTATACCAGTTTGATATGCTTTTATCAATTTATTTAGATCGATACCATCCATAATTGTTTTTTCTACTGAATTATTAACCATGGTTTGCATACGGTCACCATTATTACTCATTAAGGACCCTGGTTCATACCATATTAGTCTAGCTGTATTAATATACACTTGATGTACAAATTCCATACCAATAGCTCCATTAATAAAATCTATATTAAAATCCTTGCACCTTAACCCTGCATTTTCCATTGCTGATATAGCGGAAGAACGATATGAATTACGTATAACATCATTAAAAGCTGTTTCATTCTTATTTATAAAACTCAAAGACTTAAGAAATATTCTATAGTCGTCTTTAAGAATATGTGATGAAAGATATGGTGTACCTTCCATTGTAACTCTTATAGCTAATTCAATATTATTATTACCTCCCATAGTAACTATGTCTTGATATGTCTTTCTAAAACCATTATAAATATGACGTCTAAGAAGATCTTGTAAAGTACTAATCCATATTTTATTTGAGTCCATTTAATGTTATGTGTAGGTATTTTTTAACTCTTCAACGAGCACAAAAAAATATAACTATTAATATACATATATGGCAGGTTCTTTTAGCAGAAATAAATATGATCAAGGAGCTTATGAACAAAGTATAAAACAAGCAACGAACGAGATTCAATACACATTGGATCCTGTACGGAATGACCGGTGCGGTCCATGTAGAGTGACTGAACCAGGATTTATAGGAAAAGTTGGTGTTAGTGTCTCTCGTAATAGACCTCTGGTAGATATAGAATCAGAACTCATGAGTTTAGATATCCATCATACAGACGATCCTTCTAAAAAATACAAACCAAAATGCATACAATGTGGAAGCAGCAATGATGGTGTCGGAAATACATGTCCTAAATGTTCTCAACAATTAAATCATTTACCTGTATGTGCTTTTAATACAAACTATACCCGTATAAGTAATCCAATATGCACGTCAAGGGAAATTGGTATCAATAGATTTCAACCATTGTGTTTGGACCCCCAAGACGAAAACCGTTGGTTACATCCTTCTGAAATTGGTATAAGTTATAGAATGGTCGTAAAAGATAACCATGTTCCCTGCATACCTGTATTAATAGACCAAACACCAGCATTACCTACAGGAGGGGGGCCAATTCCTTGTAAAAATATAGAGGCAAATACATGCGGTGTATTTATTGATGGTTTACATCCACACTCACAGATGAATCGTAACTGGAATAACTAAGTTTATATACTTTTTTTATAATAAATGTAACAATGTTACTGTTTTACAGGTTAACTTTGTGATATTATTATGTTTTTTATGGATAGAAAAAATGAATATCAGCATTTTTAAAATGAGTTTTAATAAAAATATATATGTTAAATGGACTAACAGTAATATGTGTAATAGAAACCTACAATTAAATGTTGGTTTAAATGTAGATATAATTCCTTTTACTATTATGGACAATTGTGTACCTGGCGGAATTTATTATTGTGAAATTAAAGATGTATTAAAATGGATAAGATTACCTTATACACATTTATGCACTATAGAAGTCCCTGATTGTGCACAAACCTTAAAATTATCTGATAAGTATAAATCCGATCAGATAATTATACTTGATACTCCCGTACCATTTGAAGAACATGAAATGTGGAAAGATCATGATATATGTAAAAGGGTTATTCTACAGAGTGTTGAGGCATTACAATACGTAAAAGATCAAACAGAGGAAATCTGTATGTTTGCAATCAAACTTAATGTACGTGCATTAGAATACGTAAAAGATCAAACAGATGAAATATGTATGTTTGCAATCAAATGTAATCCACGTGGATTACAATTTGTAAAAGATAAATCAGATAAAATATATAAACTGGCGGTCAAACAACATGCATATGCATTAAAATATATAAATCCACAAACAGATGAAATATGTAAATTTGCTGTCAAAGAACATGCATATGCATTACAATATATAAAAGATCAAACAGAAGAAATATGTAAACTTGCAGTCAAACAACATGTATATGCATTTCGATATGTAATAAATCAAACTGACGAAATCTGTAAACTTGCAGTCAAACAACATGGTATGTCATTACAATATATAAAAGATCAAACAGAGGAAATATGTAAACTTGCAGTTAAAAAAGATGGAGAGGCATTACAATATGTAAAAGATCAAACAGATGAAATGTGTAAACTTGCTGTCAAATGTAGTCCACGTGCGTTACAATTTGTAAAAGATAAATCAGATGAAATATATAAACTGACAGTCAAACAACCCCTACATGCATTAAAATATATAAATCCTCAAACAGAGAAAATATGTAAATTAGTACTCAAATAACATGTATATGCATTTCGATATGTAATAAATCAAACAGAAGAAATATGTAAACTTGTCGTCCGAAAAAAGGGATTATATTTACAATATGTAAAAGATCAAACAGAAGAAATTTGTAAACTAGCACTTCAACAAAATGGTAAGTCATTACAATATGTAAAACAACAAACAGAAGAAATTTGTAAACTTGCAGTTCAACAAAATGGTAAGTCATTACAATATGTAAAACAACAAACAGAAGAAATTTGTAAACTTGAACTTCAACAAAATGGTAAGTCATTACAATATGTAAAACAACAAACAGAAGAAATTTGTAAACTTGCAGTTCAACAAAATAGTACTGCATCAAAATATGTAAATAAAAATAAAGTTATTATATGAGTCAATCAACTGAAGATGATATAATGGAAGTGTTGCAAAAAAGAAACCGCCCAGAGACCAGATTATAGAATTTCTAAGCGTAATTATAATAAATTAATTGATATCCCTTCTATCTTTTCAATAGAAGTACTTGATATTATTAGTAAAAAACTGTTCCTGTAAAGAATATCTTTTTGAAGACAAAGATAATATTGTGTTTATTGGAAAAAATTCTAGGGCTCCAACTATTTTTTCATCAATACGAACACAAGCTATTAAAATATTAGGTTTACATGAATGCACCTTCCCTGACACAATGCGCGAATTTACAGGTAATAGATATATTCTTTTATCTCAATTAGGGTACCCATGTACAGGATCTGTTAGTTATTATCCTCTTAAATTCTTATTAAATACTAGTTTGCAAAGCAGTATTTAATAAGAGAAATGTCAGTAAAAACTAGTACATTTGCATCGCATACTGTTAGGTACATGAAGGATTCAATGGTTAGTAATGCACATTGTCAATCTGGTACAGAACAGACTTATTATGAATTGTTTGTTCCTCATGACTATTTTAGTTGAGTGGTTGAATGATTGACAACGCATGAACATAATAAATATAAAGGTAAATTATCGTATCATAATATTGCAAATTATGATAATATTCCCTTAGCAATACTCATTAAACTACCAATTAAACTATAGAAAAAATTCCCATTAATATTACATTTTTCTAGCAACTGACCCAAATGGGTCATTGTATGGGAGAATATCTGGGTTATATTTGGATTTCCTATAAGCTTCCTGTAATTCAGGACTCAGATACTCGATATCTACAACTGCTGTATATACATATCTTTTAAACCATTCATCATCCATTTGAAGATACCCTGGGTCCATAACAGTCCATGAACCCCATGAATTTTCAACCTTCCATTTATCCACATTGTCTACATCTTCATCTACGGTGTTGAGTCCGACAAAACTCATAGCATGGGAAGGAAATGATGTTAATGCATCAAGTGACGCTCCTTTATCAATCTTAATTTGCTGATTAAAATACTTCTCTACTGTAAAAGCACTCGTGCTTAAAACAGACGCATATGGTTCAAAATCCTTACCTACATCACATGCAAACCACACAGGCTGTTTATCCATTACTGATTTAGCTATTGCTGAACGAAGTTCCTTCATTCCTGTATTAAGTGTAACATTAGGCATACCACCAACCATACAATTTCCATATTCAACACAGTATGTTTTTCCATATGGTTTTCTAGGGTCATCGGAAATGAACACCTTATTACTTATATTATAGTTAGGTGCAATAATACTTTCGTGGAAACTTAATGGCGTTAAGTTTTCGATGCAACGATATGGTCCTTTTTGTCGGATACTTTCGAAATTAGAACCAGCTTCGTTATATTCCCATTTAAAGGTATCATTTACTTTTGGTGGTTCACCCAAACAATTACAAACTAGCTGATAAATATCAGGCATCATTTGTCTAACGATAATATCATTAATTTCAGAGTCAGACATGCTAGCATTATCACGAATCCATTTATTAAATACAATAAGTCTAGAGTGTAATAATTCATTCATTTCTGTACTATCTAAACTATTTGCTGATTCCCCATATATGGATTTAGGAACCAATCCATATTTCTGTATGAGATTAACCACTTGTTCCCAGTTCCCTCCATCTTCGGATGGAGAATTATTCGTCAGTACATGTTGATACACTGGTTCAGACATATCACTATCACGGATACGAGCTAATGTTGATAAAAAACAATAAGAACGTTCAATTTTATCCCAAAAAAATAAATAGGTTTCAGATATTTCAAAATGGTCAGGTAGATTATATGCCGTAATCATATGTGTTCTAATGCTATTTAGTGCTGCAAATAACCAACACCTGCCAGACTGTGCCTGTTGTGTTGCTTTTGGTATACGCTCCAATTCATGACTATAGGCATGATTAATATTTTGTATATATTTACGATTGGTAACACTATATGATATTCCTACATTACTAATAGTATCAGTACGAACTGAATTTTGTTTATCAGCATTGTAGTCTTTTGATATAGCCTCAACCATATCATATGTTAAAACAGCCGCGTGCGGTTCAGCCATCAGTTTAGAACGACCTTCTATTGCAGTTATAAGAGATGTATGTGTAGCATCAGTAAGGTTTGTTACACCTTTGACACTATCTGTAATTAAGTTCTCTCTTTGATTTTTATCAATAACGAGTTTAAGCATATTCTTTTTCTTTTTTGATAAAGAGTTATTCTTGGTTGCGTTAAGTGACACACTTTTAACTTTATGAACTGGTTCTGTTTGTTTTGTTCTAGCCATTAAACATAACTAATAAATCATTTTTATCAAATATATCTAATATATCTAATATATCTAATATATCTAATATATCTAATATATCTAATATATCTAATATATCTAATATATCTAATATATCTAATATGTCTAATATATCTAATATTTGATAAATATATATGTCAAGAAATATAATATGTACAGACTCTTTAAAATGGTTACAGGAACAACCATTGGACTCCCTTCCAAATGTTGTAACAGGAATATGTGACCATGATGAAATGGCTAACTATAGTATGGATGAATATATGACCTTTTTTGTTTCTGTTGCTGATCTAATTTTCCAGAAACAGAAACAAGGATGCTATGCCATTTTTATACAAACTGATAGAAAATGGCAACGACAATGGTTGGATAAAAGTTATGTCCTTACAGGATTAGCTAGAAAACACGGATACAAAACAATATGGCATAAAATAGTATTAAACAGACCTGTAAATAGTACACATCTGCAAAGACCTACATATGCTCATATGGTCGGTTATACCAAAGACGGTACAACTGGTGCAGGTACACCAGACGTAATAGAATCAGGTGGTAAACTCTATAAAAATGGAACCTCTGTGAACGCTGCTAAAACAGCACTGGAATTTATAAAACGCTATAGTAAAAATATAAACGTATTAGACCCTTTTATAGGACAAGGTACTATTGCGGCCATTGGAAATAAAATAGGGCTTAATGTAATTGGTATTGATATTGATCAAGAACAATGTAAACTTGCTGAAAATTTAAATATTAATTAAATAACAATTATAAAAATAACAATTTAGTGTTAGCTTTTATATTATAATCAAGGAGTGTCTTTGTTGTATCCAATTTAAGTCCCTGCATATTATAAATATCACGTATCTCCTCTCTATCAGAAGAATTGAGGGGGTTCAATATAGTAAATTCTGGTTGTTCTATGTGTTGTGGTAGAGGCATTGGTATGCTCTGTAATGCAATAAATTGCATATATGGAATTGATGGAATTTTTGTTGTGACCGGGGTTATATTACCATCATTGTTAAATATAACGATTACCTCTATACGTCTAGCACATGCAACAGAATCTACTGAATAAGGCTTATTAATATCTGGTTTATTTAAGTGACTCATATTTCTGATTCCAGACGAATCTGCATTATAAATATCTATTATTTCATTAATTGTATCTTGTGCCATACTATAAAATGCACTTTTTTTGTTTCCTAACATCCTGTCATCATTACGTTTTAAATATAATACAAACATACGTTTACCGCGTTTGTTCATAATGGTTTCATGTTCGCCAATGTTCATTTCGTACAAATTATCTTGTGTAAAATAAGTTTGTACATTCTCGTAACTTTTTCTAAATTTATTCAGTATTAAAGACGAGTCTAATTTCGAATCAGACTCTGATTCTCGTTGGCGATCAAGTAACATTTGAATAACAGAATTATGTGCTTTATAATATTTGTTAGCAGTAACATTTGAAAACTTTCCTGAATTATTTTTAACTTTTTTACTTTTAGGTTCAGGTAAAGCTTTTATTACCCTTCTATACCTCATTGTTGAACTATTTATTATTCTGAAAATATCACCAATCTGTCCACCATACCACATATTCATCGGATCATTATCATAGATTCTGGAAAATTGTTCATTATGGTCTATAATAAGACAATGACCTTCTCTATCTAAATCTGGATATCCTTTAATAATATTATCAATTAATGTTTGAACTGTTATTGTAGGATCAATTGAATCGATACCATCTCCTTTCAATAGTGTGTTTGGTGGTGTCGTAATGATAAGCTTCATATATATCTTTTACAATGATCATTTTTTATTTGCAATAATCTTAATTTTGCAATAATCTTAATTTTGCAATAATCTTAATTTTGCAATAATCTTAATTTTGCAATAATCTTAATTTTACAATAATCTTAATTTTGCAATAATCTTAATTATATTAAACAAACTTGATATTATACACATGTATAATATCAATGTAGCTCGATACTTCGTTATTATGCATGCATAATAACGAAGTATCTGAGCTACATAGTGTATTACATGCATAATAACGAAGTATCTCAGATACATATGTATCAATCATGTCTTGAGTTGAGATACATTGATATTATACATTAATAAGCATACAATAAACATATTTAATATCTGTATCAGTATTACATGATTGATCCTGTATTGTTTATTGTATATACATTTAATATCTACTGTATACGGTAAACTTTAAACTAGTTTACCGTAACACTATCAAATTATACATTCATACTGACATACAATAATTGTTATTATGCTGATTATGTATAAACAAGATACAATTATTATGGTTTTGTAATTTATTTGCAAATATTAAACATAGAACTTTTAGTATCTATGCACTATGTTAATTAAATTATGCATGTCATCTAGGAACCGTAGATACAAGTATGGATAACAACGACGTGTCTCAAAAGTCTTGTTTTGTCTAAGTTTTATGCATCTATCAATAGCTGATATGCAGACGAATATGCATATGAAACGATGTGTCTGAGACACATCGTTTCATATGCACACACACATTACATCGAAACAAGTAATATATGTGTTACCAATCGTAATAAGTAACACCATATGTTACTTATTATTTATTTACTTTCTAATAGAACGATTATACATTCACTTTGCTGTATTTATAATTTAATTGTAAAATAGGTGTGTGGCGCATTGATTGTTGATAACATGCATATAATGCACTCTTGATATATGCATAGAATCAAACACACATCTAGGATAACATGCACTACTAATCAATACTCATGATTTTAATACAGGCTAATAAAAAGTCTATTACAAGCAATGAAACGTCCTATGCATATTATTACATATAAGAGGAGGATAAACAATCAGTGTTATAATCATTTGATTAATATAATCAACTTATCAAGTATGTCCAGGTTAAGCTATCCTGCTTAGACTTTTAGATTGATATATTAATACGATTAATATTTGTGCATAAATGGTATGTGATTGATCTAACATATTAACCCCTTAATATGTTTATTAATTATCTAGCTATTATTAATGGTTAACTAATTATTTATTCTAAGCTTTAATAAATGTATAAGAACAAGTAAGGATGTAGTTGACAAAATATATTCGTATAAAAACTAAACGAAAAATCAAAAATAGAGTTTTGAAAAAAGTTACACATTTTCATATACTGATCTCTTGTCCTAAGTTTATGGATAACATAGCTACTATCCTATGTTAATTGAAAGTGTCTTACATGTACTTTTTATTTGTATGCATTAAGTCTATGCTGTATATATTGACAAGATCACTATGGATAATCAATTAAATCAATCAATTCACATAATATTTTCAAAATGGAAAATAGGTCAAGTTAGGATTATTTTATTTATAATAAGCTGTATAATGATTGTCTATTGAATCAAGATGCTTGTTATGCAAAGATGTGTGTTTGATTTTATCCAAACATTCTTGTTTATGCACCTGTTAATATAAAAGACTTTTCATATTGACCTGCATTGATTGACAAATATATGAAAAGGTGTAATTGTAAAATATGTTCATATCAACTATTCTACGATAAAATCAAATAATATTATTAATACCCAAGTTATATATAAATAATACAGGACAATCTTGATATACGTAGTTGTTTCTATACATAACGAAAATTGGTAAATAACGGTTATATCAATCATATTGTATGAATGCATTGATTGTAAAAAAAGGTTAACACATGTAAATAAAATTAAAAAAATTAAAAATTAAAAATTTACTGTTATACCTAAAATATTATTTTTAGGTGTACTACGATTGCTGTTTTATTTGACCGATTGTTACTGAAATATATGCATAATACAAATAGGGGTTTTTCGTAAATTTTATATTCGTAAAATTTATTTGTAAAATAGATAAGAAGCAAACATTATGCAAAGTATGCATATATTTCAAGATAATTTAGATAGTTGATTGCAGTATAGACGTTTATCTAATTTTAACCTTTTTTAAGAGAAATCAACGAAAACTGTATGTTATTTACTAGGTGCATAAAATCAATGATCTAGTGCAAAATATTAAAATCAACCATGCACAAATATGGATAAACGACCAATGTTTTAGATGTTCATTATGCGTCCAATCTCGTAGATGCAATCAAGGCTTGTATCCTATTTTTATATCAAAATTGGAAAAAATCAATAAGTCCGAAGATGCATAAATCAAGTATAAATTTAATTGTTTATTATACATAAATTCATCTGCATAAACTATAAAAAAGTAACATAAGACTATAAATTTAAACATGTGAATTTAATACACATGTTTAAATTTATCTGGATAGAGAATTGTCATATTATGTATAACATTTTTATGATAACATATCATCTCAATATACAGAGTATCAAAATACTTTTTCAGTCTTTTGCCTTTTAAAATAATAAGTTTATTGTATACTTTAGATGGATTACTTTTATGCAAATCGATAAAATTAAATAAATCATTTGTTGCTTTTTCCGAAGACATTAAATTAATCAATCCTTTTAATCAATTCTTTTTAATTGATTAAAAAGAATTGATTAATTTAATTTTTTAATGAATAATGAGCTGGTAAAACATTTAAATAGAATAAGTCAGCTCAAACTGACTTTTCATCGAATAAGTAAACTCCACTATGAATCAGAATCAATGAAGATATGGGCTCGATGGATTATAACACATCGAGGATTATTTACATCATCACAAAAATCTATTCTATTGCCAGATGATGAAGTTTATGATACACAACTTATACAAGAGTTAATTGATAAAGGATGTCCTCATAATCACGCGAAATATTTACATAAATGGCTATGGGAACAAACAATATCTATAAATAAAAATTATCAAATGACTGCAGAGGTAGAATATGGTGGTATAAGAGGTATAGAACCTGTTATGTTAACACCATGTTACAATAATAGATATTGTTTAAAATGTGGAAACATTAACACTTATATTAAAATAAGTGCATACGATAAATTAGCAATGAGTTTAAAAAATAATTCGTACCTATCTAATATAAATGATATAAATGATATAAATGGATATATTTGGTTGACTAATGTTCTTTATACTATGTTAGATGGTAAAGGATTGCAATGGGCTGTACCTCAACAACTAATGTTGTTTCTGAAACAACAATTAAATTGCACAACTGAATTATTCGCTTCACCAATTAATCATTATTATGATAAATATTATAGCTTATTTGAAATGGATCGTATTTATGGCTCAAAAGGGAATTTTTTTACTGCTAAAGATAATGATTTTAAAGAAGGGTGTTTTCAAATAAATCCACCATTCATTGACTCATTGTTTACCAAAACATCACTAAAAATACTTAACCTATTAAAAATTGCTAATAATAATAGGAAAAAGTTAACATTTGTATATATTATGCCTATATGGAAAGATTTTCCAACATATACAATGGTTACCGATAGCCATTTCTGTGTTAAAAGTATTACATTGAGTGCAGACAAGCATAGTTATTATGAATATAGTACACATAAATATATTCGTGCAAGATTTAATACAGCAGTTATTTTCTTAAGTACAGATGATAAAATATGCAATAAAATATATGATGATACTATCAGACGACTATTTAATTATAAATAAAAAACCTAATTAATAATGGACACAGAATTTAGAAAATTTCAATCATGAATTATTATGTTTATATCTTTGTCATCAAAAGAGACCATATACAAAGTTAAAACACTATGCGATGTTCTGAGAGATGCCATATCTATTCTTCTTAAAGAAAGTTACAAAAGGAATGAAAAATAGTGTATCTAATAAATACCGTGATGATTATGAAACTGCTAGGGGGAGCCCATAAATCGTCATTCATACTATTTAAAATAATCAATAGTGTAGCCAAAGTTTCGTTAAACTAATGTATTGGACTCTTTACAGTTACCGAGGAAAATGATCAGACAAATTTAATATAATGCCACTCATTGGAGATAAACTTAATTATTTTATTGAATTAGTCAATAAAGACCTAAATACAGCAGAAGAAGTTGTTAGATGGGCTTTAGATGAACTCTGTTTATACGGCGACGGTCCAAATAATAATTTAACAGGTCTTGAACAAGACATTATATTTATACTGAAACTAGACATGATGGATATAATGTCTCATTCAGATCAGCTTAATGAATGTCTCAAAAACCGAGCGGATGAATACACAGACAGTGTACTAGATTATTATACTAGCTGTATAATACTGTGTTATCCCGGCCTATATTCAGATAGTATTTACTGTTTTGAACATTTTAATGATGGTAGTGGTGAGGGTCTATTATTTTTGGTTAAATCAGGTGTGTATTATATGGATTCAAAAGAAGGTATCCCATATCTTGAACTAAATAACAGTGATTTTACTATTAATGCTAATAGGATAATATTAAATATTTTTGACACTGTCCCTGGAATTAAATTGAATGACTATGTCACAATCCTTCCAGGCAGAGAACTAATAATATGGGATTTTAAACAGACCTCAGAGCTAATAGCAGTGGGCGAATTGGGGGCAGTGGAACAGGAATGTGATTGGAAAAATATGAGAGTTAATGACCTTGTATCATATCTAAGTATAGGTCCTGTAACATTTTCATACCCAAATTTTAAGGCTCGTATATACAAACACGTTGATGAAATAAGAGTTACTATATTGACAGATGATATTAGATTAAATATAAATACAGAAGTGTAAATACAGAAATAGTATCTATGTACTATTTCTGTCCGTTTCTATTACAACATACCAAGCTTTATGATACATCCTTTAATTTATCATCCTTTAATTTATCATCCTTTAATTTATCATCCTTTAATTTAATAAGGTCGATCAAAAATTCAATTTTGGTAATTTTATAAATATATAAATAAAGTGGTAATGAAAGTATATAGAGTACAAACAACTTCAATAGGCACTTGAAGTAGCATTGAAGTATATACTGAACAAACATATTTTTTTACTGATTGGATAAAAGCTGTTAAATTTGCACACAAACAAGGAAAAAAATTATCAAATAAAAATCTTGAGTACAATAAAGATGGAGAATATTGCGAACCCAGTATTAATTATCCAGAAATGTGGGGCGATTATAAAGTTAGTGTTGATTCAGTAATTATTGATTCAAATAATGAACTGTCGCAAGATGGATATATATCATCAATGTATATTAAACTAAAACATATAAATTGTATTTATCAAAGCTTTAAACAAATTAAAATTTTTAATTTGCTAAGAAATCATTTATTTTATCATTAAAATTATCAAGCCTGAAAATTACAATCCTGTAGTTTATCATCCTGTAATTTACCATCATGTAATTTAATTACTTGGGACACAGATGGGGAGTCAATAAGTAAATTGATAGTAGTATTTAAATGTTTCCGGTTCTTTATAATCCTAATCCATGATTCAGGAATATCTGTAAAACCATAGTAAGTACCTGCTAACTGTCCATATAAACATGATACAGTTTTAGGATTATTTATATAATTTATGCATTGTAATAATCCTTCTACATAATTATTTGTATGTTTAAATATATATAAAGCAGCATTAATTTCATCATAAATATCTTTGCATTCTCCCAAAGTATGCAAATTATCTTTACTATGAATATTGAATACGGAAATACATTTTTCAGATAAATTTAAGTTTATGTAACTAATTGGATTAAGTATAGAATGTTTGCCAACGTCATGTATAGTTAAATCTATAATTGCTGTCCATAATTGACAGACGGGCCCCTGTTTTTGCCATACGGACTGTTCTTGCAAAACATAATAGGAGCATTGTTCAAAATCTGTACAATGATAACATGTAACATCTGCACAGTATAAACAAGGATGATATGTTCCACAGAAATTAATATCATTATGTAGTTCTTTGATTGCTTTTATTCTGTCATTAACATTACAATTTATATGTTCAATATGACATAACAATAATGCTGTTGGTTCAGTCCAGTCACCTACAATTAAATCCAATTCTGTAGCGTCATATGGATTACTTATTGTATTTAATGTTCCAGTTTGATTATTAATATCAGATATATTACTCATTATGTCTGCCATAACTTGACCCATTACATAACCATAAATTCTATCTTTAATCATTAAGCTTATTGTAATTAACTTTCTAGCAATGAAAAAAAATGAATTGATGTTAAATTATAATGGACGTTATAACTAAAACAGATAGTATATATGTACAAAATAAAAATATAATAACATATGAAGATTTTGAAGATATGCCAATGTTTACTTCAGAATTAGATAATATGGAATCATTGCTTCATGGTATTATGAATTATGGTTTTCAGCGACCAAGTCTTATACAGGAACGAGGAATAGTGCCATTATATAAGGGAAAAAACCTAATTGCTCAGTCACAGTCAGGTACAGGAAAAACGGGTACATTTGTAGTTGGTAGTCTGTCACGACTTGAACCAAATTTAAAACATGTTCAAATTGTTGTTATTGCACCTACACATGAGCTAGCAACACAAACACATCATGTTTATAGTGAAATAGCTAAATATATATTCCCTGATGAAGAAGGTAAACCAAAAGGTAGTGGAGTAAAACAAGCTATTACATTGTGTGTAGGCAAACAAGTATCATCAGAGGATAATATTCGTTCTATAAAAAATGGTACTCGAATTATTATTGGGACACCTGGCCGTATTCATCATATGATATCACATCAAATAAGGGTTGGACGATCTTCTAAATCTGTATCATTGATTGATCCTAAGTATTGTAAAATGTTGATATTGGATGAAGCTGATCTGTTATTGACATCACGTGACGCAGACATTATATATGAAATATCTAGTATATTGGATAACCCAAATTCTCGTTCGGATTATTTACAATTAGGTATTTTCAGTGCTACATTTAATAGTGATGATACATTGGATGAGGCTCGCAAGTTATGTATACCAAAATATGATGCGATAAAACAAGAAGGCGGGGATTGGACTAAGGAAAAAGGAGCACCAGAGCAAATCTTATTGCAACCTGACAAGCTAACATTGGAAGGTATTGTTCAATATTATTTCGATTTGGAATGTGCGAATGATTCATTTAATGAAAAAGCAGAATTTATTAAATCGTTAAATCAAGAACAGATGATACCAACATGTATTATTTATGTAAATAGTTCAGATACTGCAGAACATCTGAAAGAAACACTTATTTCAGGTGGAATGGCATGTGAATGCATATATGGTGGATTACCGTCTGTAAAAAGGCTTCAAATAACAGATGCATTTAGAAAGAGTGTAATCCGTATTCTCATATCAACTGATTTACTTGCTCGTGGATTTGATGTTAGACAGGTATCATTGGTTATTAATTTTGATTTACCATATGTATATGATGCTAAAAATGCACAAATTAATCAACAAAGAGTTGCTGATTATTTACACCGTATTGGTCGGTCAGGAAGATGGGGGCGTAAAGGAGTTGCTATAAACTTGATTGCAACAGCAAGCGACCATACTCGAAAAGAAATAATCGAAGAGAGATATGGAGTAAAAATGATGGAGTTACCAGAAGATGTTACTAATATATATTAAACTATTAAACTATTAAACTATTAAACTATTAAACTATTAAACTATTAAACTATTAAACTATTAAACTATTAAACTATTTCAGTATTAAGAGTAACCATATCACTATGAATTGTACAGAATTTAAGGTATCTTAATTCTTCGTCATAAATATTACATTGTATTGTATCCTTTGTTGTATTTCGTAATATTGTTAATTCTTCTATAACTGCTTCAACTATATCACCATTAATTGGTTTTGTTTCCGTATTTGCTCCCATGAGAGTTTTAAGTACCAATCCTACTCTTACTTCAGGTTTATCATAGGGATGATGATCTTTATGTTCATAAATAAATTTAATTAAGTGTTCAGCATTATCTAATATAAGAGTTTGAGTTGCTTCTTTGATTGAATCGCCTTCGAATGTTTGACAATATGAGTTAGACATATATTTATATGTCTTAAATCTTCATACATTTTAAACGCGTGATGTTATTTTTTAAATATGTTTATAAGGTATATGAGTTTTGAAAAAGCTAACTACTTAATATTGAAAGACACTGAGCTGCGTAAAAAAGCAGGAGTTAACGTATTAGATAAAGGATTAAAAGATGTAACTGATTTTCAAAACAAAATTAAACAACAGGGTGGCGCGGCTAGAGGCGCACCCTTTCATATACAAAATTACGGTGCATCGAACTCTTCAAATATGCATGTTTCTCAAGCTAATAATGAACTTAATTCTTATAAATTAAATGGAGAACAGGTACCACAGAAATCATATACAGAGGTTCCATTTAAAGGCCCTGCACAATTAAACACGTCGGATAAAATACATCCATGTGGACCTGCTCCATGGGTTCAGAGTACATTATTTAATCAATTACAAGGGTCTCAAGTTCCACAAGGGTCTCAAGTTCCACAAGGGTCTCAAGTTCCACAAGGGTCTCAAGTTCCACAAGGGTCTCAAGTTCCACAAGGGTCTCAAGTTCCACAATGGGCTCAAATGCCACAAGGGTCTCAAGTTCCACAATGGGCTCAAATGCCACAAGTTCCTCAAATGCCACAAGTTCCTCAAGTTCCACAAGGGTCTCAAGTTCCACAAGGGTCTCAAGTTCCACAATGGGCTCAAATGCCACAAGTTCCTCAAATGCCACAAGTTCCTCAAATGCCACAAGTTCCTCAAATGCCACAAGTTCCTCAAATGCCACAAGTTCCTCAAATGCCACAAGTTCCTCAACTGCCACAAGGGTCTCAGTCTGGAGGTGGTTATCCATACCATTATTTTGCTAATAATAATAAATGGTAATCCTAATATTAATAATGAGCAGACATAGTTATGCCCAACAATAAACATTGTCAATATTTTGCGTGATAAAAAAATCTCTAATTGTTTTATCATCCTTGTAGCGCATACTGAAATGAAAAAGCATAAAAATTATATTGGGGTTCTGAATTATTATAGGTTTGATATGGTCCCAATGGATATGATTAGTTTTTACAGCATTCATTTGTTCGCCATCGTATAGGAAAGTACATTCTATAAATATAACTGGATACTGTAGTATCTCAGGATGATCTGTAAATATATTTATACTAGTATCACAAATAAATGCAAATAATGGTTTATTTATTGGTTCTGTAATTTGTATTTTATCATCCTTAAGTTTCTTTATTTCATGTCCTTTCAAATCTCTGTATTCAAGTTTTAGTTTTTGTTTTATTTCAGAGAAACAAAAACTAATGGTGTCAATGTTAACTCCGTGCTCACATTTTACAGGATGGACTAATATTGATTTTTTATTCATATTACACATAAAATCATTATTCACCGTTATACCTTTAAAAACATAAGGCTTTTTATGTGTTATAATATCAAGATACTCTTTTGCGGATTCTACAGCATAAACAATAGGAGGAATAGACTGGGAGGACTCTGGAATTAGAGTTAAAGCCAGTTCTGCAATATGATCATCATGCACATGTGTGATCATAATATGGCGAGGATGATTAAAGTTTTGAGGTCCAGCATCAAGTAATAGGTCAAGGTCTTTAATATAAAATCCAGTACGGTGAGCAGCTTTTGAATATCCACATATATTATATCCTAATTTTGGAATATTCCATGATTTAGACCAGAATCCAGTTCTTATTAATGAGCTATCAATACCTATGTCAATTGGATTATACATACATAATACAGTTGACGGTGTTCAATTTTTTTATTGATTAAATTATATATAATTATATGTTATGTTATTGTGGCAGTCCTATAAATAAAGTTCCAGGAAATTTAATTGATATACGAAAAAAAATAGAATGGTTAGCAATGGATATGAATACCATTACATCTTTAAGTAACTGTTGTGATACATGTATAATGAGTATGTCATCTGATATGGACGGAGAAATAGAGGCTAAATTATATCGTCAAGATACTTTTTCTGTTTATAAAAGCAAATTTACCCAATTATTACCCAATGATGCTAATTATATATTAGTTAGCTCATTATTTAATTTATCTGTATCTAACGAAATCTTGCGTATAGAATATCATAATAACCCAAAATTATTAAATTTATACAATGACTTTAAATGTAAACATAAAGATATAGATTCAAACGAAGAGAAATTATTATTTTATGGTTCAAAGAATATTAATTATACACATATTTTAAATGATGGCTTTGATATATCTCGTTCAAAAAATGGTTTACAAGGTACAGGCATATAATTTATTTCCTTCACTAGTCTCTAATGCCATAATCTCTGGTTATGCAGAGATTATGGCATTAGAGACTGGTGAAGGAAATAAATTATATACAGTAGGTAATATGCTATGTTGTTATGTAAGTTCAACTTTAGATACAGGCCAATTAAAAAACAATTACTGTATACACAATGCTGAACAATGTTATCCAGCATTTATAATATATTATAAGGCTTATTAATTTACTATTATTTACTATTAATTTACTATTAATTTACTATTAATTTACTATTAATTTACTATTAATTTACATATAATATAATATAATTTTCAGTGAAAAAGATTATAATATATAAGTTAATACCTATGGAATCGTTTTTTAATTCGACTGACGAAGATAAAATATTAACGACTAATTCAACATGGAATTATCCTACGTTTAATAAAGAAAATGTACAACGATACGATTCGGTATCTGTGACAATTACAACATCATATCCAATTGATTCTGGAATATATTTACGATGGAGTACGGATGGCACTATATGGATTTTAGGAGAAACATATTCAACTGACTCTACTCATCTAAACGCTGTTAACAATTTATATGAAAGAACAATAGTACGCGATCATCGTGCAAAGTTTTTCCATATTTATGTGGAAAATACCAATGGATCAGATAATACGGTTTGTGTACAAACTATATATAAATATAATCAACAAGAGATAGATATTGGTGCTACATTCAATAATGGTAGGATGTTAGTAGATACAAGTCTTAATGATATTGGTAATATTGTAGATACATCATATAAAAATACAGACATTGGTGCAATGGCTCTAGCAGTTAGAAGCGATGTACTAGATGCAATTGTCACGGACACAGGTGATTATACTCCACTTCAAGTAAATGCAAGTGGTGCTCTTTATGTGACGGGTACACAGTATGAAGAGGATACGGAACATCTGTCAGGAGCTACAGGAACTATGTCTTTGGCAGTTAGAAGCGATGTACTAGATGCAATTGTCACGGACACAGGTGATTATACTCCACTTCAAGTGAATGCAAGTGGTGCTCTTTATGTGACGGGTACACAGTATGAAGAGGATACGGAACATCTGTCAGGAGCTACAGGAACTATGTCTTTGGCAGTTAGAAGCGATGTACTAGATGCAATTGTCACGGACACAGGTGATTATACTCCACTTCAAGTGAATGCAAGTGGTGCTCTTTATGTGACGGGTACACAGTATCAAGAGGATACGGAACATCTGCCAGGAGCTACAGGAACTATGTCTTTGGCAATTAGAACTGATGTGCTAGACGCGACCCCCGCTGTGAATGGTGCTTATCGTCCTCTTCAGGTGGATGCATGTGGTTCTCTTTATGTGACTGGAGGAGGTGGTACACAGTATGCAGAGGATACTATTCATCTGTCAGGAGCTAAAGGAACTATGTCTTTAGCAATTAGAAGTGATATACTAGATGCCATTGTCACGGACACAGGTGATTATACTCCACTTCAAGTGGATGCAAGTGGTTCTCTTTATGTGACTGGAGGAGGTGGTACACAGTATACAGAGGATACTATTCATCTGTCAGGAGCTACAGGAACTATGTCTTTAGCAGTTAGAAGCGATATACTAGATGCAATTGTCACGGACACAGGTGATTATACTCCACTTCAAGTGGATGCAAGTGGTGCTCTTTATGTGACGGGTACACAGTATGAAGAGGATACTGAACATCTGCCAGGAGCTACAGGAACTATGTCTTTGGCAGTTAGAACTGATGTGCTAGACGCGACCCCCGCTGTGAATGGTGCTTATCGTCCTCTTCAGGTGGATGCATGTGGTTCTCTTTATGTGACTAGTTCCTTGCCAATAGGAGCAGCTACTTCAATAAAACAAGATATTGGAAATGCTGACCTTGCGACACTAGCTGCCACGGTTAGTGCAGGAGCAGTTGCCATTACATCAGCTATACCACTAGAGGTTAAGAGTATTGTAGCTGTAGGTGAATGGCTCTCTTCCGCACCACTTGCGGCCGCTACGTATTCAACTGAGTTAAATGTCTCGGCTTATAAATCAGTCCGTCTTATTGGTAAATGGGCGACAGAAATAACCCAAATGCAAATATTTGGCAGTCAAACAACAGAAGGGACTTATTATTCTCTTGGTGCAGAAAATGTTTTGCTTGGACAAACCGTAACAATATCTGGAACGACGGAATATCATACTAGTGCTGTTATTGAGAATACACCACCTTTCCTTAAGTTATACAATAGTGAGGTATCTTCAGTAACCCTAGAAGTAGATTATTGTGCATATGCAAACTAAACTAATGAATTATTATATTAAGTACAGTATAATAATGCCTAAAATTTTTGTTGATACTGTAGGGTTCCTCCTTGGTAGTTTAACAAATCCATAATGTAACTGGAGGTGGAAGTGGGTAGCGGTCCCACTCCGACTCAGTATGCAGAGGATACTTTTCATCTGACAGGATCTACGATAACTATGTCTTTAGCACTTATAAATGATGTGCTAGACGCAATTGCCACTACAGATGTGGATTATACTCCACTTCAGGTTAATGACGATGGTGTTTTATACAAAACAAACACAGAATTTATTTCAACAGACAATATAACAACTTCTAATGTAGGCGGACAAACAACGATAAATGAGGGAGGTAATTTCTTAACTTAATGATACTAGTTTAACTGTCACTGATGGTACTGTTTTTTAATAATACAATTATTAAAATAGTAGCGAATATCTTATTATTACGAATATAGCTACAAACATACTACTGTTACAACCGGACAATTTAATACGACTGCTGCAACCCATAGCGATGATGCTAAGTATTGCAAAAATATCCACATTGAATTATGAATACGGAATATCTATTATCTGGACAGAAGATCAATAATAAAGATATTAATTATTAAATTAATCTAACATATAGTATTAGATTAATATAGTACTTTGTACTTTTACTGTAAGTAATAAACACCTATTTAATGTCATTTTTTACCATGCTTTCAACCATCTGAATAAATGATATTTCTGGTTTCCATTTTAATTCAACCATGCCTTTTTGTGGGTCCGAAAGTAATGTATTAACTTCACATGGTCTATAGTATATTGGATTGATTTTGATAACTATTTGCCCAGTATCTTTAAATCTTCCAATTTCATCTACTCCTTTTCCAGTCCATTCGATTTCTTTATTAATAACTTTAAAAGCACATTCGACAAAATCTCTAACAGAATGTTGTTTTCCGCTACCGATTACGTAATCAACAGGAGTATCTTTTTGCAGCATTAAAAACATTGCTTTAATATAATCTTTTGCATGTCCCCAATCTCGTAATGCATCTATATTACCTAATTCAATATATTGAATTTCATTTTTCATAATTTTACCAATCCCCAATGTTATTTTTCTAGTAACAAAATTAAATCCTCTCCGTTCACTTTCATGGTTAAATAAAATACCAGAACAAGCAAACATATTATAAGCTTCTCTATAATTTTTAATCATATAAAATCCATATTGTTTTGCAATTGCATATGGAGAAACCGGATTAAAAGGAGTCATTTCATTTTGAGGTGTTTGTAAAACTTCTCCAAATAATTCACTAGTCGCAGCGTTATAAAGTCTTGATTGTTCTAACATATCTGTCATTTTAATAGCTTCTAATAAATGCAAAGTACCAACGGCATCACAATGAGCAGTGTAAATAGGTATTTCAAATGATATACCAACATGACTTTGAGCGGCTAGATGATAAATTTCGAGTCTATTACTACCAATTACTTTTTTAATTTTATGTAAAACATTACATAAACTAGTTAAATCTGTTAAATCTCCATACATTAACTTCAATTTATTCCTATAATGTTCAATATTAGATGTATTAAATGTAGAACTCCTTCTAATAATACCATAAACAGTATAATTTTTTTTCAATAAAAATTCACCTAAATATGAACCATCTTGTCCGGTTACACCTGTAATTAATGCATATTTTTTCGACATTAAATAATATAGTTTAATTTATTTAATATATATTATTTAAACTATAGTTTAAATAATATAAATTATTTAAACTATAGTTCTGTATATTTTAATGTTAAAATATTTTAACATTAAAATATTTTAATGTTAAAAATGTTAAAAATGTTAAAAATGTTAAAAATGTTAAAAATGTTAAAAATGTTAAAAATGTTAAAAATGTTAAAAATGTTAAATTATTAATAATTATTCATTACGCTTTTATGATAAAAGCGTAATAAATAGTTATAAAAATATTGTCGGTAACGTATATTCAAATGATTATACACAAAAATTATTTAAAATCAAAAATAACTAACCCTTCTATATTAAACTAACATATTATTTCATAATTAATATTTATTCTTATGTACTATCATTACTATCTACAGTATCATCACTATCTACAGTATCATCGCTATCTACAGTATCATCGCTATCTACAGTATCATCGCTATCTACAGTATCATCGCTATCATCGCTATCGTCACTGTCGTTACCTCCATCTTCAAAATTTTCTGAAATCATACCTTCTCTAATACCATTAACAAAACCTTCTGCTATTTGTTGTTCATTTATTAAATTCATAGTAACAGTAAATGCTACTGATACAAGTAGAGCAATAAGAATATTGCCATTACCCATAAAGACAACTAGTGATAAAATTAATAAACGGAAAATACTGTTAGTAAATAATACCATTATAAATTCAGGGAGTTGAGGGCGTGCCAAACCTGAATATAATACTAAAAATAATGTTAATGCTGTATTAACATATTTATTACTTAACATTAATGTTGCTGACTTTTCGATTTTATCTAAATTACTTATAATATCCATATATTATAAGTATTTATTTATTTTTCACAATGTAACAAAGTAAGTAAGATCGAGATATCTTAAGATATAATATCTACGTTAATTTAGTTTATCATTTTATCATTTTTGTCCTTTTTAATTTGATAAATGACTTCTAATCCATAATATGGCGACGGTGGAAATTTAACCTCGTTGCTTATATTTCCAATACATATCAATGACATGGCTTTGGGTGTAAGTCTACTTTTTTTTGTTTTATAATATATACGACTGTTTCTAATTCTTTCGTTGTTACGTATAAGGGGATTTGATTTACCATTGTATGTAAATCGTAATTCGGATGGACATTGAATTTTGATCCATGAATCATTCATAATTTTATTTATTTTGACTTCTGCTCTTTCACCTCTACTATATATGTTAATATCACCAACAAGAATATAATTATGTATTTTTTTAACAACATTATATATTATATCACATTGTTGTTCGCGTATATGGTCGTTATCTGGATTATCATCAAGTCGTGTTGCTAGTATATGAAATTTAAAATTGGATTCAATATGTTGAATTTCGGCACCTAATATTCTGCCTCCTTGTGGATAATCATAATAATATGGCTGTGATCCTTCAGGTATTTCTATTGTTTTTTTATTACATAACAGTACTATCCCTGACGGATTACCTTCTGCTGTAAAAACTTGTAAAGAGATAAAATGTTTGTCTAGGTTTTTTTCAAGTATATTATATGCCTCTGTAGATACATCTACTAGACACGCTACATCTGGTTCGCGTTTTTTTAATGCTCTTATAACAGCGAATAAACGTTCCTGAAAATAACTTACATTATTCCATATATTGTGTGTTGATATTTTTAGAAGTGGTTTTTCATTTTGTTTGTTATCAGATACTATCAGGTTACCAGTTCTAGTACCAATTTCACGGCGCTGTATAGTATGTCTGTTATAGGAATGTGATGCATTATCAGTATTTGTGGCATCAAGAATGTGTTCAGATTCTGTCTCCATATTAATAATTTGCTAATATTATTTCTAGGTACTTAACGTACTTCTAAGGATTTAAATATGTTAAATATATAATACATGCCCAATCTCTGTGAGGTCATAATTACCAGGGGGAAAAATAAGGGCAATCAATGCAGGCAAGTAAATCGTGTATGTCGTCATGAAAAAACTACATGTTCAAAGTGTGACTTACAGTTTTCCTATAAACATTCATATATACAACATAGTTGTCAAATAAATTGTCGTATGGAAAAGGTACCACGTACGAAAGTTAAAGTTCTAAGTAAGAAAGATAATGAGTTTGAATGTTTAAAACAACGGCTTATACGATTAGAAAATCAGAATAAGAAACTAGAGAGTAGGGTAACTGTTGCAGAGCAACGACCTAGCATTAATAATTTTGTAGTTATAGGAAATGATTTTTATAGCGAACTTGTTGATAAAGTAGGAAAAGAAAACGCTGTTCTGTATTTAACTACTTCTGCAGTAGGACGTCCTATTGAAATTATTGATAAATTATATCTTGAAGGAAAAGATCCAATGGAGTATCCTATTGCATGTAGAGATACGGACCATTTCCGTTATCTTAATTCAGAATCTAAAATAGTTGATGATTATGGAGGAACGTGTATAGGTAATCTGATGTCAGAGAGGTTACAGACAGCTATATTGATGGCTATAAACGAAGCTATCAATGTTGTCGATGAAAATAATACAAGCGATAGTGAGATTGATTCAATAGTAGAAGCACAACGATACGTTACAACAGGTGTTAATAAAGCTAATTTAATACATGATTTATCTACAATAACACGTAATGAATGTCATCCATTTTTCAAAGAATAATAAGATATTTGTTATATGCCATGTAAATTATGTGGAGCTGATAGTACTAACAAAGCAACATGCCCGTTAAATCCTGATGCAAAAAAACCAAATTATGAAAAACATAATGTAGCTAAACCAACAGGTGCTAAACCAAATTATGAAAAACATAATGTAGCTAAACCAACAGGATCTAAACCAAAGACAGGTAATATAGCTCCTTTGGATTTAACATACCCAAAATCTAAACCAGTTAAACCAGTTAAACCAGTTAAACCAGTTAAACCAGTTAAACCAGTTAAACCAGTTAAACCAAAATCTAAACCAAAATCTAAACCAGTTAAACCAGTATCTAAACCAATTAAACCAAAATCTAAATCGAAAGCACATTTACAAGATGAATTGAGTTTAGATGATATAATGATGCAGGCACAAAAAGAAGCAATTGAAATGTTTCCAAAGGATAAAGCAGCACAAGCAGAATACTTGGATGCGGTACTAGGAGCACAAATGCCTAGTGCTCCTGTTCAATTTGTTACAAGGAATCCAGATGTAAAAACTAATTGTTCTAAATGTTATAGTTATATTAAAAATCGAGACCGTGCAACATCAGGGAAACTGAAATATTATACTGATATGTCAGACTTCTGTTTAAAGTGTCGCAATTCTATAGCAAACCAATATAAGGATATACCATCTAGAAAACTATATAAAAAATATCATAGAGGTCTACTTGATGTAGACAGTATAATACAATATGGACCAAAGGAAGAGTATTATAATGAAACAATGTATGATGCGTCTATGTATTGGTATAATGTTGCAGGTAGAAAAATGTTAGAAAGTGCACCAAAAGCACCTAAGAAAAAACCCACCAGATAATTTAAACTACAAAATAAAAATGAACGCTCTATTTTTAGTATAATGAACACAGTTAAGCTTAAAAGCCTTAATGATACTTTTTACAAATGGGCAAAAAATCAAATTGATAAAATACCAGAAATACCACTTCTTGACATAGACAATGTAGTAATGGATCTATTGGTAGATAAACGAGATGTAGCACATGATGGGTACTGTTCTGATCCAGGAGAAGATTTTGGGGAAACCGTAAGAAATATTAAAAGAACTATATGTCTCTTTGGTGAGACATATAGTGTTCTTCGTCATTATAATGCAATAAATAATGATAAAATGTTATTTATTACAAAAACTATAGTGGATTGCCCAGAAGGTTGTGATTGTGGTAGCGGATATTGTGGATATACGGGAACAAGTAGGGTCACCTGGTGTAAAATTAAAGAGCCGTAATTTGATTATTTATTATCATTTTGATTATTTATTAATAATTTTATTATTTATTATAATGTTATAGTCTTTGTTGAAAAGTGCACCAAAACAACTTATTCTACTATATTAAAGAAATTGATAAGTGTAAATATGAAAATATTTATATTATATGTGAAGACCGTAAAAATCCAGTTGTAAATGAATTACTGAAATTATATAAAAATGCCGTTTATGAGAAAAATACTTTGGAAAACGATATTAGAATAATATTAGGAACTACGAATATTATATTTAGCGTTGGAAGTTTTATTCCATCTTTAATGTTGTTGTCTAATAATATTAAATATATTTATGGATTCCCGTCTGCAGATCAGGCATTACAGGATATATATAAAACGTTACTACCTTTGAAAAAGACAAACATGGTATGTTTTGATGAATTAGGAGAATATTATAAAGTTATGAAACCTTGGAAAAATACAATAGTACAAAGGAATTATATTTTAATTTATAATCGTAATTAACTCGGAGTTTTAAATGTTCAAATGTGTAATATTATGTGTAATATTATGTGTAATATTATTATATGTAATATTATATATAATATGACAATGATTCATATTATTATATAATAATATGAATCATTGTCATATTTCAATTATGTGTAATGAATTGCCATTTTTAAAGTATAAATTGCCATTTCTATATAATCATTTCAAACAATTAATATTTGTAGATTACGATATTTTTGACAAATGTAATTTAAATGATGGTACAATAGAATATATTGAAAACTTTAATGACATAGACACAATAAAATAACATTAATTAAAGATTTTAACCCTTCATATGTAATAAAATACTGTGGAGTAAGTATAATAGAAAAACAAAAAATGTTTGCAGCCGCATCTAAATACGTATATGATAATATTGATATAGTTTGGGCTACTGATTTAGACGAGTTTTTTGAAAAAGATTTAATAAACGAAGTGGAAAATATTTATCTAAATGACACACAACTAGTAAGCATCGATTTGCCACATAAGATATTTGCTTATAATCAATATAATATTTATAATAAAAATGATTTTTATATCAAACCTCGCATAACTAAACATAAAAAAGGGTTTTTATACGGACATTGTAACTTTGAAACCTATGGAAAAACCATTAAATACACAAAACGATACTTATATCATTTTGCATTTGTAGGATTTAAAAGATGTGATTTCAAGTTTAATAAAATATACAAAAGTTTATGGTGGAAACCATGGCTGGAAGCTTATTTAAAAGCAATATATAAAAAAGAAAAACATATAATTCTTTACCACCCTGCTGATACTAATATGTATACTATTCCATATAATGGCGGTTATCCTGACTACATTGATGTAGATACTATGTGTAAAAGTTTGGAAAAATAATTAAAATGATTTAATCCAATAATCGGTGTTTCTATTTGATGACCTAAATTTATATTCTTCACATCCATCCATTAATATTTTTATAGGCATATAAGAACCATCACTCGCAGGATTTTCTATTCGGTTTGAATCGTCTAATATTAATATTCCTCCTTTTTTTAATTTATTTAATGAAGCATACGCACAATTAACTCGGTGTATTCCATCAACTATTATGATATCAAAATATTCATCTGGTATATTTGTGTTAAATAATTCTTCAATTGTATTACAATTGTAAAAAGTTTCATCTTTACTTGGCTGTGATATATAATCTACTTTTGATAATATATATTTTACTTTATTATTCAATTTTATTATACCATTTATCACTGTGTTCAACTGAATAAAGATTATCTGTATATTTGGAAAAGAAAACATTACTATTTCCTGACCCAAACTCTAATATTTTTGTATTAACATTTATTTTTTCTTCTAACATAGTTACAACATCTGGATGTATCCAAGGCTTTACGTTATTTTCGTTCATTTATATATAATAATTATTAATAATTATATATAATTATATTATTATATATAAATGAACGAAAATATATTATCTCTACCTGTTTAATTTGGTGAAGCAATTGATAAACTAACCATTTTGGATATAAAATGTGATAAGATAACTGACCATCGCAAAATAGAGGTCCAAAAAGAATATGATATTTTATATGAAAATTTAAAAGATTTCATTGTAAAATTTGATGAACTATATTGTTCTATGAAAAAAATAAACTTACTTATTTGGAATCAAATGGATGTATTACGAGATGGCACTACAAGTGATGAAGATTATATGAAATTATGTAGAGAATGTATTGAGAGTAATGATATTAGGTTTCGTATTAAACATAAAATAAACTTGATATCAAACTCCACATTAAAAGAACAAAAAAGTTACAAAATAAATACATTAGTCATTCATTTAAATTGTAATGAAGAATATTTCCATTTATTTTTAGAACCAATTAAATACTTTTCTTACATTTATGATGAAATAATAATCATATCTGAAAAAAAAATAGATAAAATAAGAAATATATTTGATTATGATAATACAATAAAATATAATATAGAATTAAATGAATTAATAATTAAACAAGAATGTAACTTTCAGAACAATTGCTATACAATAAATGAAATATATAAAATAATGAATATTACGGAACAAAACTTACAAATGTTCTAATTTTCGTAGTGGATTTCCAACATAAACTCCTGGTTCCACAATATCTTTAATAACATTACTATTCATGCCTATAATTACGTTATCGCATATAGATATGTATTCTTTTATAGCACTATTTGTTCCAATTAAAATATTGTTACCAATTTTGCAATTCCCTGAAATATTTACTCCTGGACTACAAGTAACAAAATTGCCTAAAGTAGTATCATGTCCAATTGTAGAATTTAAATTTATATGATTACATAATCCAAGTGTAATATTAGTTGTCAATATACTACCAGTACATATTATAGACCCATTACCTATAATAACACTATTTCTATCTAATATATTATGATAGTCATGAATATAATATATATAGTTTAAATCCTGAAATTGATTATATATTTTATTTCTTAAAAATGGATCACCCTGTGCCAACAAAATATCATATTTTTGTTTATTAATATGTTCTATATTTATTATATCTTTATCAGATTTGTCTATGATATCTGATAAAAGGTGTACTTCAATCTTTTTTTTTTTAATATGTGATATTTAATTTCTCTAGCAAATCCACCTCTACCAAATATTCCAATAATCTTATTCATTATATTATGTTAATTATATTATTTTATAATATTTTTAACTTTCTCATAAATATACATTCCACCTCCAGCCGATGGTAATGCTCTTAAATAAACTAAACTTATACCTTTATATAACATAGTAATATTAAAGGTTCTAAGTATTTGACCATAACTTTTGTTTTTAAATATAAATTTATTGGTTTTTATAGTATCTAACGGATATGTCACCGACCACATTGTTAATGAAGCTAATGTTCCATTACAAAAACTACTATCAAAATATTTTGAATAGAAATTATAAGAGTATAAAAATAAAAAGCTACTTAGAGTATTTCTCAATATTTCAATGTTAAATCCATTATATATGTTTTTATTTAAATTATGTAAAATAGTTTTTTTAAAGTTTAGGTTTGTATTATAAATATAGTTTGAGTTAATAGAATTGATAGGTATCATATATATATTCGAAATTATGCTTGGTATTATAGATGCCAAAAAAGGAGATTTATACTCATTTTTTAAATTTTCATACATGGCAAAAGTAATAGCCCTATCAATTGGAACTGCAATGAGTGGAATGAATAATCCTCTAAGTGAACCTTTATAATGTTTTTGTATGGCATCAATTGTATTTTTTTCTTGATTGCTTTGTAATTTTATCCTAATATAATCAAATGGATAACTGATACAAACCCGTGTTATACCTTGTAAATACCCCGGTATAAATAATTTTATATGCTCTTTATATTTATTTTCCATAATACTATATAATAATTCCACTTTAATACTATATACAATAATTCCACATTAATACTATATAAATTTGTATATAACATCAACAACCAGTTTCTGTTCTTCATATGTAATATTCGGTGATGATGGAATCATGATAATCTCTTTATTCAAAACATAACTAGTTTCGTCATCATTTTCCACCATTTTTAGATGTTCATGAGCATTTATTGGATAAAAAAATGGTCTGATATCAATATTATTACTTTTGAAAAATTCACTAGTTTCTTCAATTGTTTTAGTATTATCTAGAATTCGCAAAGCATATATCCATGGAGAGTGTTTTGTATTTTCTTCTTTTTTTATTAATTTTATTTTTCCTAATTTTACCAATCCTTCTAATAAATTATCATAAGTTTGAAATATTTTGTATTTATTTTCTAAAATATTTTCAACGTCATTTAATTGGTCATATAAAAATCCAGCTTCAATATTAGTCATTCTATAATTATAAGCATAAACATTATGTAAATATTTGGTTTCGGACATACCTTGGCTATACACTGATTTCATATAGTTATAAACTGATTTGTCTTGTGTAAAAAAAGCACCTCCTTCTCCAGTTGTAATTATTTTATTTCCATAAAATGAACATGATGAACATAATGAAGATTCGCTCATTCCAGAAAACATATCTTCATATTTTCCAAACATACCTTCACAATTATCTTCTACAAAAATTAAATCTGGTCTTATTCGTTTCAATCGCGGAACATTTATAACATTTCCTAAATTATGAACTATTAAGACAGCTGCGTTTTCATTTAATGTTTTTATATACTCTTCGTCAGTAGCAATATTCCATGTATTAATATCCATTTTCATCAATTCTATTTGCTTAATGTTATATTCCATTAGTACAGCATTCCAAGCAGCAATATAACAATTATTTGGAACATAAATTTTATTTATATTAGGATATTTAAATTTTAATGCTAAAAATAAACAATGTGTTGCACACGTTCCGTTTGACATCAAAATAGAGTGTTTTGAATTTATAAAGCTTTTCAGTTTTTCATTTGCTAATTCTACTAGTTTCCCATGATTGGAAATCCATCCTTCTTTAATAGCATTTATCGCGGATTCTTTATATTTATCGATGGATGGTTCATAAATATTTATCATATATTTAAATGTATATATTATATTCTATAATAATAAACAAATGTGTTGCATACGTTCTCGTTGGACACCAAAATAGAGTGTTTTAATTCTACAAGTTTCCCAAAATTGGAAATCCATCCTTCTTTATATTTATCCTTGGTTCATAAATAGTTATCATATTCTATAATAATCTAGAATAAAACAGTTGTATTTTTGTAAATTACATCCTTTCCCATCCCACCCTTTTACTATTAATATTATTAGAAGTAATATCATCGGATTTAATATGAATTATATCTAATTATTATGTAATCTATTTGATCTTCAATACTTTTTAATCTAGTTTTTTCTTTGGAGGAGATACAACTACACGTGAAGCATTTGAGATAGGGACCCCTATAATTACTTTGCCCCATAAATATTTAGGTAGTAGATGGACACCGGCATATTATAATCATATAGGAATAACTGAACTAATTGCTAAGAATATTGATAAATTTCCATTTTATTTACGTCGTGGTGGGATATATGGTCACAATATTGTAATTTTAGATATTTATAACAATTGTAAACCATACTCAGATTATGATTTATCAGAAAATATTAAAGAAAATAATAATAAAAGATTATGTCGAGCGTATGGTTTAAAATATATTATAAACCATATAAATAATATAAACAAAAAAAACGTTAAATTAAATTGAATTGAATTCTAATTTAATTTAATGTCTGTATATAGTATAATTTCTTCACATTTTGCAGATACGCGCTCTGCAACAAAGGTATGGAGCTCTGTTAATGAATTTACCAAAGGATTATCCCCAGGTGGTTTAATTCTTGATGCAGGATGTGGCAGTGGGAAAAATATGAATCTACGTCATGATTGCGAGTATATTGGAATTGATAATTGTCAAGAGTTTATTGATATATGTAAACAAAAAGGATATAATGCTAAATATGGTAATATTACATCTATTCCGTTTCACGATTCATATTTTACTGATACTATGTGTATTGCAGTAATTCATCATATACGTACAAGAGAATTACGTGTTAATGCTATAAAGGAATTAGTAAGGGTAACTAAACCTGGAGGAACAATAGTTATTCAAGTATGGGCCAAATCGGCTGCATTAAATCCAAAGAGGGAAAGTAGATTTGAATTGATAAATGAACAATCTGATTATAATGTAAAGTGGTTAAATAAGACTGATCGTAAAGAATACATTAGGTTTTATCATATGTATGAATCATTAAATGAACTAAAAGATGAAGTAATTAGTGCGTCATCTATTAAATCCAAAATACACGGGTATGAAGTTTTGGATAATTATGTAATTTCATTTATTGGTAATGATTGAAATATTTTTATAAGGCTAGGATATAATTTTATTTGTTGTGTAAATATAATTTTAGATCTAAAATTATCAGAGAGTAATGTATTGAAACTTATAAGGGTGTCATATGAAATGACACCCTTTGCTACTAATATAACAGCATATTCGATTAAATAGTCAAATATATAATATTTACCTATTTTATTAACGGCTTCATTATATTTTTGAATTAATTGGCAATGTAATTTAGTTTGAGCATGATTCGCTTCAAGTGATTTTATAAAATCTTTACTGATATCTTTATCAGATAAAATGGACTCAGTCGACATTTTAGAAACAGTGTCGATTAAATCCGATTCTTTTAACTCGTTGGTATCTAATTTAATATTCACTATTTCTTTAATATGAGAATTAAACATACATTGAAATGTATTACTTAAGTTTAGCATTGAATTATTATAATAATTCAATTTTAACACATAAATGTTTTATCTTCTTTAAAGGTTATTGAAGAAAATAGACAATGAAATTCTATTATTGCATCCATTTTGGAATAGAATGAGGATATGAAATATCTGTAGTTTTTTTTGGTATTAAATCTGCATTGTAAATCATAATATATTTTGTATTCAACTGTTGTTTTTTATTTTTTACTATCTCTCTTGCTGTATGTATATCATATGTAACGCCGAATATTTCAACATTACCTGGAATGGATACATCAACATATTTTGTAAATATGTTATTTGTATCCAATGGACCTGTGCTCCCTTGTGGGGATTGGATATTATATCCAATTATAACGTAACAAACTTGCATATATTATATAGTATATAATATACTTCAATTTATTAAATGTGGTTCAACTAATACTTAATATAAATATTTGAATAATTCATGAGACATATGTAATGAAGCCAATATCTAATAATTTTGAGTGATATTGTATAAATTAGTTAATTATATTGTACATAATTTTTATGTACATATCCATAAATAGGTCAGGTAAAAGAATTTAAACATTCGTTGAATTATAGAATTCAATATAATTATATTATTAATGAGTCTAATTCAACAATATTCTAATGACCAACAAATGAATGGAGGAAATGCATTACCTTTTCAACAAATCGATACAAGAGACCAGGGTTCTGATTCAGATTTATTATTACAACAACGCATTAATGAACGCCAGAGTTTGGGTGGAGGATTTGGTAATAGAGGTCCACTACAGCCTCAACAGCCTCAACAGCCTCAGCAGCCTCAGCAGCCTCAACAACGTCAACAACGTCAACAACCTCCTCAATATCGACAACCATATAATCACCAACAAGGACAATATCAATCACCAGGCCAATATCAATCACCAGGCCAATATCAACACTCGGGACAATATCAACCACCAGGCCAATATCAACAACCGGGACAATATCAACAATCGGGACAATATCAACAACAATCAGGACAATTACCTATTCCAACAGTGCCATTGGGAAGGGGTATGGCTAATGCACATCCAGCGTTAGTTGCTAAAATTCAAGAAATGAATCCAATGGCACAACTACAGTTTTCGCGTCAAAATCCTGTGGTGTATGCTCAAATTTACAATGAGATACAAAAACAAAATAATCAGCTATATGATCGGCGTCCTGAATTAGACGGAAAAGACGATAGATTGGAAGACGATAAAAGAAGACGTAAATCTGACACGGAAAGTGAGGGATTAAGTGAATCAGAAGATAATAAATCTTCGTCAGATGAGACAAATCATCATACATCTGATGAAGATGGTGAATTAAATAAACCACATACTAAATCAAAAAAAGTAAGGAAATCTCGTAAATATATGGGTAAAGATATTGATATTACTAATGATAATAGTAGGTCTAAGTATAAAGGTAGTAATGTAGTCTTTTTACCAATTGATTTTCGTAGTAATTTGTGTGAGATGGACGGAAATACAAAATATATTGTTAGTTTTCCTAGCAAACATAATGTATATGGTATTGAATTAGAGTCATGTATAATGGGATGTGCATCGGCTCTTGAAAGCGAACCATACATCTATATGGTAATTGATGAAATTGAGGGGAATTATTGTATAACTGGAGAGCGTGATTTATCTGTATTTGGTAAATTAGTGCAGGATAAACAGGTTAATAATTTTATTTATTATAAGACACATAATTGTTCTAAGGAATTTAAGATTCCTAAACGATTGACACAATTAACCATATCATTTCTTAAATATGATCAACAACCGATAGCAATGGGTAAAATAAGTATTAAAGAGTTGAGACAGTCACGTAATCACATTAAAGCTATAAGTAAAACTCCACATCATCTTCACGTTAATGATAAAATAAATGTGTGTCATCGTAATGACGATTTTATTACAGTTGATAATGTAGAAGTAATTGGTGTACCTAATATTGATACGGCCATAATGGATAAACCTTTATGTTCATTGGATTCAGCAAATAAACAACAATGTCTAAGCTTTGAAAAAGTAGGATTAAAGTGCACACTAACATTTAAATTAATAACAAATTGAATGTAATATTATATGTATTACATGTCATTAAATACAGAGCAACAAAAATGTTTTGACGCTTTTATTCAAGGTCATTCTATAGTAGTAACTGGTCCAGCTGGTTGTGGAAAAAGTTATTTAGTAAAAAAAATAAAGGAGCATTGTCATGATAATATGATTAATGTATCTATTACTGCATTAACAGGGGCTGCAGCAAGTTTAATAGGTGGGGTTACATTACATGGTTGGGCTGGAATTGGTCTAGGTAAAGGTAGTTCTAAAGAGATATACTCAAGTATGCAGAGATATAGAAAACCAAATATAAAAAAATGGTATGAAACAAGTGTATTAGTAATAGATGAAATATCAATGATGGATGCAGCATTGTTTAATAAATTACATTTATTAGGGCAAATAATACGTAAAGACAATGATAGTTTATTTGGTGGAATACAATTGATACTATGTGGGGATTTTGCCCAACTTAAGCCAATAGTAGACCGTAATACAAGATTAAAGTTTGCATTTGAGTCAGCAACATGGCAAAAATATTTAAATAATAATACATATTATTTAGATACGATAGTACGCCAAACAGATCCAATTTTCCAGAAATTACTAGGACGTATACGTTTAGGCGGATACACACAAGCTGATCGTACATTACTTAATACACGATTAATTTCTGATGAATCAGAAGCGGAAGTTACTGTAATAATGGATGATAAGACTGAAAATATAATCAAAGCTACTAGATTATATCCAAAAAAAAGGGATGTTGATCGTGATAACACATCAGAATTAAATAAACTCATAGATCTAGGAAATAGTCCAAAAACATATATTTCATACGATACAGCTATTGCCAAAAAGTCCAGGCAACATGTTAACATGTTGCCAAAACATACAAAAATTTTAGATGCTTGTACCAATGCCCCATCTACAGTTATATTATGTATTGGAGCGCAAGTGATGTTAATTAAAAATAAGGATATGGAAAAGCAATTAGTAAATGGGTCGCGTGGGGTTGTTATTGATATAGATGGTAGTGGGTTACCTATTGTATTGTTTGATAACGGAGAACAGGTAACTATACAGGAGGAGATATTTGAGACAGAATCAGGCGATAATATTTTTACACGAAAACAACTTCCTCTTATTCTAGCATGGGCATTGACTATACATAAATGTCAAGGCGCTACATTATCTAACGTAATCACTGATTTAGCTGAAGTATTTGACGAAGCACAGGTATATGTAACCTTAAGTAGAGCTAAAAGTATAGAAGGATTATTTATAGTTAATCTTAATTATAGTAAGATTAAGTGTAATCAAACAGTTAAGAAGTATTATACTGAACTACAATCTAAACGAAGTAATATAGTATAAGTAAATGGAAATATGTTATTTGTGTCAAACTTTATCATTTTTATATCCAACTGGATGTGGTAATGATGAACATGAGGCCTGTATGTTATGTATTAAAGGGACTACTTTGTCCAGGTCTCCACAAAGTAATAATTTAAGGTCAGTCTTAAAGACTGAAGTGGAATGTCCGTATTGTATGACTAAAAGTTCAAAATATTATATGGTTAAACTAGAACAAACACCTAAAAAAATAAAAGAACATGACATAAAAATTGCTATTAATAGACTAATTGCAATATTTGATCAATTATGGTTGTATCAGGGAAGAAATAACGGATGGTGGTTATTTAATGAGGAAGTACATGAACAATTAGAAAAATTTAGTAAGGATATTAACAATAAGTTTGAATGGGTTATATGTGGACAAACGATGGAATATGATTTTAAACATATGATACAAAGGAATGTTAAGAATGGGTCAGTTAGATGTATTAAACAAATAGGCATAAATGATATTGATAATCATGTTATTAAAGGTATAGCAGGATCTCAATAAAGAAACTGATAGATAATTAAACATAATAATGACTAAAATTATGACATTAGAACAAATATCCCAAAATGATATTCGTTTAATTAATAATAATGATACTGGAGGTATCAGTATTTATCAGATGCTAGGAGAACCTATTAAAGCTATAGAAGCTATAGACATTATTAAACCTATAGACACTATTAAACCTATAGACATTATTAAACCTATTAAACTTATTAAACGTAAGAGACGTAAATTATATATAAAAACACCAATTCTTCAATGTAATATAGGTATATGCGAAGGTAATAATATAAACTTAAATTTTACTGCATCATTTCATAAACAAATATATGATTTAGAAGAATATATTCAAAATGAACTTCAGAAACATACAAAATTTTTAAATATGGATGAACAAGACACAATTGGAAAAGAATCTATATATCGTAGTATGATTAAAAACGATGATGGGGAAGAATATATTAAACTCTATATCAATAAAAATAGTAAGGTATTTGATCGTGATAATCAAAGAATCGACACTGATAAATACGATGAATATTTATCAGGTAAATTTTGTTGTGCGTTAGTGTTAGAATTATCAGAGATTAATGTTTTTGCAGATAAAGCGCAATTTAAACCCAATGTTTTTCAATTAAAAGTATATTCATTTAGTTTATTGCCGTCTGGATGTAAAATATACGATAATATTGAATTATTCAATAAAGAAATGAAGAGAATAAAATTAGAACAAAATAACGATTGTGTCGAAATGACAGCTTATGATGACGCAGTAATTGAGTACGATCCAAATGTAAATGAATTATTAGATTAATAAAGTAATCCTATAAAATACGGTTAAATACGGTTTAAATTTATTCTTGTTAATATTTTAATTACAAAGTATTATACTTTGTAATTAAAATATATACTTAGTTCTGACGTGGTTTGACATTTACACTTACTTTATTATCATTTGTGATATTATCAAACTCTGGAATATCATCATCGTCTTTATCATTATTAGATCTGGTTGGATGTTGAACTGACCATCCTGTCCAACCTGATTTATTACCACTACCATATGATTGATTAAGAGCTCGTTCAATATAGGTTTTAAAACAACGGCGTTTTGGTACATCATCGCTATATTCGCTTTTAAACCAGGTTTCGAAATAGCTATAAGCTTCTTCTAATTTGATGTTTCCATTAGCATCTTTAATGAAGAAATCATCAATGAACATAGCGTAAGAATCACTGTCCTTTCTGTACTCTTTTGTTGCATCAGATATTTCTTTTGGTGCAAGAAGGCCTTCTGATTTATATATTTTATACCAATGTGTTAATAATACAAAAAACCATGGAGACCAGTAAGGGAAATTATGTGGTAAATCTGTGTTACGACTAAATTCATAAGGACCATTAGGTTTTCCTTCAACAAATTTAGCAATAAATTCGAGAACAACCATACGACGCCAAGTACCATCATCATCACTTCCTGTCATTTTGGGTTTATTATTACATAATAGAGCTAAACTGAATTGTGGTTTAAATTGTTCGCCACCAGAATATAATCCACGTAAGAACATTTTATCATTACCAGACAATTCTTTCATAAGACCAGTATTTATTTTAGATCCTTCATCTGGTTCCTGCATGCTTCCAAAACGTGCTTTCTTTCCCATCATTAATTCAGGTGTTGCTTGTCCTGTCTGTGATCGTTTGCTTGTTATAAAGGTGATAGGAAGTTTGAAACAATACTGTCCATATGCCATCTCTAACAATTCTATAACTTTAGATTTACCATTACCACCTGTACCTGTTAATACATGAAATTTTTCATCTGTATTGTATCCTTGTAAACATGATGCCAAAAATTTCCAAAAATATCTCCGTGATGCATCTTTAGGCATAATTTGTTTCATAAAATCCATTATTTCTTGGGCTTCTCTTATTGAAGAGGTTTCCTCTTCAACACTAATATCACACTTTTCGTATTCTGGAAAATCATTTAGTGTAGACATGCTAACACGGTCCTCTGGTCGTCCGTCACGGAATGCGCATTCTTTTAAATCATATACACCATTTTCTAATCCAACAAGGAAGGGATTTTCATCCAAGGTGTCTTCGAATTTAGGGTCATAGAATAAAATAACACATTCTTTCATAACCTTTTCTTTAAAAGTAATATCGCGTAATTTATAGCTAACATCAGCTAAAGATTTACTGCGATGAAGATAATGATCCTTGTTTTCATCAACGCTTTCCATTGCCATTGTATTGTATCTATTTACTAAGAATAAATATTCATGCAAGACATCCTTACCAAGCTTTTTCTTTAATGACATTCCATCCTCTGTTATTTTCCATGAATGATTGACAAATTCAGCCCATTTTCGTCCTTTTGCATCTAAACAAATATATTGATGTTGAAACATTTTATGGATAACTTGTGCAACGTCTTGAGTTACTCCACTAACACTACACATCATTAAATTTTCTAAGAATCCGCTTCTTGCTTCATTATAGTTTTTAGGATCATCTAATCTTGCCCATCTATGAAGAGAACCAATATTAAGTCCTGAAATGGACTCTGAGAACCCATACCATCTTTTTTCATCTATAGGTTGCCAGCTATCTGATCTTTTACTGAATTTAATCCATACATCTATTAAACTTGGACTTATATTATGTAAACATATACCAACATCGATCCATGAATCGTAATCATCTGTTCTCCATCCTGCTAATAAGTCTACCAATTTTGTGGCTTCTTCTATTTGTGCTTTTTGTTCATCTGCGCTTACTCTCATAAGAGTCTGTTTTTTAATTGTATTTGAACGATAACCAGTACGGACTTCCTTTTTTATTTTTTTAGTTGATATGGCGTCTACTATATCACTAACTTCTTCTCTAACTTCAAATGTATATTCTTTAGGTACACGATGAACTGATAGGAGGTTAATTAAAGTTTCTACATTATCAACACCTTTGGAAAGAATAGCTAATTCCTCAAAATCACTGAAGCTACACGATTTATTTTCTTTTTCATTCTCATTCTCTATCTCCTTTGTTTTTTTTAACCGTAATACTTTATATAAAGTATATGGTTTGTTGCCAGGTTTTCTAGACCCATACATTAACCAATTGTTGCGACTAATAACTGCTAGGTCTACAACATCATCATTGCTGTTTTTAATATCTAGAATACCAATATTAGGATTTTTTAAAAAAAGATCTATTTTTTTAAGAACTTCTGAACGTATTGCATGTTGTATATCAACATGACAACAAATATTAGGATATAATATATGTATACCATCTTTCATATTTCCTTTAGCAGGATATGGATTATTCCGTTGAAACACATATGCATCAATTGGATGATCTTCAGGCATATCAATATATGATGATATGGCTGTTGCATAGAGTTTTAATAATTCCTTAATATGATTATCATTGTGTTGTCTATTGCTATAATTCATAGCATATTTTAAGTCAATATCAATCTTGATACATGATTCCTGTAGAGGTTTTTCAGTAAGGAAAACCTGTTTTTTATTACAGAGGGCTATAGCAATTAATTTATGTAGTTCCATTCTATTATCCATTGGAATGTTATATGATGCTCTAGGATTTAGAGAAGTATGAGTAAATATAGCTTTTCCCTCCTCATCTTTCGTACCAGTAGATTCATATTGTCTTAAGAACTTAGACAACTCAATAGACATTATATATGAGTATATATAATATTCATTTTTATGTATTATACATTATTACAACCAGTGATAGCTATAATAATACTGAGTATTATTTCAAGTTAATCTACCGTTGCATTTAATTTTAAAAAATATTCAAAGTAATTTTAATGATACCTATAGGTATCATTAAATTACATTGATTGCATTGAATGTAATTTCTTTAAAAACACGGCGCACTGACAGAAGGTTTAATAAATCTTCTATATCCTTATGTCCTTCTGAAGGAGTATCTATTTCAATAAAATCATTATTTACATGTAAACGCAATACTTTATATAGTAAATATGGAGTGTAACCTGGTTTCATTGAACCATATGTTAACCAGCAATTACGATCGATGCTATATTGATCTATAACATCATTATCCTTGTTTTTAGTGTTTAGTATACCTATGGTAGGATTTCTTAGGAACATATCTATATGGTTGAGTACTTTTGTACGTATTGTCTGTTGAATATTTACATGGCAGCATATATTTGGATATAATATATGTATTCCATCTTTCATACTACCCTTATTAGGATACGGTTTGTTTCGTTGTAATACATATGCATCAATAGGATAATCTTTAGGTAAATCAAGACACGATGAAATAGCTGTTGCATAGAGCTTTAATAATTCCTTAATATGGTTATCATTGTGTTGTCTATTGCTATAATTCATACTATATCTTAAGTCAATCTCAACCTTGATACATGAAACATAAAAAGGTTTTTCCATAAGAAACATCTTTTTCTTATCACATATTGAAGTGGCAATTAAGTTATGTAATTCTTTTCTCTTGTCATCAGGTATATTATATGCGCATTGTTTTATTATAGAGGAATGTGTAAATATAGATTTACCATTTGCATCTTTAGTACCAGTAGATTCATGTTGTTTTAAGAACTGCAATAATTCTGTTGACATTATAGTAATCCGTAAACAATCATTTTTTATTTGTAAAATACTCTAGCCAATAGTTATATATTTTATAATCATTGGGTGTCCCCCAGCATAAATAATTTGTAACATTGAATATTTTTATATTATATCCCATATTTACTAACGGTTCTATCATGTTATCAATATAAAATTCGTTATTTGTTCTGCAATTCATTTTATATATAGTATTTAAACCTTCTTTGAAATAAGAAGCCTTCTTAAAGTGTATAGTACCAATAATAGCATACTTATTTTCCAATTGTTTCGCCAAATGAAACAGGTAGAGATAATATATAATACGTATAATACGTATAATATAATTATATTATAATTATATTATAATTATAATATAATGGAAAGTTCTGTAATAAATACAAATAAGGATAACGTTGATTATGTTAAATATGAAAATTTATATTTTATAAATAATGAATATGTATTTTTAACAACACAAAAAAGATATTGTTTTAAAAAAAATATATACTATGGGTGGGGCTTTAGACAATACATATAAGGATAGATTTACATTATTACCAATTATTAAAGAATTTTCAAATATAAGTGAATTAAATGATTATATAAATAATTATGATTTTAATAATATTGATGAGGTAACATGCTGTTTGACACATTACTGGGATCATAATATAGCACACGCTTTATTTGATTCACTATATCCAATTTATTTGGCATTATTACAGTTTTATTCTCAAGAAACAAAATATAATATTTTTATAGATATTATTAAAGTAATTGGATGGGTTTTTCCTGGACATGCGTCAAGAGAATATTCAATAGATATATTTAGAAAATTTTCAAAGGGAGATATAATTATAAAGAAAAAAAATGTGAATTATAAATTTAGTATACTGATAGGTGGTAGTGAAAAAGCAGGGATTTCTGGTGTAAATGTAAATGGTATAATGCCAGGTAAAGAAATTAGTGCGTTGGACAAAATGCGTGATAGAATGTTTGAAGTTTACAATATATTGCAAAAAAAAGAAAATAAAATAAATTTCACTATTATTAAAAGTTCTAGATATATTAAATCAGAGATGAAAAGCATAAATAGATTGAATAATTATATAAATTGTTTTAGTGATAGAAGTTGTAAAATTATTTCTTGGTATGATGTTAAAACATTTAAAGAACAGTTAGAAATAATGTCTTCTACAGATATACATATATCTGGTGCGGGTTCAAGTATGTTAAATTTCCCTTTTTTAAGGGAAGGGAAAACACATATTAATTTAGGTGTGAATGAAATTAATCCATTACATAGATTTGGAAAAGATGCATGTATTATGCCTGGATTATTAGAAGTAAATATCTGCCTTTTACCAAATACAATTTTTGTAGATTTCTATAATATATATAAACATGGATCAATAAAATACGATCAGATGACTGAAATAGTAGAGAAAAATATAAAAATATTAAATACAGAAAAACACACTATTGTTCCAAGATATGTAATAGCGTGGAAAAAATTATGTATAGATGAACCGACAAAAATGAAAAATTTAATTGAAAGAATGACTTACCCAAAATCAAATTACCCGGATTTAATAAATATAAGATTCATGGATGTGGTTGTTGCTGAATTTCCACCTTATGGGAATAATAATTCATTTAAACATTTATTATAATAATTTATACAGATGTATATACCAATATTCAAACGAAATGTATATACATTTCGTTTGAATATTGGTATATTCATCCTGTTTGGACCAAAAACTTAGGTAGAACTATTAATTTTTAAAATTTGATCAAACTTTATAATTAAATTTTTATTTAAATTTTTTTCATATAATTCAATAATATGATCTTTTATTTTTTTGGAATTTATCATCTCATTTAAATTATATTTTTTTAAATCCATACTTTCTATATACACATGTTGAAAATTTGGTGTTTTAGATACAGAAAATGGTTTTTGAGCAGATATAAAAAAATCAATAGTGCTTGAAATACCTGTATTTTTTATATGAAATAATTTATTCATATTTTCCAAAAAATTATAAAGGCGTTTTTCTTGATATAGGTGCATATGATCCTATAATTATTTCAAATAGTTATTATTTTGAATTAAATAAATGGGATACATATTGTTTTGAGGCAAATCCAAATTTAATACCAAACTTAAAAATGCATAGAAAAAATGTATTTAATTGTGCTGTTTCAAATGAAGATAAAGAAGATATTGATTTTAATATAGTTTATCAAAATTTAAATAATGATAGTTAATTTGTCGATTGCTTCACCGAGAGATACAGGTAAAGATATTATAGTATCCATATACTTTTATATATAATAATTAGTTTAAATATATTATATTTATACTAATTAATGGTAGATAATATTTCAAGTATTTTAAATTCATATAATACAAAAGATAAAAATCAAGTCAGGTATCATTTTAAAAATTTATATTTTATAAATGGATCATTTTATTTTTATACTATCGAAGAAAATATAGAAATTGATAATATATTAGTAATTTTTAATAATTATTTAAATATACAGGTTATTAAAGTAAATAATAAAGAAGAAATAAATAGTATTTTAAATAATACCGAAATAACAACTATTACAGAACCTACTGGTTATGCATATCATTATTATGATTGGAATATAGCACATGGATTATGCGATACACTTTATCCCTTATTTTTAAATTATTTACACTTTTTTTCTAACCCTGATGAAAATTTCAATATGTTTTTAAAATTATTTGTTATTAAAGGGTGGACATTTCCTTCCAACGCATCTAGGAACTGGTTGTTAGAGGTTTTTAACGTATTCTGTGGTGGTAAATTATTATTGGACCATGGTAATGGTTCTTGTAAAAATTATAAATTTGAAAATATTTTTATAGGCAACGCTAGTGGAGGTTTACAAGGTGCAAATATGAATATAAACGCATCTATTTTGGGTAAAAATAATTTTACATTAGAAAAATTCAGAGACAGAATGTACAATAAATATAATATAAACTATAATGAATATAATAATGAAGATGTATTAATAATTGATAGTGATAGATTGTCTCGGGATGATAAATGTATTATGTCTAATTTAAAAGATTATTTTTTGAAAAAGAATAATAATTGTAGTATTGTACAATGGAGGGATATCCCTAATTTTAAGGAACAATTAAAAGTTATGAGTAAAGTTAAATTTCATATAAGTGGCTCTGGAACATCTTTATATAATTGTATGTTTCTTAGGGATGGTTCCATAAATTTATTATTAGGAACATCTCAAATATGGTCTATTTCAAAATACCCCGGTCTTATGGATATGGCTATTTGTGTATTATCTAATAGTATATATAATTATTATTATGATATAGTAAAATATAAAAATTTTAATTTGGAGAAGATATTAAAACTTGTAGAGGAAATACTTAATTATGATAACAGAATACATATTTTACCAGATGCTATTAAAATATGGAATGAATTATGTATACGGGATAAAGATAATATGAATAACTTAAAATTAAGATTATCTGGTTATCTTGAACCATCTTTATTCCAGGATAGAGCAATTGAACTCATTATATATGAATATAAAAAGTTTCCTATAAATTATAGTTTATTAAATGAAATTAGATATTATTATACTAATGAAAAAAATATTTTCCAAATATATCATAATAAAAAGTTAATACCAGAGATTATAACAAATAATATAAAAAAATTAAATCCACATTATAATTATCGGTTATTAGATTTTGAAGAAGGTAAAGATATTATTAGAAAGGAAATTTATGATGAAAAACTTAAAAATAAATTATTAGACGCGATTGATATGATGCCTAGATATTGTCATAAATCAGATGTTTTACGATATGCTTTATTATATATTTTTGGCGGTTGTTATCTTGATGTAGATTTGCATATGCTTGTAAGTTTTGAAAAATATTCTAATATTGATTTTATGATTGCTAAAGGGAAAAATGATACGGGTAATGGCCTTCTGGTTGCTAGAAAAAATAGTCCAATATTACTTGATTTAATACTACAAACAATTAATAATGACAAATTATATGATAGTAATCCAGATTATAGAGGTGAAAATATTATGTATTTATTTAACTATTTTATAAAATGTGAAAGTTGTAAATTATTAGAAATTAATAATGAAAAAGTCTATTTGTTAAAAGGTGAAAATAAAAATATTAACAAATATGGTGTAAATTGTTTTTTAGATAAAGATGAAGTTATTATGACCCCAAATAATCCACTTTATAAATTTGAAAGACAAACATCTTCTTTTATATAATAATTTTTCCCGATATTCATCTATAAAAATTAGTTTATTTACATAAATATTGATTTTATAAAGAATAATTAGTATTTTCCCATAGACAATCAGATAACATATCTTTTACCTGGAATTTATTTTCTATAACTATAAATCCTTTATTAGTTAAATAATTATTAATATCCAAAAATGTATCATTATTGTTTCTTGTCTGAGTAAAATCACACTCAGATATAATAAATTTAACATTAGATATCATATCACCTAAACTTTTCAAAACCTTCAATCCTACTCCTTCTACATCCATGCATATTAAATCTATATTTTTTATGTTGTTATCTTTACAATAGTTATCAAGTCTTATAGCATCGACCTGTGTTAAAGTCCAATCAACGTCTTCTGTATATGTGTTATACCAATATTCTCTTTCTGTTGAAGTGTTAGGCCACCCGTCGGCAATACATTTATCTATATAACTTTTATTAACTTTACCTAATATTGATGACGCACCTGGATTAGACTTACATATATAAAAATCGAGTTTCTTTTGCGTATCGTAAACTGCTTTATTCACAATTACAATATTATTTCCCACAGTATTTTCTTTTATTTGCTTAATACTTTCTATTTTAGGTTCAAATAAATGATAATTTGTTGGCTTAAAAAAATTATATATTTTGTTAGAATCTTTGCCATCATTTGCTCCAATTTCAAATATTGTTTCTACATCACTTTTTATATACTTAAAAAAATAGTTATAAGACATACGTATATATATATAATTTATATTATTTTGTTTATATATTTCTTAATAATAAATAATTATTCAATAACCAAATTTAGGTGTCATTCTTCGCACTTGAAAAGGTATATGATCCAAAGAACTCCAATCAACTTCTTTTTGGTTTTGGTTTGTATGAGCAATTTGTTTTTTATCTGAAGTATATAAATTTATTTCATCGGGAGTTATTGTAGAATGAATCTTATATTTTGCTAAACATAAATTAAACAAACCGTTGTCACAATCATTACCAACATAATGAGGAAGATCTTTATACTTAATTGATGGGTTTTTATCCAAAAAATTATAATTTTCACATAATCGTAACCAGTCTTTAATAAAATTGACTGTAGTATCATTTTTTTTTAGAATCATTAATCCAGCATAACAAGAAGTATTCCATTCATTATTGAATTCAGGGTAAAATGACATAATAGCATCATTTTTAACAAATTGTTGTGCTGCATAGTTGTCACTTGCGGAAAAGGTTAGCATATCATATTCTTTTAGTTTTTCAATATAAAAATCAAATCTTTTTTTTCCATTTTTATTAATATACATACCAGCATCACAATATATTAAGATTTCATTATCTTGTAATTTTTGTAAGGTATCGTAAATTATTTTAGGTTTCCATATCCAGTAACCATATCCTGCTTTGTAGGTGTTTATAAAATTTAGGTGTTTTTGTATAAATTCTTTTATATTTTCTTCATTTGTTTGAAAAATTTCTTGAAATATACCAAACTCCTTTGCTTGTTCCGCAATTCTATCTGTTGTCATATAATCACTATTCGCAAATGTCAATAAATTTATTTTCATATATACTAAGTAATTATAATTAGAAAATAATTATAATTATTTTCTAACATAATATTCTATTTTTTGGTATTAAGTTTATTTACAACACTTAACGGATGAACTATACATGAAAAACAAGAATTTATGTTAACTAGAATTTCCACCGTGACTAGATACACTAAAAACCGTTTCCCCACAATAATTATGTAATATTTCGTCTTTCACTTCTTCACTAACCAAAGAGAAGAAGAAAAAGTAAGACCATCAAAATTGATTTTACATTTTTTTACGCCGTAAAAATCGGCGTTTGAAATATAAAAATGTGTAAATGTTCAAATGTGTAAAACAATATTACCTATGATAATACTCTATTTTTTTGGTATTAAGTTTATTTAATACACTTAATGGATGAACTATGCAACTAAAACATGAGTCTATTACAAATATTTCGCAAGCATTTTTGATAATATCAATATAATTTTGTATTGGTATATTGACAAATTTATTTGCTATTTCAAAATATGTTTGATTTTCATTATATACGTTTTCGTTAGCGCAAATGATAATATATTTATTATCATTTATATACATTTGTATGTTTTCAGGCAATATTATTGTCTTCGAAGACGATTGTGTATGGCAAAATATAATGTTTAACTCTTTAATGTTTTCATATAGTGTTATACTTTCTTCCGTACTAATAATATCAAAATAATCATAGTATATACTTAAATCTAAATTCATATCTTTATAAAACTCATTTATATGTTCCCATTTAATACTATATTTATTATTTTTATTATAGTTTAATATAGAAGGATTATTTATTTTTCTTTTTAAATAATTTTTGTGTATTCCGCATATGAAAATATCAGTAGAATCTTTAGAATATACATTATCTATAATTTTTTTACAACTACTTAACTCGCTTTTATGATTAAATGGAATAATGGTTACATTTGGGTTATTAATTAATAATTTAACATTTGGTTCATAGTTATCTTTACATAAGAGATATATAGTTGTATAGTGTAGTAAAAGAAAATTTATTGATCCGATCATGGTTATATTGTCACCTAATCCATTATGAGACAGAATATACGCAGAATTATATTTTAGCATAATATATATATATATATAAATGATTAATATTTACAATCCAAATATTAATAACTAAAAAAACTCAGCATTAGATGCTATTCAAGAAGGTTGGATTTCGAATCATGGAAAATATGTTGAATTGGCTAACACTAAATTAAAAGAAATAGTGAAATCAAAATACGCTATTTTGATGACCAACGGAACTTGTGCTACTCACTGTTTGTTTTTGGCCTTGAGGTTTAAGTATCCAAATATAAAGAAAATATATGTTCCAAATAATTGTTATGTTGCCGCTTGGAATGCTGTTATAATGGAATATAATATAAATTGTCTGGAAGTTATGAAGATGGATAATTATACATGGAATATTTCCACAAATAAAAAGTATATAGAGTCTCTTGATAAAAACAGTGCTGTCCTAATTGTACATAATCTAGGAAATATAATAAATATCAAAAATTTGAAAAGAATTCGTCCAGACATAATTTATGTGGAAGATAATTGTGAAGGAATGTTCGGCAAATATGAAGACTCTTATAGCGGAATGTCTGATTCATCATTATGTTAATCTTGTTCTTTTTACGGTAATAAAATAATTACCACAGGAGAAGGAGGAGCTTTCTTTACACAAGATGAAGGGATTTATAATTACATAAAGTCTATATATAGTCAAGGTATGTCTGATATAAAATATTTGCATTGCTTGCATGCATATAACTATCGTATGACAAATGTACAAGCAGCATTATTATATGAACAATTAATAGACATAGAACATATATTGGAAAACAAATATAAAATATTTGACAATTATGATAAATTATTTGAAGATTTAATTAGCCCAGGAAAGGTGACAATATATAAAAAAGAAAAGGATACTGTGAATTCTCCTTGGATTTATGCGGTCAGAATACTTAATAATAAAACAATAGAAGAAACAAATCACTATTTTAAAGCAAATGATATTGATATCCGTCCGTTTTTTTATCCAATAAATGCACATAAACATCTAGAAACAATTGAAAACAAAGATGAAGTATCGTATATATTTAATAGGGAGATTATCATGATACCATCATCTCCAACGATTACGGCAAAAGAACAACAAAAAGTAGCAGATGTTATATATAAATTTATATTGTATATACAAGATATCGAAATTATAGATGTTAATCACTTAAATAGAACATCTATATATAATAATTTCCTGTCCAAGATAACAAATTGTCATTTTAGATATTTTCGTAACAGAACTATCGAGTGTTTGGATAATCATATCACCACCCTTGCACTCTATGATAAAAAAATTGTATATATTTTGGATATTCGCATATTGATTATGCTAATAAATATTGGTTAGGTATGTATATTGAGCCAAAGTATCAGTTTAAAGGCTACGGTGCATTATTGTTAATGTATTTACTGGGATATAAAGATAATTATAAAATAGATGAATTGTATTTGACAGTTGATATAAATAACCAAAATGCTATTAAATTATATAGTAAAAATAGATGAATTGTATTTGACAGTTGATATAAATAACCAAAATGCTATTAAATTATATAGTAAAAACAAATTCAAGGTTGTTGAAACTTTTGATACATATTATGAAATGGTAAAATTAAATTAATTGTATAATCTCATCTGTAATACTCATAATATCATATATTTTATCCTTTGTATAAACACTATCATTAAAAGTATAAGTATGGGTAACAGTGAAATCTGTTAACTCTATATTATATTTTATTGTATTATCGTAATCGAATCTGTCTGATATATTACATAGATTATTTGATGATAATATAATTATTTCATCATAAATAAAAGAAAAATATTTGATGGGTTTAACAAATAAAAAAAAACAGTTCTCGTTACAATTTAATTCAATTAATAATCTATTAATTTTATAACTTTTTTGTTCTTTTAACGATGAATTAGATATCAAATTTATCTTATTTTTTACTCTAAATCTTATATCATTGCTCTTAATACAGTCTCTGCATAATTTTGTGTAATCTGTATCATTTAAAGATCCATCTCTTAATATTTCCATTTGATTCCATATAATCATGTTTATTTTTCTCATAGAATCATATAAATCTTGGTATTTATGGATACAAGGATTTAATGTCGTATGAAGTATTTCATACTCTTTTAGGACATCTAATTTTCTGCTATCTGTAATTTTATTTGATTTGATGTCTAAAATCGTCAGCTTATCAATGGCTTCACCAATAGAAACTGGTAATTTTATCTCCATATAATATTATGTAGTATTTTTTATTATCTTCCAATCTTTAAAACTTTCATGGTAATCAATGTAATCCAAGTTAGTGTGTATAATTTTTTCTTTAACGTTTTTTAAATTTAAATATGCGCATAGACAAGAGAAAGAACTATTTATTATTATAATTTTTTCTGCATTTTCCAGTATAGTACAATAATCCAACAAATTATCATGTATTAAATCTGTACTCCATAAAGTGTGGAATTTATGTGATATTTTATCTAGATAAAAATTTATATTTGGATGAAAAATAGGTATTTCATTATTTATTATGTTATCATTTAACCGTTTGTCTCTCCCTGTGTGTTTATACGTTATATGTCCATGATCTTGAACAAAAATATATCTATCTCCATAGAGTTTTTTAATTTGTTCATAAAAAACCAATTCTTTCTTATAGTTTCTATTAAGATCTGTATATTTATATCTTATCTGATAGGGCAAGTAAACTTGGATATAAAATTTTTTCCAAAATTCACCATGTTTATTTAATTGGTCCCATTCATCAATGATTTTACCATAATCACTAAAGGAATTTTCAGATTTAAAAATTCAATATATATAAATTCGTTCTCTTTGAAAAAATGTACAGAAATAGAATCTGTATTAAACTGCCATATATTGTCGTATAATAACGAGAATAAAGTTTTGAAAACAAAGGAGAATAATTATTTAAACAATTGGGATGCAGAAAAATACAGGAAAAATATATAGAAAAGATAATGACAGTAAAAATACACTTTATTACATATGGAAATAATATATACAATAATTCAAAGAATAGATTGCGCATAGAAACTAATAGTAGTGGCTGGTTTGATACAATATCTGTATATGGTCCTGAAGACTTAAGCTGTTCATTTGCAACAGAATTCAAAGATATCTTAGAAAATCCAAGAGGAACAGGTTATTGGATATGGAAATTTGATATTATTAAAAAACAATTATCTGAAATTGATGATAATGATATATTGATTTATATGGACGCTGGATGTTCTGTTAATATTAATGGTAAAACGAGATTTAATGAATATATTGACCTGTTAAATAATTCAGACGAAACTATTATATCATTTCAAATGCATCATATTGAAAAACAATATACAACTAAAGAACTATTGCAATATTTTGAACTGTCTGTAAATGATGCTGACAGTAATACAGGTCAATATGTGGGAGGTATTTTAATAATGAAAAATACCGACAAGATGAGGAAAATGATAGATGAATGCATTGATGTTTTGCGTAGTGACCACTTGCTTGTAACGGATTATTATAGTAAATTGAGGCAATGCAGTGATTTTAAAGAGAATCGACATGATCAAAGTATATTAAGTATTATACGGAAAAAATATGGTTCGATTATATTAATAGATGAAACATGGTTCAAATCATTTGGTAGTAAAGAATCATTAAAATGCCCATTCTGGGCAACTAGAAAAAAATAATGTTATTAAATTTCAACCTTGATAAGTTCCGTCATATCATGTATCATTTTCCGTTCAAGTATAGTATATTCTAAATCATTTAATCCAGAGCTCATGACTTCCTGTAATTTTTGGTCATCATTCAATAAATTAAAATTCTTATAATGTTTAATTGTATTATATTCCATATTTTTTAGTTCTCTGTCATTTACGTCATAAAAATGAGTGAAGTACTGTTTAGATTTATTCCTCTCATTTATAATAAGATTTTTGATTTTTTTAACCTTATAAAATTCTGTGCGATTTTGCAGAGCTTTATCTTCTGTACCCCAGCCCCATATATCATTCGGAAAACCATTTATCATTTGAACAACGCTATCTGTAATTTTTGCAATTCCGCCTAAAGTATCGCATGGAGGATTATAAATACCTAATACTTCTCTATTACTTACTTCTTTGATGTAATATTTTTTGATGCATTCTATCGTTGGATTTATATCAACATCATTCATAATGAAATATTTAGTTTTGTTTTTGTATTCTTTAAATACAACGTTGAATAATTTTCCACGATTGAATAATTTTCCTTCAGTTTGTTCTATAACCACTACTTTGCTATTCGGTAAGTGGTTTAGAAGCAGAGGAACGGTATTTTTTATGTAGTACTTCAAATGAATATCTCTATTACGGAATGGTATGACAATAATGTTTTCATGCATCTATATTTATAATAATTTATATTTTTTATAATATAATGATTACAATAGCTTATATTAATTACTGGAATGATCCATATAATGATACTTATTTAACAAAGTTTATCAAATATAATATAGGTCCCGTCAAAAACGTAAAATCAACTGAATTTCCTGATATTCTTATAGCATCTTGTATGGGAAATATAAAAAATATAAAAAATATAAAAGCTAAATGTAAATTGTTTTATTATGGTGAGAATTTATACAGATTTCCTCCCTATGATAATGATAAACTATTATATGATACGTTTGATTTAATAGTTGGCTTTAAAACTACCGATTTATCAAAAAAACAAATAAGATTTCCATTATGGTTAATGTATTATCCTTATTACAAATACAATGAGCATGATAATATTTTAACTTATATTCAAAAGAAATATGACGAAAATATTAAAAACAAGGATATTTATGCTAGTATTATTGCAAGACATGATCGTGGTGGACAACGGACAATAATATATGATGAATTATCTAAGTATGGTAATATTAAATCTCCTGGAACATTTAAAAAAAACACATATTCAATCGGTATTACACATCAGGATAAAATAAACTGTATAGCCAGGGGAATATATAATATATGTCCTGAAAATTCTGTATATGAAGGATATTTTACTGAAAAAATATTTCAAGCACTGGAAGGTGGAACAATCCCTTTATATTGGGCAATAGATTTACCTGAACAAGCAATTATAAATAAAAATAAATATTGTTTTTGTGATATAAGTAATAAGAAAGAACTAGAAAATTCAATACATAATGTGGTTACTAATCCAGACCAATATATAAAGGGAGAATTATTCACACAAAATGCCGGAAATGAAATAAAACATATGTATTCTGTATTATGTGATAATATATTGTTGTGCATTAGGAAAAGTAATTAATTATGAATATATATTAAATCATATCAAATCATATTGATACTATTAATATCAATATGATAATAAATCTAAAGTATTTGACAAAAATACAATATGAATGTTACTGGAATCATTTATGTGAAGAAAAAGCTGTGTATAATAAATGAGGTATCAACGATAATAATATTGTGTTGATTGAAGCTGACAGTGATACATATTCAAAAATAAGTGGACAAATAAAGAATATATATAATGTTGAAATATCAGAACATTATTTATACAAATAATGTTCTATTTATAGTGTAAAATTCATATGTATATTAAATAAATAAACATATTATATTATTAGTGTTTCAATTACACATTACAATTATTCAAGATATATACAAGAGGCTTTATTACAGCATCGACAATATTTAAACTCATTGGACATAAACATATCATTGAACTTTTAAGATTTTCACACATTTATATTATTAACATTAATATTAAACATTAATGTTTAATGTATTAAACATTAATGTTTAATGTATTAAACATATAAAAAAACATAATATAATGTTAATAGATCTAAGATATCTGGTTAAAAAATATAATGTAAATATTACAGGAATCATTCATGTCGGAGCACATGAATGCGAAGAAATGGATATATATAATAAATGTGGTGTCAAAGATGACAGTATTATATGGATTGAAGCTGACAGTGATACTTACACCAGAATGAATGGAAAAATAAAGAATCTATATAATGTTGTAATATCAGATAAAGATAATGAAGTTCGTGAATTTAATGTTACAAATAATAACCAATCCAGTTCACTGCTTAACTTAAAAACACATTTGATTGCGCACCCGACAATTCATGTTATAAATAAAAAATTTGTAACAACTAAAACACTGGATACATTTTTTAGCGATGAAAATATTGATATTACTAAATATAATTTTCTTAATATAGATATACAGGGAGCAGAGCTATTAGCATTAAAAGGAATGTCAAAATCGCTCCATAACATGGATTATTTATATTTAGAAGTTAATACTGAAGAATTATATGAGAATTGTGCTATGGTAAACGAAATTGACCAGTTTGTTTCTGTTTACGGATTTAAACGTATTGAAACAAAAATGACAGGTGTGGGATGGGGAGATGCATTTTATATTAAATAGTTAAATGTCATATAATATTGTGTTATCTATTGGTTTTATAAATGTGCTTTCATGATCACGTTTTTTAATATAATTAGGAAAATAACATGTTGATATAGTTGATGATAATAGTGCTGCACTCCATGATAAAGTGCTGGTACTACATATCAAAGTTGTAGCCATCTTCATGATATTTAGATCTGTTATAACGTCATTACTTTCCAGTATTGTTTTAATATTAAACTTTTTAATTATATAATCAGATATCTGTTTTATGTAGTCTTTTTCGTAATTGGTTGTCAATTGTGCACATACTATGCAACATGATTCATTCAATGTATCAATAGATTCAAACAACTCTATTATTTTACTACATGGTATAACTAAATTATATTTCACAAAATCTTCGAGACGTATATGTATTACGGTATTATATATTTTAGAAAAATTAGGAGGTGTAGTTATAACATCTTTTATATAATAACTTTCATTTCTATCAGTTTCTATACGGTGTTCTGGATGCAAATTAATAAAATTAAGAATATCTTCTATATTCTTTATTAATATAATATCGTGTTGATAAAAATGATTTAATGACAAGGATTTATGGGGATTATAATTATTTTTCATCCATTTTATAAAATCCTTCTCAGTGAATTGTTTTTCATTACTTTTTATAGATAGTTTATAAGTGTAATTATATTTAATACAAAATAAAGAACATGCAAAATATCTGAATATAGCATTTCCTAATCGTCCACGTGGAATGAATTCTATTAACATATATAATACTATTAATAGAATATTTAAGTTATAAATTAAAATATTTATTGTAATTGAAATTACATAGTTTGTCTGCATAAACATGTGCACCACATATGTTTGGTTTCTGAAAATATAAATTATAATCTATTGTTCTATTACCTATATTGGAATATCCTGGTATCTGTGATACCATACCCGGTATAAATGCGTACACATTTATTTTTCTTTGTTCCATTAGGTTCATTAATATAGCATCTATTGCCCGTGTTTTATTATTTGTTTTTATAGATATTTCATCTTTAATTATATTATAAACTTTATTTAAACTCTTTGGATTTATAATATATCCTACCATAATAAACGACGAATACATTTTATGTATGTATTTATGATTAGTAAAATCATAAGTTTTTACGGGTGACGATGATTTGGGTTGTGCGCCAAATCTGTCCAAGTGATGAAATCCTGATAGATATAATATATCCCAGTCATAGTCATGAATGTTTTCATTTAAATAATTAAACCTCCACATAAAATCATCACAAAACTGTGCATCATCTTCAAAAATACATACATAATTTCCAGTATCATTATTATATGCATTTTCGATTAATCTAAAATGAGATGCAAGACAGCCATTTTGTCCAGAACTCAAACCTTTGGTTAGTAATCCATCTGCTGTTGTAAGTGCTGTAAATTTAATGCAATGTATATTTAGTTTAGTTGTTTGTTCATTGAAACTTGTCAATCGGTCTTTACGCGAGTCTAAGTTAATAACAAAACAATCTATTGTTTTATTGAAGTCCATAATATATATATATATTAAAAATAATTTCAATATATATATATATATATATATATAATGGTTAAAATAAGTTTATGCATTCCAACAATGGACAGATTTGATAAATTTTTGAAAGTATATTTAACAAAATATATTAATTCAGAATATATTGCGGAAATTATCATATGTGATGAAAATGGTAACGATGCAGTAAAAATACTGAAAGAATTTCCAGATGTTCAAAATCTGTATGTATATGTCAACGATAAACAACTGGGTCCGCTACTCAATAAAATAAAATGCTGCAAAATGGCAACATATGACTGGATTGCACTTATGGATTCAGATAATTTTGCAGATGATAATTATTTTCTTGCAGCTAATAAATACATCAATTCAAACAACTTAGAAAATCATACAAATATTGTATTATCTCCAACATATGCTAAACCAAATTTTAATTTGACACATCTTGCAGGTATGATATATAAAAAGGGTACATTCAAACAAAATCGGATAATTGAAAAATCAAGACAGGAGCCTGAAAAAGTGAGTAGTGAATTATTACTCATGAATGTTGGAAATTATATTATCTGTAAAAATTTGATATTATCTTTAGATGGTTCTCTTATAGACTCATATAACACAGATTCATGTGATGTAATATATCTTAATACATTATTATTCACACATTGCGATATGAATTTACATGTTGTAAAAGACATGGGATATAAGCACGTAGTTCATGAGGGGAGTGTATATATAAAAACCCATCAGACGTGTGCGAAAAGATCAATAGATGTAAGTAACGAATATAATAAGTTACAATGATTTAGAATATTATATTCTAAATCATTGTAACTTATTATATTATATTATATAATATAATGAAAGTTGTCAATGTTCCCTCAAATATAAATATTACATATAGATCCACATATAATCAATCAAGTAATGGAATTCATATGGAAGAATTAATACATGAAAGTATAATTAAAAAATATAAAGATGTGCAAACAGACCTAATATATTTACCAATATATTGGACATCATATTACGTAAAAAATAATTACGGTAAAGATACTGTATCTCTTGATAATTTTTTAAACACTTTGGATAAAACTAAAAGATACTTTACTGTTACTCAATATGGTTGTGGTATAATTAATGTTACGATTGATTTTGATTTGTTTGTTTTTTCTGCAGGAGGTGGCGGGTTACAAAAACTATATTATACCGATCGTAGGGTATTTGACGGTAATCCAGCGAATGATGAGATACCGCTTCTGTATACTCCTAGTGTTGTACCTTTAAATATAACAAGAGATATTACCTGTTCTTTTATGGGTTCTTTAGTGACACATCCATGTAGAGCCATTATGGAAAAACAATTAAACAATAATAATGGTTATAAAATAACAAAAACAGTAAATATGGATAAGTATATTAATCTTATGTCAAGGAGTGTGTTTGCTCTGTGTCCCAGAGGATATGGGTATACATCATATCGTTTGTATGAAGCTATTAATTGTGGATGCATTCCTATATATATATGGGAAACGCATAAGGTATTACCTTATGCTGATTTAATAGATTGGAAATCTATTGCAATAATTATTAATAGTAAAGAAATTGATACAATCCCCACAATTATTAATAATATGTCATTAGATAACATCGATAAGTTTCGAAAGAATATTCAAAGTGTTAAAAGTATGTTCACTATGGATTATAGTACAGCATATATTATAAACAAGGTAAAAGATTTATCTAGTTAACATATTTATAAATATGTTAATATTTGTTAAAAATGACCTTATTTTTTATTAATCAGGTAATTATCTAAGATAATTACCTTATTTTTATCAAAGATGCAACAATAAATACATTTCTATAGAAAGTTTTTTAAACAATAAGCAAAGGAAACTGAGGTTAATGTCATGCTAAATAATAAAAAAACAATGTTATTTATAGATGTATTGTTTCAATATATCAAACACTTTAACTTCATGTCCCAATACCATCACAGCTTCATAAAATGAAAAAATAAATTCTCCTGTAAAGAATGTTTTATACCCATTGTATAGATTTCCAAGTGCATTGTGTATAGGGTTTAAATCATCATTTGGATTTATTTTATTCCCTGTTAGTATTAATAATTTCATTTTAGTGCATCTTGATAATGACCGTAACATTATAGTATCAGGTGTAATTTTCAGTTGAGTCGAAAATTCAACTAAAAATTTATATATGTCGTCATCTTTGTGCAAGGAATCTATTTGTAATCCTTCGTTATAAATATTGTTTTCTTTTATATAGAGTTTGTTAAATATTCCTGATTCATAAAAACGACATAAACTTTCTACATTTAAATTATGTGCTTCTTTAATTACTGAATGTTTTAACATTTCTGTATCTTTAAACGATATCATATTACATTTATATTTCCAATCATTTTAATAAGACATATTAACTATATATTAAGTGTTGCTATCATATCATTTCCATCGTTATCACTTATTTTTGTTAATTATGATTTTCTAATGTAGTTATTGTTAGTTTCAATCCGTTCTTACCTAGACGTTCCGTAATATTGTTATTGTATTTAGTGAAAGCATTTGTATCAAATCACCAAATTTCAAAACGTATTTTTGAAATTTTATATTTTTGAAATTTTATATTTTTGAAATTTTATATTTTATGAAATCAATCATTTGAATAATTTCAAATCCTTCAGTGTCAATTTCGTATATATCATTAAGTTGGCATATTTTATCAAATGTTATTGTCTTTGCATTTAGTTTTACCATATCCTTTTTATCGCTCCCCATCATTCATTGACAGTAAAGAAAAATGTCAATCGTATAGGTAATACCGTTATCAGATTTAACATATATATATTTTTAATATTGATTATAAACGTAAATATTAAATCATTTGTCCATACATCTTACTTATATGTATTTCCAATCATTTAAAAAATGACATCTAATAAATAGTAATGTCGAAAAAAAGATTAAATAAGGAATGGAAAGCTCTTCAAGAAGAAAAAGATGCAGGAACTCTTGGATTTAAAATCAATCCAACTGACGATAAAATGTTGAAATGGAATGCAGTTATTAAGGGACCAGTCAATACTGTATGGAAAGATTTGATAATAAATATAGATATAACAATTCCACAACAATATCCATTTAAGGCCCCTATACCAATTATTACATCTCCTATAATGCATCCAAATATACTTGATGGAGCTGTATGTTTATCATCGATAGTTTTATGGACACCTGCTAAAAATATTAAAGATATTTTACTTGAAATTATAAGTAAATTAGAGGTACCTGATTGGGAAAATAGGGTTATAACCGAACCACATGATCGAGAAGAGTTTTTAAAACAAGCAAATCTATATACATTAAAGAATATACTTTAATTAAAGTATATTAAATTGAAATTAATATATATAATTAAAGTAGATGAGTATGATAAATGATTCGGAATCATATCATATAAATCTAGCAAAACAGCTGGATAAATTGGATTTTCCCGATGTAATTAATCTAATAAGTAAAATAGATGACGGAAAATATACGGTATTGCCTTGGATTAATAGGATAAGATCATTGTTGTTTACAGTGAATCCGTATAATCTGTGTCGTTGCTGTAGAACAGAAACACTTATATTACCATACTGTACTAATATCAGTAATAATACATTAGTCAATTTGCCATATATAACATCATTAACAATATGTTCTAAAAATTTATTAACAAGTGATATATTTTGTCATTTAAACTATTTAAAAAAACTACAAATATTATCACATGATCGTAATATACCTGATACATTATTAGATAATAGTTCCGTTAAACATTTAAAAGAGTTACGGAATATACATGTTTATAATAATAAATTAATTGACGAAGACTTTCATCACATGAGACAGTTACGTATTATAGTAATAGAAAGCACTAATCCCCAAATGACTCCCAAAATACTTAATTATTTACCAAAATCTGAAATATGTATAATCAATAATATTTTATATAAATATACAGATTCTACTGAAAATAACATTATCATTAAAAGAATAGGTAAACTTGCTAAAATTAAATTATGTCATTAAAAATAATAAACGCTTGCAAACTTGACAGCATTTCTTCATTAAAGAAATGTAACCTAATTAAAGATATGTGGGGAAGACACCCTTTGTATTACGCTGTAATTAATAATTCTTATTTAAATATTTTATGGCTTTATCAAAAAGGCCATGATTTATATCAAATAAATACAATTAAAGGCAATAAAGAAGATTTGATTACTACTGCTCTACGGACAAAAAATATATATACAATTAAAACCGTATGTGATCTGTGGGAGCGTCCAATTAACCCATCTCTATATTTTACTCGATTATTGATGAAATCCCAAGGCTCTGAAGAGTTAGAGTATTTTTTATCGAGGTTTAAAATATTTACAATTAAAGGGTTAGAAAGACTAATATGTAAAAAAGCAAAGGTAAAACATTATAAAATTTTTCATCGTTTACATATATGTTTTTCATTACTAGAATCTCTTAGATATTGCTTAACATATCGCAGAAATCAAGAGTTTTTATATTTAGTTAACTATATACGATGTCCTGAGCAATTAAATGCTATATTTACTACTGGAGGTCATTCTACAATTAATTTATTATCAATTGCAATAGTTACAGTTAATATCAAAGCGAGTAAAATACTCCTTAAACATGGTACAAATCCATCAATATTAATATCTAATAGTAATCGTGAAAGTATGACATCATTACATGTTATAGCAAATACTATTTTTAAAACCGAAGAGATCTCTTCTATCGAGTATATTATTAGATTATTGTTGTGTTATATTGATATAAATAAAACAAATGCAGAAGGTCTAACTGCATACGAATTTGCTAAATATAAGAACAATAAAATTATAATATCTTTGTTTGATAAGATAAATTAAATATAAAACATCAATTGATGTTTTTAAATTAAATATAAAACATCAATTGATGTTTTTATATTTAATATAAACGATGAAAAGAATCGTCTAAAAAAGGACTTGTTATAATATTATAGGCGATGATATGGTAACTGGTATCTGTTAAACAACAGGTATTTAATAAATAAAACAAATGGCTTGACAACATAGTTATTTTAACATAGTTATTTTAACATGATAAATTCTAATAGAATTTATCATGGTAAAATGTATTCACTTTGGGCAGGTAACTCGTCTGGTGAAAGAGCAGGATTGACAGGTAATGCTGTTATGAAAATAGGAATATATTGTATTTGATTTCTAGACATGCCCTCTACACTTATAGGATCAATAAACATTCCATGTTTATATCGTTCAGATAACATAATTTTAAATCTATCTTGGTCTGTACTTGATTCATATAATAACATAATAAATAAACATATATTATATCGGAACATTTCTTCATTTCCTTGACAATAATAATATTGTATCCAGTTTAATTTATGATAATGTGTTTTAGCTCCGTTATAATAAATGCATAACTGATTTACTAGTCCATATAATTTATTTATATCCCCTGTCTGAAGATATGGAGCATCTATAAGAGATGCTGTTAATTCAATTGTAGTTTTATGCGGTATTGTTGGACTGGACCCAGAATCCAATAGTTCAAATCCTTTGGTTTTAGAAGCCTTATAGAAAGCCCTAGAAATATAGTATTTTTGATAAGCGGAGAATGGTAAACCATTAAATGGGTTATTTACGATATTATCATAATTATTCCGAATATAATGCATTAATTCACGAATATCAAACCAATACCACCAGTTTTTATGATAAATATTAAAAATGTAAGATATAGGCAATGATGTTAATGGTTGTCCATATAATGTCATTACATCTGATGGTGGACTACCATTGAGACGTAATGTATCATGTATTTTATTTCTAGCGACTAACCTACGTAGTGTTCTCTTAATCGTATTACTATGTACATGCTTTAGTAGTGGATTACACATTAATCTAGACTGAATTAAATAATTATTAATTGGTTCTGTAGCAGTGTCCATTAAGTTCAATTCAGTGGATCAATTTAAAAATGACTAATAATAAGATATATATATGAGTCATCCTTCACATTCGTCACGTCCGTCCCGCATAGAAAATATGTTTCGTAGCAAAGAAATTCAAGACTTATCTGAAAATATCCAAACGCCGATATCAATTAAGTTCAATACATTTCTATCTAATAGTAAATTGCCTAATAATCCTAATTATGATACAACTGTAGACATTGATAGTATAGGAACAATAAATGCAATAGAACAACATTATACACAATATGATAAAATACTTGTTTTAAATATGGCTAATGCTACTCGTGTTGGAGGTGGTTGGTTAAGTGGAGCAGAGTCTCAAGAAGAATATTTATTCAGAAGAACAGACTTACATAAAACATTAACAGATAATTTATATCCTATGATGAAAGACCAAGTTATTTATAGCCCAAGGGTACATATATTACTAAACGATAAATATGTTTTATTCAAAGAATCGTTGAAGGTATCATTTATTTCAGTTGCTGCTGTAAAAGACCCATATATAACACATGATGGAAATTTAACACACTACAATTGGATGGAAATGTACTTTAAAATTAAAATGATTTTTCATATTGCTGCATTAAATAAACATGATTGTTTGATATTAGGGGCCTTGGGATGCGGAGCATTTCATAATCCTCCTCATATTATAGCTGAAATATTTTGTGATATAACATCTGAATATTGTGGATATTTTAAGAAAATAATATTTGCTATAAAAAGTGTTAACAATGATACGAACTGTGAAATATTTCAAGAAACTTTTATTGAAACATTTAATGAATCTATTAGTTCTGATGAAAGTTTAGATAGTTATGATAGTTATGATAGTACGTCAGATTTAGATTGGCTATAATAAATAATTATGTTATATTCATATATAACATGGAAACAATATATGAAACTGATATATATGAAGTGTCTGATACGTTACAAAAAATATTAGACAAGGTGGACAATTGTGATTTAGTTGAACTAACACCAAGCGAAGAGAAATTGTGGTTGAAACATTTTGCCTATGTTATATCTAATCAATTTACTTTGACATCTGATCAATTACTAAACACATATAATAGATGGCTTGTTACTATAGAGTACTATAGTGATATAGATGACACTAAATTTTTGGAATTTGAAAAAATAACTAATACACAGAAATGGGAAAATGTAGAAGAGTTTCTGGATTATGTTGTTACATTTTTTACATTAGATGAATTAAAGGTTGTTAATATAAATAATACAGCATAAGTACCATATGTATGATTTTCTCTTAAACATACAAGCCTGTAATTGAATCGGACCTAACAAAGTTATTATTGACTACAGTCAACTAGTGTATGGAAAAATTCTATATCTAAAGGAAATGAGATATTTTATTCAATAAGGGTGAAGCAAATATAATACTGGAATCATATAGGATTTATCCAAGAATAAAAATATACACTGTTATTGATCCAAATATTGTAAGATTTATTATAAATACTGAACTCTTTGATGTTTCAATCTTGAAACATTAGAGGATAGTGATAAATACAGTAAAAAATTAAAGATCGTAGAAGTTCTCAAAGATAAAGATCAGTTTATATGGGACATTAAATATCGATAACAAGTCAACCTTGAAGAGCAATATTTTCCTCATTATTAATTTCATGCCAAGGACATATACCAAACTGAATTATCTTATCATTTGTAATAACTCGATAACTTGTATTATTATAACATTTCCATTCAATAAATGAAAAATCTGTGACGTATCCATCTGTATATGTACCGAGTAACTCAGAGTACCCTGCGTTATCAGATAGATTAACTATGTATTGTGAAGTCAAAAATAAATTACTTACATATCTTTTATTATGAATTATTATATGTTCTGTTGTTTTTACATCAGGTCTTAACCAAAAATACTTATTTTGATCTGTTAAAACAAGATTAGTTTTATCGATTTTATAATCATTAATTTTAGATTTACCATTAACTTTGATAAAAGTTCGCAGATACTCTATTTCATTTTTGTAAAATAGAGGTGTTGGATTGTGAAGAGTAATAGATTTACCATTTTTAAATAATAGTATACTATTACATTTTTCTATGACTGAAAATATAGATGAAGGTTTGATTGGTTGAGATACACGACAGAACATTGAAAATTTATTCCATTCAATTTTCAAGGGTTTCATATTTACTTAATAATATTTAAAATGAATTGAATAGAATATGGAGGACATTCAGAGCTTAGTTGATGACTTACCTGTATTTCCTGTTGATGATCGAGGATTTTATCATAATATGATGTCTCTTATTATTTCGCAACGTATAAGGTTTGCTTCATGGCAGAAAAATTCGAGAGAAAATTTATAAGATATATAACGAATATAGATTAAATAAAATTATAGAATTGACAACGAAAACACATTGGTTTGAGCGAAGATAAATGGATAATTCTGAATGCATTTCACAAAGCATATAATGCAAGAGAGTCTGATTTCAATGATATTAAAGGAATAGGTAAATGGACTATTGCTTGTTCACAAATTATGTCAGGTGATTATAGTTGTGGATTTATTGTAGATGATTTAGCAATTAGAAAGAAATTAGCTAATTTACTTCAGTTAGCTAAACTAACACCATATGATACAAAGAAACTTGTAAATACATGGCCATATACAATAAAAGAAAAAGGTATTATATTTTCCAAATTGTGGAATGCTACACGGAACTAAAATAAATGTAAAATAGTTAATCTAATAGTACATTATTTTTGTAAAATATATCGAACATACTTCAATCTCGGTTTATCAATAATATGTTCCTTATCTTTAATCTCTATTTTCGGTTCGATTTCTATTTTCGGTTTAATCTCTATATTATTGTCTTCTAATGATGCAATAATATAACTAGTTTTTTTATAATCTTTCCAAGGATAAGAAACTATCCCTTCTGGTGTTAACACGCTATATGTTTTATTATCGGTTTTATATAAAAGGTGATAGATCTGACCTTCTACTGAAATATCACGGATCATATTAATATGATCCGTGTTAATTTTTAAAGTTTGAGGAATAACTAAAGAATATTCTGAAGAAGTTTTTAACCAACAACAAACATTATAATAACGTTTAGGAAAACTATTACAAATTACTTTGGATAATCGAAACATTATTCAAAATGTTTCGATCATTTTTATTTTGGAATGTATGTTTAAACATACATTCTAAAAATTGTATTATAAAGCCATCTGCAGGAATTGAACCTGCCTAATCTCGTGCTTAAAACGAGCCCTCACACCAGCCAGGCCAGATGGCAACTTATATGGATCCAATAGGAATCGAACCTATGCTAATAGATTTTCAATCTATCGTGCTCCCTTTACACTATGGATCCTAAAATAATATTTCTACTGGGAATCGAACCCAGGGCAAATCATTGGAAATGATTTATGTTACCATTACACCATAGAAACATGCTCTTGCTGGGAATCGAACCCAGATCGATACGTTGGCAACGTATCATATTACCATTATACTACAAGAGCATTAGCCACCACCTGGAATTGAACCAGGACCACCACTTTACAAGAGTGATATTCTTCCATTAAACTACAATGGGATTTAATTACGTCATCACCAGGAATCGAACCTAGAAGAGACAAGCTCACCTTATTAGCAATAAGACACCCTTTCCAATTAGGGACATTGACGACTTTTTTGAACTTTAAAGTTCTTGTATTGCTCAACTTAGACTCGAACTAAGAACTTCAGCTTATGAGACTGACATGATACCTTTTCACCATAGAGCAACTTATTTAAATTGTGTTAATGAAGTAACATAATGTTTACTTCATAGTACTTGTTACGTGATGTTTCTAAGTAGTTTTTATTAGCTTAAATATGTAAGTAATCATTTAATTACCTATATTTATGATTATTTATATTATGATTATTTATATATTATGATTATTTATATTATGATTATTTATATTATGATTTATTAGATTTTGATACTTTTTTATCAAGTCGTTCCAGCCATTCCATACGAGCTTCTCGTGCTTTACTTGGATTATATTCACGTTTTTGTCCACCTATTGCATGTCCTTCTCCTTTAAATCCACGAGCCTCTAGTTCTGCTTTGTGTTTGGCTTTCAGTTTAATGGTCTGTGATTCAATTGTTTCCTTGAAGTCTAACTTTATCTTAATTTCACTATCTATATTATTTGTATAAGTTAAAATAGTATTAATATTTTCCTTAGTTTCAGAATTAATAATTGATACAACCAATATTGGTTCGTTTTCAAGATATATTATATTCCCAGCATTTAGAAGTCTTATACTTATACATAAGTCGGTCAGTTTGTCCTTTGCATCCATAATTGCTCCAAATGATTCATTATATGCTTGTAATGTAACTGTAACATCAGAATAAAATAATTTTACTATATCATCTGAATTTAGTATCTGTGTTTCAATATATATATCATCTATTAGATTCAGAGAAGAATTAATACGTTCAGATATAACTAAATGTTCATTATTCATAAAAGTATCAATTACAGGATAATAATTACATAAATTATTGTACGGCGAAGTCAATTTAATCGCAAATAAATGTTCACCTGGAATATATCCTTCAGAGAGTATATGATCAAGAAAGCATTTTGGTATTGCTACACCCCATTGAGTCATTAAAGGGTCGATTCTGATTTGCAATTGCATTAAAATATAGATTAATTCAATTATTTTTTATTTAATATCTAATATATGGATCCATTATTAATGCATAGTATAAATAAGTTTATGCTTCTTTTTATACCTCAAATTCTATTAACAAAGGCACCCTCTATTATAGCGGCCATTGTAGTAACATCTGTGCCTTATACACCAGTGAATATAATTGTATTTACAGGTGTATTTTTATTTATATATATGACAAATATCTTTGGAATGGGTAGCAAAACTACATATGCTTGCAAGTATAATAAATTAAATGCAACACAGGATACAAGTATATGGCAAACTATTAAGTCAAGTTATATATTCTATTTTATAATAGCATATACTGTTAATCTGTTCAGTATATTTGAATACAGATCACTTAGCAAACTTAGCAACCTTAGCAATCTTACTAAACTTCCAAATATTACATAAAAATCAATGTTTAATTGAATTATTGATGAGCGATACTACATATATTATTAAAACCTTGCAAGAATTAAACGAAAAAGAATTAAAGGCAATACGTCTATCGGAACCCTATATTGACGAACTAATGATAGAGATCTATAAATTAGTTAATCTTGATAAAGTGAGAATCAAAGCAGTTCGTAGAAATCATTCAAAAACATTAAAAAAACTTAAACTAAAACCAAATTCTAATTTACCTAAAATAAAAATATTGTTATTCTTGTAAAGATTCAATAGTAACTAATACAGGTGATGTTTGTCTAAAATGCAAAGATATTACACAATATTATATAAATGAATCACTTAATATAAAAGATAAATATATTATTGTTACAGGAGGACGTGTGAAGATAGGATATCATACAACATTACATTTTCTGAGACGAGGTGCAAATGTTATTGCTACTGCAAGGTTTCCTATTGATGCAATAGAACGATATAAACAGGAAACAGATTATACTGAATGGAATAATAGATTACATATTGAACATCTAGATTTAAGATCCCATAGTAATGTTATAAGTTTTTGTGAAAAGGTAAAACAATATACTAATAATATATATTGTCTTGTTAACAACGCTGCACAAACAGTTAAACGTCCTGATATATATTATAATAGTCTTGAAGATGTTAAACAACACAAAGGATTAAAATCATTAAAAGGACCTGAACATTCTGAAATATATCCATTAAATGTAAAAGATATAGAGAATGTAGAGAATGTAAAGAATGTAAAGAATGTAGAGCCTGATAACTGGTTAATATGTTCTGAAGTTGATTTTCCAATCAATCAAAAGGATATAGATGGACAACAATTAGATATAAGAACTCAAAATAGTTGGACTCAGACAATTGAAGACGTTGATATTCGAGAATGTATGGAGACACAAGTTATCAATAGTGTTGCGCCATTTTGTTTAATTCAGTTATTTCAGAAAAAAGGTTTATTTGAAAATTCATATATACTTAACATAACAAGTCAGGAAGGCAGATTCGATCAAGATATAAAGGGTCCTACTCATCCACATAATAATATGTCTAAAGCATCATTTAATATGATTACTAAAACCATTGGATATAGCTTTAGGAAAAGATATTCGACGCAAGTGATTTCAATTGATCCCGGTTGGATCAATTCTATGGTTGGTGCAACTAAAATGGGATTACTAGAATACTCTGATGCTGTAGCAAGAATAATTCAACCTCTAGTAGATAATACAAATTATACAGCTCAATTGCTACGACATTTTAAAGTTACGGATAAATGGTAATAACCATTTCATGAAAATTGAACACTCTCACATGAATAATGGAACAGTATAATGAACTGAATAAATTGTGCATTGAAAACACAAAACATATTGAAGATTGTCGACCTAAATGTAATCCTATTAAATCCGTTATTGCTCCCAGAGATTGGGACATGACGGAATGTGATTGTCTTGGTAACAAGTGTCGCAAATGTGGTCAGGATAATACTCGAGGGTGCGAGATGCAATGTACGCCAAGAGTCATGTGTGATTGTATAGTTTTTTATTGTAATATATGCAACACCTTTTTATCAGTTGATACATTGCCTGATAAACTACCAACATGCCGAGGTCATGCTTCTTATGACAGAAATGATAATGTTACAGGGTATAATAATGACGCTTTATTGAAAGAGTTAGGCATCAAAGCGGACTGATAAAATAGATATAAGCATATTAATTAAATAAACATATTAATTAGACAGTATACTTAAAAACAACAGTAGTAATTAAATAAGTAATAGGGAGATTGGTGTAATGGTAGCACATTTGACTGCGAATCTTTAGGAATTAGGTTCGATTCCTAATATCTCCCATATTGTAATATTATTCGAGGCAATGATGTAATGGTAACATACAATTGCTCCCTGATTGCGCTGCCGTGTTCGATTCCGGCTTGCCTCTAAGGGAGATTGGTGTAATGGTAGCACACACGAAAGCCAATTAATGATGAATTAGCTTCGATTCCTAATATCTCCCAGATCGCAATAATATTCGAGGCTGTGATGTAATGCTAACATACGATGGATCGAACCATTGAGCTGTCATGGTTCGATTCCGGCTGGCCTCTAGAGAGATTGGTGTAACGGTAGCGCATTTGACTCCTAATCTTTAGGAATTAGGTTCGACTGCTAATATCTCTCATAATTAATCTGTTCCATATAATTATATGGCACAGATTTGTTTTGATACATATGCATTTCTTACTTTTATATTTATAGGAGTTTCTATAATGATATATACATTAATGCAAATTTATACAGACTCTAAAAATAGTATTATACAATTAACAAATATAAGGAAAAGGGAACATAAAAGAAATATACCTGTTAATATAAAACAAAATTCAGATAATTCAGAAAATAATGTAATGATACCTCCTTCTTTATCACGTGACACTGAACTTGATATGATGATACACCCTATGATTCCTCCAGTGAGACGAGGGTATGCTGGAAATATGGGAACATTATTGAATATTGGTAATATGCCTGTTAATATCTCAACCAGAGGAGAATATGGCGAATTTCATATGATGGGGTATCTACATAATGCAACGGACCAGGATCAGGCCATGTCATTAATGGGTAGACGCATTCACTCAAATAAATATGAATATTACACATTCCATCACAATAACCCAAATATTAAAATACCTATTAATCAGACCAAAGAAATTAATGATGGTGATTCCTTAACACTAAATGCGTATCCAAATACCAGTTTTACTGTTAGTATTTACGATACTGATTCCCCTAAATACGTTCCATATTGAAATTAGAAAGCCCTTACGTATTCACGTACTTCTTGTCGACATACAGGACATTTTTCATTATTCTGTTTAAGTTGAACAGAACATGGAGCACAGCAACATAAATGTCCTTCATTTGTACCTTGATGAAGAATTAATATTTTCCTTGGTGCATTCATACACACAACACATAATTCCTCGTCCAATTTATTAGGTAAATCATACTTAACCGTCCGTGGGGTTGGACGTGTTTTAGGTACATCAGTATTTCCGCCATCATTCAATTGCAAATAATTAATAAGTTTGGCATTTACAATACTACATATTTTATCTTCTATTGTTCCATGACAATAGACAATTTTTTGTATTGATAAGGATTTACCTCCACTACGATGGATACGGCCAAATGTTTGCATTAAATCCTGTGCACTCCATGAGGGACTAATTATAGAGATTCTAGGTCTATTGCCTATTGTATCATGTAATCCAATACCTACACCACCACTTTGAATTTGACATACAATTATATATTCTTCGTCTTTCTGAAAACGATCCACGATATTTTGTCGCTCTTTCATGGTTTGACCGCGTTTAATTAGTAGCTTTACTGGATACCCACGTAAAGCTAAATTTTCTATTATTAAATCCATCGTGTCTAAATAATTAACAAATATAACAACGCTATTATCATTCTCTAAACTGTCTACTGCTAAATCAGTCATTGTTTTAGTTTTTAATGCTTCGACCTTTTGTCTGGAACGAATCATTTTTGCTAAAGGATTTACAGACATTAGTTCTCTTGCCTCTGCCTGAATAGATATGGCACATATACTATCATATGCCTCTCTAATACCTTTTACGGTTTCATCATCCATTTTATATGTATCCGCTTTGAGTTGATTTTTAGGGAATTTATCTCCTAGATCTTTAATCCTCAATCTACTTCCATGATCAGGAAATATCATATTATGTAATAGACACATTGCTGAATTATTTATAGTTTTCATGTATTGAGATACAGTTGTAAATTTACCAATCTCTAATTTTCTTTTAAATAATCTATAATGTTCAACTGTCTCACAAAAATCAAACATTACTGCAAATACTGCAAAAAATTTTGGTTTATCTGCAAGAGTTGCAGATAAAAGCAATTTCCTTGCATTTAGACTCTTAGTGGACAACAATAATTTACTATTAATAGTAGTGTGATTTTTACATCGATGGGCTTCATCAAAAATTATAAGAACATTAGAATCAAGGTTTTTCCATTCGTAATGTATTTCTGATTCCTTTTTACATAACACTATGTATGGGCATTTTGTAGCTTTCCCAAGTTCATCGGTATTAACCGTATGTGAATTATATTCATACCATTTTTGGTCTTTGAACATTTCATAATTAGATATACCTAAATATTCTATTTTAAAAGCATCCATTACCCTTTTCCAACTAATACTTACTGATTTAGGACATATAATTATTGGTTTTAATCCCATCGTAGATGCAATGTATGCAGCTACATATGTTTTGCCTGTTCCTGTATCAGATGCATCTATAGCTGTACTACCATATTGTTCTATACATTGAATTAGTTGTTCAGCATGGGGTTTCTGATAATCTAATAATGACATAATAATAATATACTATTTCATTAATCATTTTATAAATGTTCCTTATAATAACTTACGTACGTTATTATAAGGAACATATATATTAAATTAATAATATCATAAATTTAATATATATTATATTAAATATGTCTTAAACTATTATAATTTATAATACATAGTTTAAAGTTTTAAACTTATCTATCTATATGAGAGATACATATGGCGAAGGACCACTTAATACAAAATCAGTACCAATATTGTATCATATAGATTCAAGTGCATACTCTAATAAAAATAACTATACTGTCGACATTGAATCATTTGGTAATGTTACTAGTATTGAGCTTGTACAGGCAATTATACCAAATACACAGGGTGCAAATTTTATTATTATTGATATATATGGGAAAAATATATTAAAAGGTAATACTTCAAATTTATCTGGAGCTTTTTGTACAATAGTAAGAGATACCGGGTTAGATAATAGTTATTTTATATATAAACGGAATAACAGCATCCAAAATCCATTATATACATATTATTCGTCTCCTACGAAATTAGGGCAGCTTAAAATTTCATTTAAGCTACCAGATGGTTCTTCTCCTGCCTTTGGAGACAACGATCATTATTTAATATTTGAAATACATACTTTTAACCAGAGGCTCCCCAATTAAGATAAATATTTGTCTAAACTGAAAAATATATTACTTTGAATATATTCAAAGTAATTTAATTGTAGCATTAGAAGTAACATATTTAAGATATTATTATGAGTGGTCTCATGTTATTATGTGCAATAGATAATTTAAATACAATATATGGAAAAAATATCCCAATAGGGCATGGGCAGCAGATACGGAAACTAGACGCTTATTTGATATCATACAGGTTATTTATTTTCCTACTTCCCAAGAAGTACAAGCAGATAAGTTTTTAATATAGATTACCATAAGATACTGACGACTGATACAATAATTTATTGGCATAAATCACTAAAAAATGGAATGGTAACATCAGGTTACCATTTACCGAATGATAAGAATTTATTATGTTTTCTCAAGGAAGCTCCTGTTAAATTCATTACAGGATTATGTTTAGTCACTACTGAACGAAAAGAAGGGCTTCAAGAAATCGATATTCCTTACCATGACGTACATCCATCGGATTTTATAATAATTGTTTTGATGGTTATGGAGCACTTGATATTTCGGATCTATATTCCTTGCACATCAAGTTTAATGGTTATACATATTTACATTTAAATCAAGAACAATTCCATTGGTTGGAATTAGCTAATGTCCATAAGATACCATTATTAATACACCCTTTTAGAATTGATGCTATATCTATATCTGTTCGTTGGAACCAACCAACTATATATACAGAGATCTATAATGAGACTTTATGGGATAGCACAGAATCACAAAATTTATGTGGTTGTGGTCATATTAAAAAGAAAACTACAAAATTCCATCGGAGATACATATGAAATTAAGAGATGAATACATCATTCGTAAGCAAATGAGAATGTTTTATAATAATCAGAATCAAGATTCTATCAAAGCGGCATACATAAATAGTTTTGGAGTGTGTAGATTTCATGTCTATCTACACAATGAATTTTGTGAACGTGTGTTACAGAAATTAATTAAAAGTAATGATTATTGAATCGATTTATCTTTTATAATGCTTCCGTAACCTTGTCCAGTTACTTCTGATAGATTAACCGGATGGGTTTCTGCATATAACGGCAGTACTGGACAGCGAGGATCTTTATCATTAAAATTAGTATTTAATGCATCACTTAATTTATGTATCTTTTTTTTACGTTTCTTTGAATCTTTTTTTGAATTATATTTAATGTCATTCTCTAGTTTACCCTTTATATTTTTTAGCATTTCATGTCCTTTCTTTATGTCATTATTTACACCATATAGTTTCCGTTCTATATGAATAAGTCTGTTATTATGATTGTCCAATACTTTTTTTGTTAAGTCTATATGTTGTTTAATTGTAAGTGTCTTTGATTCAATTTCAGATGAATTTTCTTCATCTTTTTGTGCATCTATCTGTTTTATTGTCGCTTCGTCGGTTTTTATACTAATTAATTCTTCGTGTAGTTTAGCCTTTACCTTATGCAATTTATGTGCTTTATGAACAGCTTCTCTGTCTTGTTCATGTAATTTGTCTGCCAATTTTAAAGCTTGTTCAATATCTACTTCCTTATCAAGTATGGGTTTTTTTTGTAAATCATCTATTTGATTGAGAATTTTCTTAAGAACCTTATGTTTAATATGTATATTTAATTGTTTTTTTGTTGGAAAATTTACACACAATGTCTCAGATTGTTTTGTACCAATTATTCCACATTGTTTAAAGTTAGCAGTTATCGCGTAAAAATCTTTTTGTGGTATTAAGTCCGTTTTATGTTTAAATTTATCTAGAGGTTCAGGGAATATAATAGCAACCGATATATTACTAGAGGTATTCTTTAGATTGTCCATATATCTCTGCAATTGTTTGACATTTATCAATTGTTTAGTGTGCAATGGCTGATTATTACCATCAAATAAATGTGCGTTTATTCCTACTTTATCCTTTTTTGTTAAATAGCGTTCGAAAACTACCTTGAATTTAAGAAGATCCTCTGCTTCTGAGGCTTCATCTGTTTCTGAGGCTTCATCTGTTTCTGAGGCTTCATCTGTCTCATATCCTCCAATCTGCTTAAGTATATTTAAAGAATCAGAACCCATTGAGGTTGTAATTACACCATATTGTGTAAACATTATGTATAATGCAGCAATTACTATTAATATAATAAATATCATTATATTATATAAAATAATAATATTATCATTACATATTATTGGTTTGGAATTATTTACCTTTACGTTTTTTTAGTATTATCCTGCTTGATTGAAGTATCAAGCCACGGTTTAAAAAACTTAATTGCTCTTCTTGCCTGGTTCTTTTTCAAGTTTAGACGCGTTATCGTCACTTGATAGCTCTGTATTTATATTTATTTGTTCTGTGGAGCCATTTTATTAAATTTTTTACACAACGGCCTTTAGCTGTAGCCAGTTCGCATGGGCTTGATGACCTCCTTCGCCCGGGTAAAAACATTGTTCCTTTACTTCTTCTTTCCCACCAAGTTGAAAACTTGACATAAGATACATAAGTAAACATATTGCTACAAATACCGGAACTAATTTTGTATATCGGGTGATAAAGTTATCATTTTTTTAATCTATAAATTAAAAAAATGACGGGGGCCAATTTTCTATTATGTCAAATATTTTATCTCTTGAATTTATATCTGAATTATTATGTAAATTTAACCTTGGTATCATAGAGCTATATAAAACAAATAATATACTACCATCTGAAAAAATACATACAATGTATAACAATACATGTATTAGTTTACTAAAAAAATATGGTATATTAAGTATACCTAAAAAAAGTATTGTAAATAGATGTTATGTTGAATATGTAAACACTAATCTTCTTGAACCCAATGGATTATTTGACACTATCACAACTAATGTCGGGTCACGTGCCAGTTCAGGTGTATTAGAAGTAACAACAGGTCTTACTGGTCTTAAGAATAGTTGTGAGTATGACTGTCATTTTTGTCCAAATGAACGTAAAGAATTTGGAGGTAAACACGACATATCTCGTTCCTATCTTTCTAATGAAGGAGTATTTAAAGCAGGTTTACAGGAAGATTTTGACCCGTATCGTATTATGTTACACCGTCTAATTGCATTAGAAACCCTGGGACATGTAGTTGATAAGATAGAATGGATAATTATAGGTGGTACATTCCATAGTTACCCTAAAGAATATAGAGACAACTATATTCTTGAAGGCTGGCGTGCATTAAATACATTTCATTATTTTTCACAAAGGTTTCGTGGTAAATATGCAGATATAATTTATACATGGATTAAAAATGGCGGATTACGTAAAACATTATGCAATATTCCAGAATGGACAAAAATAATGGAGGAATTAAATATAATTTATCCAAATAAATGTATTCAAAATTATCAACACGACAACGAATCTATTGTCTGTGCACGATGTGTTGGACTTAGTATAGAAACCCGTCCTGATCAAATAGGTCAAACTACATTAATAGAAGCCCGTCAGTACGGTTGTACCCGTATTCAATTAGGTATTCAACATTTAAACACAAAAATACTTCAAATTAATAATAGATTACATAGTGCCAAAGCATCCAGCAATGCAGTTAAATTATGTGTTAATGCAGGGTTTAAGGTAGATGCTCATTTTATGCTTGATTTACCAGGGTCTACACCGGTTCAAGATCTATCTTATCTTGAAATGATATTTAAAGGAAACCAATATCAGTCTGATTACTGTAAACTGTACTTCTGTTTAAATCTTCCTTACACACAAATACGGAAATGGTATAACAATGATAAACACCTAATCTCTAATCCAAATAATAATTGGGATATGATACATGAAATGATGACTAATCCTAAATATTCATATGAAGACTTAATGGTATTATGCAATAGAAATATTGACAGTCTTGTATGGAGACCATATTCCGAAACCGATTTTAATGGGTTTCATGAGGTATCTGAGAAAGCAATTATGATGATACCTCCATGGACACGATGTGTTCGAGTACAACGGGATTTTTGTCAAGATCGAGTGTCAAAACCAGGAAGTCTACTTATGGAAACAACCCAAGATGATGAAACACTGGGATATGTTAGCTCAATAATACGTACAAATGAAAATCAAATGATACTTAGAGACTTAAAGGCAAAAGAAATGAAACCATTGGAGATCCGTGGAAGAGAAATAAATAACAATTTAATTACTGATATTATGGACGGTAATCTTAACCTAGTGCATAATGTATATCGTAACGCAGATGGAACAGAACATTATATATCTATAGAATATAATAAGTCAACTAATAATCCAACATCAATGGAAGAAATATATAATAGTTATACATTAGGTCATGTACGTCTAAGAATACCAGATAGAAAACTAGGGTCGATGTTACCTGATATTCGTGGCAAAAAAGTACACGTTATAGCAATTATACGGGAACTACATGTATACGGAAGACTTAAAGGTGTATCAGATGTAAAGGCACAACAATATTCTGGCGGACAGGGCCAAGGAATTGGTAAACTGTTAATGTATATGGCAGAAAAGATAACACTTGATAATAACTGTAACTATATTTCAGTTATTAGTGGTGTTGGAGTACGTATGTATTATAGTAAACTTGGATACAGTTTATCTCCAATAAATAACTATATGATAAAGGATTTTATGACTATTTACCCAATATGTTTACCAAAACAGTTCATGTTAAGCAATATAATTAATATTAACAAAAATATTAATTACCATGTAATTACCAGAGTATCAACCAATAGATATAAATGTATAGTATTTGCGCTATTTATGTTTATTCTTTCTTTTTCGATAGCCAGTTATCATATGACATGAATTTAGTCTTATCATATAGTTCATCATATTTCGATATAATTTCGCTGTTGTTTTTAGCATTAAGGCTTAATTGAGTTTGTGACTTTTCATTAAGAGCAGTATAATAATTTTCTTTTAATCTTAGTAACCATTGCCCGGTTGATATATTAAGGTAATATTCATACCCTATATGATCCGTAATAATGTCTATTAAATTTTGAGATAATTCAGCTATAAAATCCGATGTTAGTGACCATTCCAGTGTTCCAGTTCTATAGTTACGCTGTAATATAATATTTATATTACTCTCTTTATCACTCCCATCATACTTATAACTAGGTAATTTTGATACTAAATATGGTTTCTCTAGAGGCATTTTCTTTAGATCCATTGCGACATTGTACAAGCTATATATTTTACCTTGACTATAATCTTTATTTATCGGTTCTTGTATTTTTATATTTTCTAAATGATGTCCTACAGAAATGAGGTTATCTTCCTTATCGGTGGTTGAACTAGTTGAAGTAGGATTAACTGTTTTTATGATATTGGGATTGTTCTTTTCATTTGATATTGCTATACCATAATTTTTTTTATTCTCTATATCCCTATATACATAAATATCTAAATAGCCCTCCGTACGATAGTACCTGTAAACATTTGATACATTGTCGTTCATTATTAACGTAGTCTTTTTCATTATTTCATCTTTTTTATTTTTATTGTTCTTTCCTAAATACGGAAGCCTTGAAACTATTGTTTTACCATTTGTAGCTTTCCAAGTCCGATTTTTATTAGTCGATACTTTAAAATTATCATCATCTATCAAATTAAATATAACAGGTTCTTCATCATTTTTAAAAAATATAGCATTACCTCTTGAATTTTTTTCTGGTTGCTTTGATAATTTCTTTACTTGGCTTTTAAATTTTTTATTTAATTCTCTTTGAAATTTTTTAAATTTTTTAAATTTTTTAAATTTTTTAATTGATTTATTTTTTTGTTTCCCCCCCAACTCGATATTATATGGTACAAATAAAGATATTATTATTATAATTACTAATCCAAATATAATATTTCTTAAGATTAAAGGGTCAAGTTTCATATATATTATTATATAATATAATATTATATATTATTATTTCATTCCAAAGCATATATTATATTTATGTAGTAGTTTCCATGGGATTTTATAATCTGTTCCTTTTATATGAAATCCATCAGGTTCTAATTTACTTGTATTATTATAAAATTTTTCCCAGGCTCTTTTTGATTTATTTTGGAATATATTAATAAGATTACGTATCTCTAATTCTATACGATTTTGGAGATGTTGACGTTTAATGCTATTATCTATACCAGATATATTATTGTTTAATTCATCGATAAGAGATGGCCAATGACAACTTGCAGCAAGTTTCACATTTTTTTTTGTTTCATAGAAATGTGGATAACATTTATTAATATCATCTCTAGTGATACTCTTTACTCCTGTAGCAGCCTTTATTTTTTTATCAATTGTTTTAAGTATTTTTTGACCTTTTTGTGTTTTATATATATTATGCGTATCCTTGTATGTCCACTTTGGATTAAACCCTGAAGTTTTTAAAATATTGCACATATTAACACTATTAACACTATTAACACTATTAACACTATTAACACTATTAACACTATTAACACTGTTAACACTATTAACACTATTAACACTATTAACACTATTAAGTTTCTGTATTTTTTTATTTTCAGGACTTGTCGGAAGATGCTTAATAGATGGAGGATTTAATATAGCTTTAGTTTTTTTACGCAATTCTTTAGTACTGTATGGATTTGTACAGGTCTTGCATATGGGTAGAACAGTATTATTTTCTCCACCACCAATCATATTAAATCCAATACCATAACCCATACCCTGTTTCATACCATCATTAATTTTAGGCGAATATGTATTTAATACTCCTAATGTACTGTATATGGTCAATGCTGTCATAATAATAGAATGAATATCAAAGTTAAATGAATGAGTTTTAGCAATAAATGCCGTTAATGATATAGCAAGCGCATATTTTAACAATGGTATTTTTTTAATTAATAATTCGACAAACATATATTGTCTATATTATCTTTCTATCCTTCAGCCTTCTTTACTACTTTAAATACTTTAGTTACCTTTCTATTCATTATTCTTTGTTTTTGTTGAGATATTGTTTTAGCTTCATGTTTAATATTAGATATCTTATGTACTTTTATATTAGATATATTATGTACTTTTATATTAGATATCTTATTTCCTTTAGTTATTACCTTATCTACCTTATCTACCTTAGTTACTTTATCTACGTTAGTTACCTTTATATTATTTTTAACAACATCTATCGCATTACTATTATGTTCGTCTGATAATAATGCCGTACTGAGAGGAGATATAACATTTTTCTGAATATTTGACTTTAATGTGCGTTCATATTGAATATAGTACCCATATATTTTATCGTCCAGTTCCTTATTATTCTTATTAGTACATAGAAAACCTGCCCATTTAGTGTAATAAGAACTAGTTTTAATATATTTAGCCATTTTGTCAATTATAGTTAATGCTTTTTTCCGTTTATATTTTTTCCTATCATGATCATGAAGGTCTAAACATAAATCATAATGTGCTATTTTCATCATGGCTTCTTTTATGTTTCCATTTATAATATAATGAAAAATAACTTCGATTATATGCTGTAAATCACATATATTATAAGTTTTATCATGATGCATTTGGTCAAGCTCTTGATAAACGTTTTTCCATAGATTTTGTGCTTGTGAATTAACAGATAAAATTGCAGCCCATTTAGTATCAATAACGTGTTGTTTTTTCCGTTTATTCATATAATAACTAGGAATATGAGCACATGTTAAAGATTGTACAGGTTGCAGCCCCCAATTTTGAGTATTATACATTATTTTTTCTACTTCATCTGATATGATTAAACTATCTATAATTGTAATAGCATCCTTTATTTTTTCCATTACATCACATCTTTGACCAGAAATAGCCCTGTGATAATTTTGATGTATTACCATAGGAGTTTTGCTTTTATCGCAATTATATATGGATTGGATCTGATAAGGATCCAATTTCTGGTTTATCATTTTTTTTACAGCATCAGTGACATACAGATCCTGTTCTTTAAGACACATTATAGAGAAACATTTTTCTAAATGCCCTTGAGTTATCATAACTTTACCATGATAGTTATCAATAAATTCAAGTAAACAGACTAGTCTACGAAAGTCTGTTTGTGCGTAATCAATTATTATATTTTTGGCATCATCTTTAATATTCATATTTTCTGCACTAGTTACACGGTCTAAAACGGTCATCATATCATTTGCTGTAGGTAACGTAAATTCGATAGTAAAACACTCCTTTTTAAGATTATTAATTGTTTCCTTTTTTACATTACCTATATTGCATATACATATAACTGGTACATTTCTATTATTATTATTTAATGTTTTTTTCTTTCTGTTGCTTGGAATGGATATAAATGATAATAAAGCATCGACACCTCCTCGATCTCCTTTAAACATCCCATCTACTTCATCCATTATAATAGCAGTTGGTTTCTTTTTATGTCCAAACCCAATAGAGGTGACATTAGTCATGTTAATTAAACCATTTAAATTTTCTGTTATCTGGCTTTTACTTCTTATATCACTTGCATTAAATTCTTTAACTGTATAACCATTATCATGTAATATAGCCTGTGCTAAAGATGTTTTTCCTAATCCAGGAGGCCCTATAAATAACATAGCACATTGTGCAATGTTGCCTCCTTTAAACTTAGCGAACCATTCATTAACTGCTATTTTTTTACGTGATGATATTATAATATCACCTAAAGATTTTGGTCTATGTCTTTCATACCATAAATTATCATCCATTTAATATACATATATTATTCATTTTTAGTAAATAAACCAAAGTATTTATGATTTATAAATCATATAATAACTATAGTTATTATATGATTTTCCTTATATCCTTTGTTATTACATCCTATCTAAAAACAATTTAATATGTAATGTGTCTGAAATTAGTTTTAATATATATATATATATATATATAATTAATATATATATATAATTAATATATATATATGACCAGGGATTATATGAAAATTGCGATTTATGTTTTATTCTGTTGTATATTTTGTGTATGGTTTAAAACTATGTTTTTTACTAACAGTATTAAGGTACATACATTACCTAAAATACAGAAGCTTAAAACACATAAATACGTCAATGAAATATATAAATTACATGAAGCGTTTTCTGAAGTTAAAGTTAAAGTTAAAGATAAAGATAAAGATAAAGATAAAGATAAAGATAAAGATAAAGATAAAGATAAAGATAAAGATAAAGATAAAGATAAAGATAAAGATAATTTAATGATAAAAGAACCAATAGATATATTAGAACAAGAACGTAATTGTTATCGTCTTCACGAGTTATATTATAATGGTATACCTGATAAATATAATATAGTAGGAAATAAGATAAAAGGAATAGAACCTGACTCTAAAAAATCTTTATATTGGTTGCGTAAGTCTATAAGTTATAGAGATAACCCGCAATTATTGCATGTAATGGGAACTATATATCAAAATGGTATGTATAATTTTGAACCAGATATTAAAGAAGCATCAAATATATATAAATATATTTATAATAAATTTCCATATACAGAAATTGCTTTAAATGCATATGATGATTATCAAAGTACATTAAACGAAATAGATAAAATCAATACTTACAAATGGTTAAATATACAATATACTCCTAAAAATAACAATCATCACGATAAAATTAAAAAGTTTCTAACGACTACAAATAAAATAAATTCAGGAATAAAAATAAATTCAGGGATAAATAAAATAAATGTTGATAATTTTTACCGTGCTAATGTTAATGAAAATGTTAATGGAAATGTTAATGGAAATGGCAATGGAGTGAATGTTCCATTAACATTACCTATAGATGACCTTAGACGTAATGACATGCATAATACTCATAATTCACAAGTTGTTTCAACCGTTGCAAATTCAATTAAAAAGATAAAAGAAGATACAGACATTTTTATACCTTTATCACATACAGTTCAAGATATACGAAGGCTTATATTAGAAAAACCATCAAGTGACAGAAGGAATGATGCTTGTAAATCATTAGATAGTATTGAGCGCAATATATTACCATTAAGTTCTGTTAACATGAAGGAATCTGAAGTACTTAACCTCATATGGAATCGTATTAACGCACCCAGCCATAATAAACAATGTGACGATATAAAAGAAATATTTTATAATCAGTTAGCTGATATGCAAGAACATGGTAAAAGTGTCTGTCCTACTGGTCGTCTCGAAAGATTAGTAGATAGTTTAAATACCTTTGATGATGCAGTTTCTATTAAACCAACATATATTATTAATGAAGAAATGATGAATAAGGCAAGTAATATACGTGATAAAATATATGATAAAGTACAACAAGAACAGGGTAAAATAATTGCAGAGAAATACCAAGAAGGTACAGCAACAGACCAAGAACAATTTGATAATAACCTTAAAAAAGAAATAATCGATACACTTAAACTTGATTATATTGATAGTGGAATAGTAACTGAAAATAAATTTAAAACTCTTACGGATAAATGGATAGACGAAATTTAAATTACATTATTGGTTTAAGTTTAAATTTGTATAATTTTAATATTTTATCATATAAATATTTATTATCTATATCATTTTTATATTCTCTTCCTGTGTTGTAACTAATAGTATCAAGCTCAATAATAGTTAAATTATTTATTTCTGTTGTTCTATTTCTATTTGACTTTTTGCAAGGATAATTTATTATAATTAACAAGTGAAAATTTGATGTATGGTTTTTTAAAAAATCATTAAATGCAATAAATTTTTGTATTAAATCCTCACTTATATTATCACCTACACCCTGTTCTCCATTAATAATACTAATAATAAACAGTTTCTTTCTTTTTTTTTTAAACAAATCTCTAAATCTATCAACACATCTATTAAAATATAAATAATCTTGTTCATTTGATAATGGGTTATGATGAACAAACATATTATCACAATAAGTTTTATGTCCACATCTATCTATTCTATTTAAATTAACATATAAATTTTTATCTAAAAAATCCTTAAAGTTATCTTCAATTGATTTTTGAACCACATTTAAATCACTCATTATCCAATCAAATGGATAAGAAGCTACTTTTAAATTGTACGTTTTTAAAAATTGTGATACATGACAATTAAAACCCAAAGAACAAACATAGCTAATTTGTGTCATTATATAACTTTATTAAATACGCTTTAATATTAAAGCGTGACAAAAGTAAAAAATTGATAAATTTGGATGAGTAATGAATACTCAACTAACAGAAAAAATCTTTCAAGACTCATTAAAAGAATCAGGTATCCCATGGAATAGTTATAGATATAACGGACATATTGTAAATAGTTTATTTAAAGTGACCGAGGGTAAATATATGAACGAATCATATGATATTAATGATGATGCACCAGACTATGAAGACTATAATCCACCCACTATACGATTTACTGAACAAAGTGATATAGACATTCAAAAACAATATAAAGTTGCCTGTAAAAAACAATATAGATTGGATTGTTTAAAAACAGAAACAGAATACCAATCATTTTATCTTTATTTGCGTCTAGAAAATCCCCCGCCAAAGTATGTGGAGTATCATAGCAGTGATAGCGAAGACACTGATGAAGAAGATTACCGAGTTGATAATAATTACAGGAAACTCAAATCAATATTAAAACCACTGTTACTGACACATGGTATCAGATGTTCATTTGAGGAGATGAATGATACAGACACACTATGGTATATTAGACCTAAATAACATATGTCTCCTCTATTCATAATATATTTATTTGCCTTTGACAAAGGCAAATAATCGTTATACGGGCTGTCCTATGGGGGTGCGACCGACGGGAAAAATGAACGGTTAATGAAATTACACAATGACAACCAAAACAACATCGAAATGGATTACCGGTATTCATCTTAACATTGGAGAACAAGTAGAATGGTCTAACAAAGAGTATAGTTACTCGTCCCATCGTAACGTAAAACGTAAAAGTACGGGAATAGTTGTTTCCTTTATTGCAGATACTGTTATTATTGTATTGACGTCAAGGGGTTACAGTAACAAGTTTATATCATATCCTATTAATGAACTATTTAAATTTAAAGAGTCTAGATCCATGTCCGTTGTTATGACCATAAAACATATATCTGTATCTTATGAAGATACTACAGTAAAAATATATGTTTCTCAAGATGAAAGAGGAATAAGTGTATTAGTTGGCTATGATTTGTTTGTAGATCTCATGGATTACGAGACAATAGATGGAGCTATCTTTGGTATGCTTTTAGATACTGAAGAGAGGAGAATAAATATCTCAACATCTCCTAAACCATATATTAAACTTATAGAAAGACAAGATTTCGGTCAATCGTGGAAGCCGTTGTTAGATAGTATAGATATTCAACAGAGGGGTAGAGGATTGCGTGAATGTAAAGCAAATGGGTTAACTATAGTTCTGCCATCTGATCTGGAAAGTATGTTGTTGAAATTTAATTATCATCAACGTTTTCATTTTAGACGAGATGATATATGTTTCCTGCATGAAATAAAGATTCATGAAATTCCAACATGGGGTTGTATGGAAATGTACGATGCGATAAATATAAACATCACTGACATAAAGGCTAATATAAGCAGTGAGTCAAGTTGCTTCATGAGATATGGTATGATTGTCTGCCCCGACTCAGAGTAAGGTATTTCATTTCCTTAATAAATTAAGATTTTTAATGCATCTATCATTATTTGTGTTCTGGTTCTTTCGATAAAAATCATATATTTGATGCCACGAATTAGGTTCAACGCATTCTTTTTTCCTCTATTATACTACTATATGTTAAATTATCCAGATTCTCTTGATAATTTAACTGTGTATTCTGGAACTGGTACATTATTAGAATAATAATATGTTGATCCTTTCGTCTTACAAATTCTTGGGGGATGGACACTTCTGATACAAGTGTCAACATATCCTCCGTTATAAAATATTCCATTTTTCAAGAGAATATATATCATGAAATTGTCAAGACAATTTCTCTATTTATAATTGTGTATTATATTTTATATTATCACATCTTCAAATAACCTATTAAAATAAACTATCAAATAAACTATTAAACAAACATATTGATATGGTAATCTTATATACAAAAGAGTTAATTTTAGATTATAATACGATACATTAAATATAATATATTCCATAACCCTGCAAGTAAAGCATATGATATTTTGAATATTTTAGGCGTATCATCATCCTCTGGATAGTTTCTATATGATAAAATAAAACACGTTATATATATAGTAATATATACTCCCATAATGACGTAAAACAATTTACTATACTGAAATATATTTAGTTTTGATTTTATCTTGATATTTGATAATGATGGAATCTCTGCAGATATTGTTGACATATTATATATAGTTATATATCTATAATTATCCTGTAATTCTATATTTGATAATACGATCTAGACAAAATAAAAATAATATACCAATAATTACTTGGGCTATGACAGTGTTCCACTTAGGATTTTCTAGCCATGATAAAAGATCAAAATTTACACTAGAACCTCCTGTCTGTTCCTTTTGGACGTCTTGTATATTTTCATGTTCTTCTCGAATAATTTTACGAAGCTTCTCACGACAGTGTTCACATGACATTAATTCAACAATAAGTTTATCACAATTATGTTTTGATGGTTCATCATGTTGTACATGATAATTTTGTTGCGAGGATACTCCTTGATTGATTTGATTGCCTTGATAGTTTTGATTGCCTTGATAGTTTTGATTTCCTTGATTGCCTTGATAGTTTTGATTTCCTTGATAGTATTGAGAACCTGATTCTCCGGAAGATATATGGTATGGTTTATAAGTGTCATAAGTTGTATCTATCTGATTATACATTTGACCGACATTGTCTGATGCTGTACCAAAAGAAATGCCATTCTGTGGTATATGATATTTATCTTGAAAATCAGAATTTCTTATATTTTCTGTATTTGTTGACATTGACTGATCTTTATCAGTATTTACAACATTCTTAAATGGTGATACAAAGGCTTCTTCGATGACAGCCGGCATCTATTTTATATTATAACTAATATAATATCTTACTTAAATTTAATGTTCGTATTTTCTAAACAAGTAAGTTGTGTATGCCATTCATATAGTTCAGACTCTCTATCATCTAAATCTGACGCTCTGGTAGATAACATAGACTCTTTGTTATCACAAGTTATCTCTCTTATATCTAACTCAGTTTCTCTATCCTTGTATGTCTTTAAACAAGTTTTCCAATAGTATATGTTATTATTTAATGAGTTAATATATACAGCAATTGCTATAGCAATTGCTATAGGTGGTATAACAGTAATAAAGATTGTTTTATTATACAGTAAATTATTCATATTCATATACATTCATCACAAGATTCAATTTATATAAATAATTGATGTCCAATTATAGATTATATTTATGAATACTTACCATAAGGTAATAAGTGAGTATCCTCTAAAAAATGTAATGTCGCTTGACATATCTGGATATAAGAAAAACCGTTCAGTGTTAAGAGCAGAAGTACTCAAGAATACTCCTCAATGCCTTATAACTAAATGGAATAATCCATATGAATGTGAGTGTGCCCACATTGTACCGAGGTGTTATGGATATGATATGTCGTTTCCAAATGTAAATCATACAAGTAATTGTTGTTTGTTATCAAATGGAATACATGCGTTATTTGATAGCATGCAATGGACTCTTGATATATATTATTTTTTAAATAATAGAATAACCGACGAATATTCATTTTGTGCTAAATTAATACTTACTAAAAATATTACTGATTGTAACACATCAAGCATACTTAGTGCATATAAAAATACTATAATCAAAGTACCTATAGAAAAATATGCATCTTTTATGATGCATTATTATGCATATCATGCGTATAATTTTTCCAGTGAAAAAGATCTGGGAAAAATATATCAACGCATGTGGGATAAAGGATTGTATAATAAATTTTCCAAATATAAGACGGTATCAGAACTTAAAACATTTATATTAAATTATAGAAAAACTCAAATTATTAATAATCTCTTATTTCCTATTGTGTGCATAAATGGTATTGATAAAAAATATGCCAATGTGATATGGGATTATTATGACTATAGCTTTATATCCAAAGAACCAATTTCATCGATTAAGGATACAGAAGCATATAATGAGTATATATCAATTATGTAATCTCATTATACATCCTGTGTCATAGGTACATCATCTGTCATGGGTACATCATCTGTCATGGGTACATCATCTGTCATGGGTACATTATCTGTCATGGGTACATCCTTTGGATTTATAAAAAATTTGTTCAAGACTTCTGTCAATCCCTTATAATCATCAAGGATTGTATCCGGAAAGTCTTCACTAATATTAATATATCCCAATGAACACAGTTCATTGGGAATTAGTTGTGTAATATCAAAATGTTTTTTTGGAATGTCTGGTGTAACAATACTATTAAATCGATAACCTAGAGATGATACAGCATTCCCAGTTTTAAAAAATTCTTGTAAATTCTCTACTGTAACATCATATTTAACATTTTTACTATTCATAATAATACAGCCCTTTATATAACACTTTTTTGATAAAATTTCTGGACGAATATACAAAATAAGATCATATTTACCTGAACTATCTGGATCCACTATCGTAATTTGAATACCCATAGTCCTTTTACACGAACCATGGATAGATTTCATAAGCTTTTTAAAGGAACTAGTGAGAAGATGACGAGTATTTTCTGGGTTAAGAAGAAGGTACATTAAAAATTTGGATTGATCATTTTTTGCGCACAAATATTTAAATCTATATTGGATATATTATATGATCTTTTATACTTTATTATATACATATCCTAAGTCTGATAAAATTAATATTGTATTAACAGCAATTATATTGTATTTAATACAATATGGAATGTTATCATCAATTCCCAATATAAATATATTATTCAATGAATCTGTTTTATTATTATCCGTACTTATATTTATTATAGATATTTGGTTAATTAAACAATACCCAGAACAAAAATTAACTAAGAAAAAGAAAGCAAAGAAAACGGTAAGAATTAGGACAGATAAAAATAAATATCACTATTATTCAAAACAATATCCTCAACAACAATATCCTCAACAACAATATCCTCAACAACAATATCCTCAACAACAATATCCTCAACAACAATATCCTCATCAACAATATCCTCATCAACAATATCCTCAACAACAATGTCCTCAACAACAATATCCTCAACAACAATATCCTCAACAACAATATCCTCAACAACAATATCCTCAACAACAATATGTCCCTCAAGTGGGGGTTCCTCAACAAGATAAAGATATAATGAGTGAAACACCGGATGTTATCCATAAAGATAGAAAACCTAAATTTAATTACTCATCGAATATTGATTCGGAGTCTGAAGAGGATTCCGTGATGATATCAGATACAAGCTCAGATATGTCTAATAGCGAAGAAGACTACTAATATTTATAGAATATCACGCATCATTAAACTACTCAAATATGTCACTGCATGACATATTTGGCATTCACGGCTAACCATTTTCGTTTTTGAATCTTTATCAAGAATGGTAATAGTAGATTTACAGCTTGGACAGGTTAAAAGTTTATTACAAAAACTATCGACAAACTTATTTATAATTGTTTGATTATAGCGACCAGAAAGCAGTAAAACATCCTTTTGATTAAATCTTGGTTTTGAATTTGGTAGTTCGTGTTCAATATTTGATACGAATACATGTTTTAAATCCACGGAATTTTTAATACTCTTTGGTTTAATTGCAGCAATAAATATGTCAATATCAGAGAGATATGTTGTTAAATTTAAACATTTTGATACAGGTATAGGACATGATACCTTTACAGCTTTCTCCGTAATATGCGTAATATTAGATGCCAATTTATTAAAATCCATTTCAGTATCATTATGATAATCATGTAAATCATTAATAATATTCCATTCAATTGGTTTCCATAACGACATCTCTTCTGTAATATCTGCACCATATACAATAGGCATACTACATTCAGCTGTTTTAATATTTAATCCGGCTACCAAGTGCCCATTAAGTTCCATTGCGACACAATTGTTTTTTTCTAGATTCATAACCACAGGCTTATCAAGTTTGACTAAAATAGTACCTTTCATATCACTTGATTTACCTTTACTTTTCTTAATCTTAAATGTCAATATAGTAGCAGATACATTCATTATACCATTAACTACAATGTTGATTTTATCACCTACTGCCAATTCTCCTAATTTCTGATTTACATCGCCTGACAATGCTGATACTGAACGGAACGAACCAGTCATACAGTCATATATAGGGTCTCCTTTACCGATATGTGACAATATCTGGCCTTTTAGTTTATCATCGCCACTAAGCCCTGCATAAAGACCAAGATTAACACCAATTAATCCTCCTGGGATAGCAACATCAATATTATTACTACCACTTTTTAATGCAGATACACGAGAAACGAGTGGTTGAATTACCCGTTTACCATTAATTATGTTAATGATACCTGGACGTATTTCAATAATGTCATCTTCTGCTAATACTCCCGCAAGGATAGAACCACCAACTACAGCACCCTGTAAATCATTCCATGATGTATTAGGTCTATTGATATTATATGACCGAACAATATACATTTTTAGAATATCGCTAGCTTGTTCTATTGTTTTGGGTAGGCGTTTATATACATGTTTAGCTATATTAACTATCACTGCATCCATGTTATCTCCTGTTGCAGCAGAAATTGGTAAAATATTATTATAGTTTTCTCCGAAATTAGTTTTTAAATAGGCATTAAGTTTGTCACGGTGTTCTTTAACATGTTTTGGTTTTACGAGATCTAATTTGTTAAGCAGATAACAAATATTATTACGGTCCATACCACTATAGTCTAAGGCTATAAGATGTTCATGTGTTTGAGGTTGTGGTATGCTTTCATTTGCGGCAATAACTACAAGTACATAATCCATAATAGCGGAACCACTTATCATTGTTGAAATATATGAATGATGACCAGGACAATCAACAAAACTTATTTGATATAATAACTCCAATTTTACCTTTGTATGGGGGTCATATGCAATCTTTGTAGTATCAGGGAAGGTATATACTTTATTTGTTGTAGGATTACGAAATAACTTGCAGTTAGCATACCCTAGACGAATTGTAATATTTTGTTCCTTTTCCTTTTTATGAACTTGAGTTGCTACACCTGTAAGTTGTCTAACAACAGAAGATTTACCTTGTGCTACATGACCCGCTGTTCCAATATTTATTATTGCTTGATTATTAACTACGTTGGATAATCTAATTTCATTTTTTAATGCAATCGACATTAAATTAATATATGATTCATTTTTTTCAGAGGTCAATGTTATGTTACCGCTCATATACATAACATTGACAGAAAATTGATTACGTGTCAATTATTAATTACAATGTATGTTAAATAGATTAGTACTGATATGTGTAATAGAAACCTACAATTAAAAGTAGGTTTAAATATAGATACTATTCCTTTCAGTAAAGAAGGTGACTGTGTGGAAGGGGAAATTTATTATTGTGATGCTAAGGATGCGCTTCAATGGATTAACATAGGTTATATGAATTTATGCACTGTTGAAATACCAAATGATGCACAAACAGTAAAATTTAAGGATAAGTATCGTTCAGATAAAATAATTATATGTGACACTCCTGTATTCTTTGACGAACATAAAATGTGGAATGATACAGATATCTGTAAACAAATGGTAAAAAATGATGGTCAGGTACTATCATTTATAAAAAATCAAACAGATGAAATCTGCAAACTTGCTGTTCGGTAAAATAACGATGCATTAGTTTATGTTTTACATAAAACTGATGAAATCTGTAAGCTAGGGCTTGCTTAATCAGCATATATAAAAAGATCAAAGTGATGATTACTTTAAACGTTACGTTCAATAAAACAGACGCTCATTAAATTTATTTAATTGTCAAATGTTATTGCAATTTGTGTATTTAGAACGAAATCATATGGTTTGTTTTTCTTTGGTATTTCTGATAATGATGGTTCGGTGTATTCAGAGATTATGATGTTTCTTGTATTTGAACAAAAGATACATATCATCTCCTCCTATAAAACATATTAAATTAAAACATATTAAATCAAAACATATTTTATGACTGATAATGGTTATTATATGTTGTTTCAAAATAAAAATGAAGCGTGTAAATATATTACAATGAGCTTATCTGATATCTTTACTCCAATGCAATTTACAGGAAGAATCGATCTTGAACCCAATCAACTTGATACTAATATGTATAAAACTATACAATCATTAGCTAAGAAAAAATATTCTGGTACATGTATTCCACATGTAGGATATATTAAACCAGGTTCTTTAAAAATTATTAAAAAGCAAATAGGTACATATCAAGGTACACATTTCACAGGCAATATGACGTTTAATCTTCAACTTTCAGGATTGGTTACACGTCCATACAAGGGAATGATTATCGATGCTATCGTAACACATAAAACTGATGCAGGGCTATCTGCAAGGAATTCCAGATTACCCTATGATCTGTGTATTCCTAAAATGCCTAATGATGAAAATAAAGACTTAATTGATAGAGTATCTAAAAATAGTCATATTCGTGTAGAGATTTGTGCTAGTGAACTTAATGCACCAGACACAGATACTTCACGCCCTGAGTATTGGGTTGTGTGTAAGTTAAGTGAAATTAACCTCACATCAATACGTAAGTTAGATATGCCATGTGTATTGCAATATGGTGATTTAGTAGCAGTTACTAAAAATTATGGTGGAATTGAAGATGATCGTAACGAATTAGCAGAAAATTATGACAATTTGCATGAGGCTAAGAGCCTAATCGAAGAAATGAATATTTCCTATGCTAAAGCAATCAGTAAGGCAGATATTAGTATACTCGATAATGATATTGTATTGCAGTCTGAATTAATTTATTTTAATCGTGGCTGTGTTCTTGGATACATATTAAATAATCATGCTGAATCTGGGTTCAGTAATGTTGTAACAGTACAAGTTTTATATGTAATTGGACAATCAGATTATAAGAAACGGTTTCCCATAGGCAAGGAAGTTACAGTTAATGTTAAGAAGGATTATTATTATGTTGATAACTTGTTGATTTTATCTGATCTTAAGAGTGATATATTATCAACTTCTGCAATTGACATATGGACTTCCCATATTAAATATGTGGTGAATCCATATGAAATGATTCATATACCTGGAAAATATAGAAGACAGCTTGAAAAGTTTAAGAATGTTCGTAGAGAACTAAATATTCCTGTCAAAAACCATCATGTTGTTAATCGAGCATATTTCAAAATGATTGAATTAATAAAATTAGTTATGGATAAAGATACAGGTCCAATGCAAATAGCTTGTATTGCTGAATCACCTGGAGGATTTATTCAGGCCTTAATTGACTATAGGACACGTTCTAGAGACAAATCTCTTATAGATAATCCAATTTACGACAGTATAACTGGAATGTCAATTTCTATAAGTGAAGGTGAAAGTGTATGGGGAAAACTAGTAGATAAGTTAAAGGATTATGAACAAGTGATTATCAATCAAAATGAAGCAACCGTCATCTCCTTAGAACAGATGACTTCGACCATTGTTCAGTTGATTGAAGGTGACAAAGGTAATATATTAAAGGAAGAATCACGACAAGAATATTATAAATTATTTGCCAATGAAAAAGCAGAACTTGTTACAGGAGATGGAGGAATCTTTAGAGATAAATCCGCATCGGATACAGAAGAGATGGATACATCAAAACTGGTTATTGCTGAAATACTCATTGCGTTAAATATTCAGAAACCAGGTGGTAGTTTTATAGTCAAAATTTTTGATATGGCTACATATGTTACGGTAGGATGTCTTTCATTACTATCTTATTGTTATGATGAAGTGTTTGTATATAAACCTAAAACTAGTCGTAATGCAAGTTCAGAAAAATACATTGTATGTAAGGGATATAACCTATCACAAGAAGAACTTAATATCATCGGTCCGAAGTTAGATAATATCCTGTCTAATACATTAGACTCTGAAACTTTTTTGGCAAAGATTCTTGTTCAAGAAGATGAGCAAATCATCGAAACGGTTACCCAATACAATAGTATTTATATGATAAAACAGGGGGATTTTATTCGTACTGGAAGAGATTACGCTCATCAATATATTACTAATATAGGTAATACAGATTTCCAAGCAAATACTATATTGTCATATACAGAAACACAAAATGCAAATAAAGCGGAATTTGATACGGAATACTTTTAATAATTATTTAATTGAGACATCGTTTCTTACTTTGAGAAATGTTGAAGCAAGCAAACATATTAACATTGACTTGTTGCACCCTAACAATATTTTAGCTTCAATATCACTTAATGTAATAAATATTAAAGCTTTTAATTCTGGTTTTAGACTCAGTTTAATAACGCTTTTGTTAATATCATCGATTAAATCTAATAAATTTATACTTCCAGATAGTTGCATGTCTGTTATAGTTTCAATTGATTGTTCCAGACTATCATTAAATAGAGAGTGGATTACAGCATTTATATTTTTGACCGAAGGTTTTCCAAGATATGAATATATATCTTTTGATTCTATCCTTTTGTTTAAAGACTTATGATAAGTGTTCATACCCTGTAGAATATTTAAAATCTGTCTAAAGTCTGTTTCTATATTAACAAGACAATCTATAGCATCTTTGGTTATTAACATTTTTTCAGCTAGAACTATTTGTTTAACCCTAACTTTAATCGAGTCTCTATTTAAATGCGAAAATATTAATTTAGTACAACGGGACTGTAAAGCAGGTGTAATTTTATTACCATCGTTACAAATAAGACAAAATCTAACTACTTTTGAATGTTTCTCTATTACACTTTTAAGAGCATTTTGTGCTTCATTAGTCAGGGCATCTGCTTCATCAAGAATAACTAATTTTACTTTATTACTGCGACGTTGTACAAATTGTATTACTTGATTTCTGATGGTATCTATACCACGTTCACTAGAACTATTTATATCTGTTATAAAATTCTTATATTTTTTACCATATATGTATCGTGCTAGATTAATAACCATTGAGGTTTTACCTGTTCCAGGTGGCCCAACTAATAATAAATGTGTAAGTTCATTGTTATCCACAAGACTCTTAAGTGTTCTTATCTTGTCATCATGATCAACAATTTCATCTAATGATAATGGCCTGTATTTTTCAATCCATGGTAATTCTTGAATATCTGTCATTATTATATGTTTAATGTTGGGTCATTTTTAGTTAATTATATATATATATATATGTCACGTATTATTAATATAAATGATGTTAAATTATCAATTAATGATTATTTAACACAGGAACCATGGCGTAATAATCATTATAGTTTTTACAAAATGTTATTACAGCTTGCTAAGAAATATTCTGATAAAGCCGTTACATATAACCAATCTAATAATGATAATAAAGATATAATATTAAATGTCAAAGAACAACAATGGTTCAAGTATTCTGTAAATAAGACATATATACTACAATTACTTAATAATATGTATATTACAGATATTACAGATATTAAAGATATTAAAGATATTAAAGATATTAAAGATATTAAAGATATTCCATCTTATGTACTGAAACTTAATATGGGTAACAATGTTTGGTTTTTGATTGAATATTTAAATAAAAATAGTAATAGCAAAAAACAAATAAAATATAGGGTATCGTTTATGAATCATATGGATTCACATGCATATATATGTTATTATAATTCATTAAAATCTAAATCACGCAAATTACCAGAATATGATAAAATCAATGAATATTTACCAGAGCTTACGCGATTTGAAATAATATGTATTGTAAATGAGCTTATTATTTATTATGATATTTATAAATTATTTACTGATATACATATTGGTAGTGATTATCCTTTATCATTACATAAATTAACTGAAGTAACTTTCAGTAAATTAAAAAAATGATAGATGTCATTATATAATGACAGAAATTGATAAGCATTTGGATACGATTATAGACTCTATGGTAGATAATTACCCAAAAGACGAGGTAGACGAGGTAGAATTTTCCATCCGTGGCCCAGTCAATAATGACAAGAGTCCGTGGAATCTAGGTATATCGCAATTTCGTTCACTTTTAAAAACCCTTAAAGAGACTCTTAAATTAGAGGTATATGAACCAGAAATGATGCTAACAATTCACGATTGGGCCCAGAGACGTGTTCGTATAACAGATTTGGATACAATATTATTATATTGTAAGACAGACACAATTTCACCTGATTCAATGGAACATGTAGTATTCGAAACAAAAAAACGTATCTTGAAACCTATTGATTTCTATGGTTTAAGATTACGTTATAACTCTGAACAAGTTATTGATGACGAAGATGAAAAAACTAAACTTCTTGTTATGTTTCGTGATAAAAAGGAAATGAAACTATATCGTTTTGCTAAAAGATATAGTATCATAAAACCACTTAAAAGTACAGAGAAAGGTAAGCTTAGATTGGATTTTACTGTTGTACGACAAAGTATTGGTCCGGATTTCAGAGCGGCTAAAATAATTGGTCCAACTGCCACACGTACTCCTGAACTATACGAGGTTGAATTGGAACTTCTTGATATCAGCAGAGATGATATTCAAAATGAGGATATCCAGTCAGAAATTAAGAATGTATTAAAAATAATTTTATTGCATCTAAATGGTGGTATTACAATTGCTACACAAGAAGATAAGTTAATTTCTGTTCAAAACTATGTTAAATTATGTAAAAGTGTATATAATCAGTTACCTGCCGTCAAAATTACAACGTTAGCACAAAACATGTTACGAGATATTGCTCCTTATAATATTTCTGCATATATATCTACATTGGATAGAGGCAAAATGATCAATAAAAAAATGCAGGATAAAACTGTTCCATATGTTTTTACTGATAAAGCGGATGGAGTGAGAGCTCTCATGTATGTAAATAATGATGGTAAATGTAGTTTAATTGTCAAGGAAACTATTAAATTGTTAAAAAAAGGTCAGGATTTTCTAACAAAGAAAATTATAAATACATATGATAAACAAATTGCTTCAATACTGAAAGTTATTCCAACCGACATGATTCTAGGTACATATACTAAACTTGTACAAGAAAATGATACTGTTGGTGAGGATGGGAAACAAATAAAGGGAAAAGTAGGGAAAAAAGAGTATTCATTTAATAATAGTGTATTTGATGGTGAACTGCTTATCCATTCAAATGGAAACTATTATTATAAAACATTTGACATACTTATACATAATAGTGAATCAATGATGGATACAGACTTTAAGGAACGCAATAAATTATTTGATATTGTATCTGAAACAGAAGGCTGTTTCCATGTATCTCCTAAAAAGTTCATAAAATATACAAATAATTTACCTAAATTTTCCGAATTTACAGAAAATCTAATGACGGAGGTATCAGAATCGACTGGAGAAGTTACCAGTATTAAAATTAAAGATAATGGTATAATATATGATTTAGACGGCCTGGTATTCCAACCAGAAACTGGACCATTGTCACATTATCCACAACCTCAAAAATCTGGTTTTCCGAGTACATGGAAAAGTGTATATAAATGGAAACCGCTTCATCATTTAAGTATAGACCTAGCACTTACATATAAAGGCAAAAGTGCACCTATCACAACACGTAGAGAAAAAACAGTAAATTCAATGACTATACAAGAAACCGCAAATAGATATGCCGTATTCACTGCACATAGCGGTAATAGTAAAGGGGACCTATTTATGTCAGAATATACATGCGATGTTTTGTTATCAGCCGATTCAATTCCACGTTCAGAAGAAGGAGAACCAATTGTAAAAGGAAACATAGTTGAATGTCGTTTGTGTATGAAAGGTCGTTTCCATTGGATACCTGTACGTATTCGTCATGATAAATGGAAACCAAATTCTGAAAAAGTATATGATTCAACACTTCATTCACTTACTACAGAACCAATAACAATGGATAATCTATCTAATATAGATGGAGGGTTTGGCGGACATCCTCAATTAACGGTAACTAAGATTAACCGTAATATAAGCAATGAACATATTATTAAACGTGCTTTATTAATCAAAGGAGATATTGTATTATTTGATCTAGCATGTGGGAATGCTAAGAGTTCATGGGCCTGGGTACAAATACGTAAAAGGCAGCCCTCTAAGGATGTAGCTATTCTAGGTATTGATGCAGAAAACATAAGTAAGGCTAATATCATTATGGAGGCTAATTTTAATCTTATTGCCAACAAAAATAACAAAGAACAATATATTGACAAGTATACATTTGTACAAGCAGACTTCTTAAAACCTCTTCATTTAGAAGCATCATCATATCAATATCTAACAACTCCTGAAAGGTTTAATATTATTAATTGTGCATTTGCAATACACTATGCTCTGCGATCAAAAGAAGATTTTCTGATATTTTTAGCAAATGTTAGCCGTAACTTAAAATCAAATGGTGTATTTATTGGTTCGTATATGAACAAAACTAAAGTATTAGATTTGTTTCGTAACAGACAAGAGGACCATAAACAACTACTTGATGGTGTAAAAATAAGTGAGGATAATACATCTGTATATGCGGAACTCGGTATGATTAAAGGCAGTGATATAATGTGGAAAATTAAAAAAACATATAAAGGAGACTTACCTGGAGTGTTTGATAATAACTCAATTGCTATTGACTTTATGGGTTTATATAAAAATAACCAAGAATATCTTATAGATTTAGAAGACCCTGATATAATTTCTTTAATGAAACAATATAATCTAGAATTAGAGGAACATATTAGTTTTCATCAAATAATAAATGCATCAGATTATGATAATAAATATATAAAAGAATTATATTCAAATACGGCATCGAGCGAAAAGGTATGGATGGATCTTCATTATAATTTTACCTTCCGAAAAAAGGGTAGTATGGATTCTTATAATAATTTATTCGTCACTGATTCCAAGACTGTAAAAACAACACAATTACTTAAACCCGTAAAGACACCTAAAGTAACTAAAACAATAAAACCCATTAAAACAATAAAACCCATTAAAACAATAAAACCCATTAAAACAATAAAACCCATTAAAACAATAAAACCCGTCAAACCAACTAAGTAAGTTATTAAATAAATAAAGTGAAAAACATATTATTATTAATGTTTTATCCAATTCCAATAGAGGACATATCAAGTACATGCAACTATATCATATTAAAACAAATTTCTATTTGTATAGAGGTTACAATTATACTATGTATTACTCTTGTATTTATAATATTATCATAGATTATTTCTTTTTTCTTTTCGCTTTTCCATGCTTTGCACGGAGAGGATCATATAACGTTTCAGGAAGGTTATATTTAGTTTGTGAATGATCCATTAGATCATTTGCTGCTTCGTCTGTTGTCATTTTGTTTCCAAGAACGGATATCATATTATCAAAACATTTATTTACAGTTTCCATATCAACTCCATCGAGAATCATAAAAAAAATATCACGGAGATTTTTACGAAGATCAGGGTAGCGCAGAGTATATACTTCTATCATATTATCTTCCAATGCCTTCCGTTTATCATTTAGTTCTGACATTTCTTCGTGAACTTTTGGATTTTTACCAAGTTCTTTATCCATTACCGTAGGGAATATACATTGTATTTCTAAGTTAACAGTATCTAGCTGTTTTTTTATATCTATATATGCGAGAATATTATCATCCAAGTCATGCTGTTTATTTAGTTTATCCATACGTCTCTTTAAATATTCTGGTGTAAATAAGTAATCTTGTTCATCTATATTATCCAATTTTGATTTGATTTCTAAATATGATTTTGTCCAACGCATAACATTATCCATATCATTACATTGTTCACGATAAAACGATATATTATTCTTATCCAGTGTAAAATCTGTTTTAGTAACTTTCTCAGATGTATATCTCTTATAAAAACTCATTATACTATATTATATTATTCTCTTTAATATAGTATATTATGCCACGCATTCCATTTGATAAAACGTTAGAATATTATAATATAATTGAGATAGCATTAATTGATCAAAATGGTAACACTTTGCAAATAGAAATGGATGACCTTGATACAGGTTATGGTAAATATAGTGGCTATTATCCTTATTTGGCTGCCCAAAAAGCAGTATCAGGTATATATAAGTGGATGAAAAATAATAATTACGATAATTTTGATGAAGAAAATGCTCCGCATATTGTATTTATTATTCAAAGACATTCAGATAATTCTATTTTTGGATATAGAGGCTATCGTGTTGTACATTCACAGGCTCCTCGTAATATAATCGGACCAGACGGACGTAAGAGAACACATAATTGGAAAAATGTAGTATACAAAGTAGATTTAGACTTATAAACAATATTAGTTAATTTATATTTAGTTACTTATCCTCCTTTGAAACAACTATCCATTCCGATGGATTTTTAGTTGGGACATAATAATAATCAGAGTCCGTTTGATGACAATGACTATAATCTAATGGTAAATATATGTCAATGTTGCCACCATAATCGATATAGTACTCAATAATCATTTCATTTCTCCATATATTTAAGAGAGGGATCCTATTGATATGATCAACAAATTTATCATTAGTAACAAGTTGACAATCATGTTTTATAGCGATATAAATACTATAATAATCATCATCTACACCATAAGGAGTCGGATACACTGTTACATGAGTATTAATATACCATGAATTTATTAAACTTTCCACACCTCTTGTTATTTTTTTATTCCAGTTATATTTATGAATATTCAAATGCCTTTTATGTAAAACAACAATAATATGATAACCTGGGTATTTATGCTCTAATAGCATAACAAGATTATTTAGCTGATAATATGAATTTGGACAAATTCCACGCGAATCCTGGAAATTATAATACATTATATTTGCAGCATCTATAACAATTAGCTTGTCATCTGGTTGAGTACGGAGCTCTAGAATGTCTGATGGAATAGTAGGAATAGACGATAGTACATCGTCTTTCTCTTGACTTGATAACATAATCTTACATAATGGCAGTTTATCGCTATTAACAGTAATTATATTATGTAATGTATTTGAACACATTACATAACTTTTACATGCATGAAACCATGATAAGACAGAATCTTTAATATGATGTGGTACATCTACTGCAAATACCCATTCTAAATCATCATTGTCAAGAGGAAACTCTTTGTGATAATTCATAAAGAGTGAATATGCGCAGCCCCATTTTTTATTTTCTTTGTAATACATACTGATCATACTTACATGCCTTTTTCTAATTTTTTTCATGGAATGGAGTCTTTTTAATGTTATAGTTGCTTCATGTGGCTTGTCTTCTTTCAATAATGTATTAATCAGACATATACCATGCTCTAAATTGTTTACTGTTTCAGGTGTAATATTATTGTTAAATAGTACAGTTGCAGCTATATCATACTGATGATTTTTAACTAGATTGTGAATCATCATAGTTAATACTTTCTTTTTATGTTCAGTGCTCATTGTATTAAAGATATCGATTACATTACCGTTTTTCAGTCCAGTTTTAATTAACATAAATGGATTTTTTTCAGAGGACATTATTGTATAGAAAACAACGTCATTCATTTTTTTTTGGGCGAAACAGCTTTATTTTAATCTAAAAAGTTTTTGATTATTTTTAATACATAAGGAGTCAGTATATCATTGTGATTTGTATTAGTAATATACATTTTAAGGTTAATATTATTTTTTAATTGATTTTGTATTTGGGTACTATGTTTTATATTAATAATAGTATCAAAATTACCATGATATATGTTTATTGGGCAATAACTTATGATTTTACGTAATTCTTCTAAATTATTATAATAGTAATCTGATATTAAATATCCTCCAAATAATGTGTAATCATTAATTAGATCATTTATATTAATAAATGGTGTTATTAACTGTAAACTAAGAAGTAATTTCTTAGGTAAAGAACTGGCTAGTTTACATGCAGGTCCACTACCAATAGATTGTCCAATTATATGAACTTTAATTTTATGTTTATAGAGCCATTGTGCAAGAGTATTTACTCCTTCTAATATAGTTTCTGTTACAGTTAAATTATTCTTACATGGAAAGGCACCCTTATATCCAGGGTACTCAGGAATGATATATTTTGGATATAAGTTACTGATTAAACTGTTTATACTATCAGATGATGTAGCATTACCATGATAATAGATGACAGCCTTTGTGATTCCTGGATTCAAAGAGTCTATATTTCCAATGTAATTTAATTTAGTTCCTAAATCAAATGATATTGTTCTTAGCGGAATTGACGATGTTCCATTAACAGGATAATAAATTAAATAATCGATATTCATTAACAATAATAAAAATTATTGTTTTAATATATTTATCCGTCGTCATTATATTAATTCTGTATAGCGATTAAAATGAATTCAGGACACTAACTACATATAAAACAGACCCATCAATTATTGCTTTTTTCCATTTATGTACCCCCATTCTTGTGTTTTATTCCATCTTCCAGAATGTAGTTGCGGGTCCGTCTATCCTATGGTGTTTACCCTCTTTGTACCATGATTCTTGTGTTTTTATCCCATCTTTCCATAATGTAGTTGCGGGTCCGTCTATCCTATGGTTTTTTTCCCTCTTTGTACCATGATTCTTGTGTTTTTATCCCATCTTTCCATAATTTAGTTGCAAGTCCATCTAGTCTATGTAATTGGGGATTATTGTACTATGTTGTAAACATAGGAGTTGATGAAATTTTATTATTACCTTTTGCCCATGCAGTTTCTGTAATAATGATATCTCGTGGATCATTAGTAAGGTATCCATTAAGATGATATACTCTTTCAATCAAATCTCTTATGGTTATATCTCCTATTTGTGGACCAAGAACCTTTTTTATATCTTTTACTACTGCTTTGAAGTATTGTCTCACTCTAAATAAACTTTTTTATTTGTTAATGCAAATGATTTTAATTCCATATATGACAGGTTGTTTAAAATGAATTCAGGATACAAATCATCAAATTCATCGTCAATCAATACATGGAATTAAAATCATTTGCATTAACAAATAAAATATATATATATATATATTAAAAGTCCTATACATTTACTTTAATTATTCCAAGTTAACGGATGTAATCATAAGCTCATTGTAACTTAATTTATCAAATTGTATATACATATATGTATTTATAAACGTCATGGAAAGTGATCGCATCGGACAGTCATAACAGTTCTGGTCCACCATTATGTTAGGGTTCACAAAGTACACATATCCGAATTTAGTAACTATGTTCTGTCAGCTGTATCACCCCTCGTGTACGGGTACCTGTATCACTTCTCGTGTATGGAGGCATGTATCACTTCTCGTGTATGGGACTCCTCGCGTATGAGTGGCCATGAAAGTGATCACGAGGTGGTCATTGGGGCTGGAGGAAGCTGAGTACACCTGGCCTAACATGTGAGAGGTGGGAGACCCACTAATCACTTCTCGTGTATGAAGGCATGTATCACTTCTCATGTATGTGACTCCTCGCGTATGGGTGGCCATGAAAGTGACCACTAGGTGGGCACGGGGGCTACAGGATACCGAGTACACCTGGCCTAACATGTGATAGGCGGGAGGCCAACTGATAATCTTTTCTCGAAACGACGAAAACTGACCGACCGGAAAGATTGATGATGCTTCTGACCACACCACACACATATCAAATGGACAATGCCCTACAACTTCATAATGAACCGTTGGGACTTTTATTGATGGACATGGGAACCGGGAAGACACTGACAGTATTGTTGGCTCTATGTGAACGATACAAGTCATCTCCTAAAACTACATCCATAATCACTATGCCTAACAGCATACAAAAGAATTTCCAACTGGAGATAAAAAAACATTACGGCAAGTTTTTTAAGGTGAATAACATTACCAAAAAAACTCAACACGTAAAACAAGGATTTCTTAATCTAATACCATTCAGTGTCCTGTCTGCCTTTAGCGAGGACACTTCAATAGATTTTGACATATTTATTGCAGATGAGGCACATGTTGCAAGAAACAACAAAACACAAATCTATACATATTTTAAAGCTCTTGCAAATGCTTCAAGTTATACATGGCTTTTGACAGGGACACCTATTGTTAATTACAAATGTGATTTATCGAGTCTTTTATCGCTAAAAGACGATAGTGTATGTAAGGTTTTGCGAACCTGCAAAAAGGAAGTGTTAGATTTACCAGAAATTCAATACCTTAAACATCTAGTAGATGATCATGCACCTACAGCATATAATTCACATTTTAGATTAGCTCAAATAACAGAAGAGAGGGTTCATTCATGCTTTAATGTTGAGAAATGGAAACATATTAAATCTCTTCGGGATACGGGCGAAAATGTTCTTGTATTTATGTCATTTAAAGATGCATTATTCGAATTAATGACGTATCTTGATACAACTCTTACAATTAATGGAGATATGTCAATGGCACAGAGATACAAAAATATTGATACATTTCAGAAAGACGGAGGTGTCATCATATGTACATATGATGCGGCTGGTGTTGGAATTAACTTAACAAACGCCCATCACGTATGTTGTGTCGATCCGGCCTGGAATCCATCTAAAATCAATCAGGCTGTTGACCGTGTTCATCGGTATGGACTAGAACATGAGGTTAAGGTGCATATTTATATGCAGCCAAATGAAAGATGGATTTACTCTCTGGTTAATTGTAAGGAAGCTCTTATTGAGGAAGAGCTTGAAATCGAAGAGAGACTTCCCCTTGAAGACGTGAAAACTACCTACAGTAGTGTATCTAGCATACCCGTAAAGCAAACACTTCATATATCAGATACAGCCGTTGTAAAACCGATCAGACCAACTATTGTAAAACCGGTCGGAACAACTATTGTAAAACCAATCAGAACAACTATTGTAAAACCAATCAGAACAACTATTGTAAAACCAATCAGACCAACTATTGTAAAACCAATCAGACCAACTATTGTAAAACCAATCAGACCAACTATTGTAAGACCTACTGGCCTTTTAGGACTACCCAGGCCAGTAGATGTATGTTAATAGTTATGCTTGTTTATTAAAGTTAAAATATAAGTTTTACTTTGTTATCCGAAAGATTATATAACTTTTAAATTGATAAGACACATCTTGATAATAATTGGACACAAAAAGAACTATATGATTTAATTATAAAAAAATTCAGGTCTGATATAATGGACCTTAAAAATATTCAAGTTCTATTGTATTTTTTGGTTAGGATAGATAATGGATAACGTCAAATGACTATCTTTGTATAACAACTACTTTATATGAATATAAAACTAAAATATGTATTATACCATCAGCTGTATATTATATAGGAAATGTTACATATGTACTTTAGTTGTTAGGATTTGTTGAAACAGAGGACAATCATCGGTTGATTCATGAAGAAGTTTATGTATATTAAACTCAATCGAACATATATCCTGTTGAACAAAAACTACATGTATGTCTCACCTCGAGGTGAGATGATGATACTTCTTTTAGTATTTTTGGTCCTATATCGTAAAATTCTACAATAATGTCTTTATAATATTACTAAGTATAGAGTTATCATTCTCATCAATCATTAAATCTATTAATATATTCTGTTTTAAGTAAATAATATAATTAACATACTATCGATTAATTTTTGCAAAGCAAATAAGAATAAAGTATTTATATCCATACATTATATCCATACATTATATCCATACATTATATCCCATACAGACTAGGAAATTTTTTTCGTCGGTATTTGTCTCTTTATAAACAGTTCCGTATTTTTCGAACTCCTTTGAATTTGTATAAACAATTATTTGTTCAGTCCGTTTTAATCCATTATTTTTCCTTAGTTTGGATACAACAGATTTAAATTCTCTTTTATGATAAATATCATATTGTTCGTCACTTCCATTGGAATCGATCCATAATGGAATATTGTCAGAAGTTAACCTAACATCCTTAACTCCATTCTTTACAGTAATTATTGATGTAACTAAATAATCAATATCTTTTGTCAATTCATCCATAGTATCATTAATTAATTGTTCTTTTTGTTTTACTGTTGGATTATTTAAAATATCCTTATAATATTTTAAACGTTTTCCCAATCTCTTACCAACCTCTTTATAATTCAATATAAATTTATGATTAACATTTAGTACTTTCATTGCTTCTTTTTCTTCTAATAGTTCAACATTCATTACATTACATGTAGTCTTTATATATGGAATCATCTTAGAAGGACAACAAGATTTTAATATTTTAACTGATTTAATAGGATACTTAAATCCCATACCAAGACCAATGTTATTTAGATTTCTAACTTCTTCACGAAAACGTTTTATTTCTTCAAGACATACGAATAATTTATTCATTTCCATATTATTTAAATTCTGTTCCATAGATTTGTCTTCTGTAATTTCCTGATCTGGAAATAGTTTATCGTGTATTGAACTTAAAATAGGAATATTATTATAGTTATTAAGATACAACCATTCAGCTAGATGTGGTGCAAAAGGAGCTAACATCAAACTAATCCGATATATAATTTTTTTACATGTAGCAAATACCAAATTATTGAATTTTTCACCAATCAGATAATGCTTATTCATATTGATAAATTTACGTGAAAAGTCATCAATTAAATCTTTTAAAAGTTCAACAATATTCCATAGTTCATATTTGTTCATATATGTATTATACATATAGTATGTATTTTCTACTTTAGACTCAATCCATTCAATACATGCATTAATACTGGGATCATCAATAATATTATCAATATTTTCTTTATATAGCTTTGCCTCATCTAGCAATTTAATAACATTTTGTAAAGGAATATGAAATTTTTGTACCATTTGTCGAATATGACTATATTCTATTTTAACAGCTTCTGCTTTTGTTGCTTTGGTTTGCGCTAAATACAATCTTGTAGCATCAGCCCCATATTGATCTAATACCTTCATAATAGGTTCATAATTCCCCTTACTTTTGCTCATCTTTTGACCGTCTTTTGCCAGCACTATACCGTTAACTATCACATTACGAAAGGCAGTATCTTGTTTTAATGCAGTACTAATAACTAATAATGTATAAAACCATCCTCGTGTTTGATCAACCCCTTCTGAAATAAAGTCAGCCTTAAATTTAGGTTGTCCGCTAGCAAATGGCATACTACCACTCTCAAACCAACAATCAAAAACTTCTGGAATACGTTTAAGTGGTATACTGTCATTTTTGCTTGGAATTAAAATTTTATCTAATGTTGGACGATGCAAATCTAATTTATCACATTGTTCAATGTTCAATAAATCGCCATCTAAAATGGCACCATGTTGTACAAACTCCGATGTATTACTGATAATTACAGTCTCGTTACCATTTGTCCATATTGGAATAGGTGCACCCCAATAACGGTTACGTGAAAAACACCAATTTTGTTTACCATCAGCAACCCATCTATACATACGACCAGTACCTACATTATCAGGTATCCATTTAATACTTTTGATTACCTTTAAAATATCACCTCTAATTTTATCAACATCTACAAACCAGCACGAAACTGCTCTATACATTAAAGGTAACCCAGAACGCCAACAATGAGGATAAGTATGTTGTATTTGTTCAGTACAATATGGCTTCATTGTATATTTGAGTTTTTTCAATATAAATTTATTTACTTTTGTAAAGAATTTTAGATGATTTAATTCAGGTTTTACAGGTAGTTCAAAATATGTAGCATATTTTTCTTTCATCATTCCATTCTCATCATATGGAATATCAAACCTGGTATCTTTTGTCATAATATTATTTTCAAGACATACTCTGTAATCATCTTCGCCAAACATAGGAGCCATATGTACAACACCAGTACCTGTATCAGTTGTAACATACTCGTCACATAATATTTTATAACATTGTTTAGTATCCATAAAGTCAAATAATGGTTCATATTCGATATCTTGTAATTCTTTACCTTTGATAAAAACTTGGTCAATATCTGTATCTTGTTTTAATGAAATAACACTATTTCGAATTACGTATATAGCTTCTGGATTAACACATAATGCCTGATTACTAACTAGAGACCAGGGCGTAGTTGTCCATGCACTTATATATGTTAAACATCCTTTAAAAGGATGTTTAAGTTTAAACAGTACTGTAGCTGAAGTATCAGTGGTTTCTCTGTAATCCATAGCTACTTCGAAATTAGAGAGTGGTGTGCAACAACCGACACTATAAGGCATAACCTTATATCCTTGATAAATTAATCCTTTAGTAAATAACTCATTAAAAACAGACCATACTCCTTGAATATATGTATTGTTCATAGTTATATAAAAGTCATTAATTGGTCCACATGCCATTCGTGAATAAGTATCACCCCACGAATCTACACATTCCAATACAATTTCGCGACAAGCATCACAATATTTATCAATTCCATATTCTTCAATATCTTGTTTGCTTTTAAGATTTAATCTCTTTTCAATCTCCATTTCTATAGGTAACCCATGTGTATCCCATCCAAAATTACGAGGAACATGGTATCCTGTCATTCTTTTATACCTTGTAACAATATCTTTAATTGTCATATTAAGTAAATGACCATAATGAGGGTTTCCAGTTGCAAATGGTGGTCCATCATGAATTAGAAATAAGGGTAAAATTTCATTTTTTTCTACTTGTTTATGTTTAAGGGTACGCCAATATTCTGTCAATGTATGTTCATTTAGTGTACCCATATAATCTTTTCAGTGAATTCATTTTTTTTCATTTAGCGAAATACCTTTACATGATGTTTATACCATATGAAATAGCCATATGAAATAGGATTGCAAATCCTATCTAAGTTTAATAGATATAATTTGTGATAATTAAAATTGATCAATAAAACCATGTAATGAGTGATAAATCATGGTATAATACTAAACTAATCACAGATGATGTAGTAATGTTCACAGCTGGTTCAGTTGACGAATATGGATATTCTATTTTATTAGATGAATATGGAAATAAAGAAGCTTTTCTTCCATTTACAATGCTAAGTACTAGAAAAATCAAGAAAAATCCTGCATCATTCCTTAAACCTCAGTCTAAACATTGTGGTGTTGTAAACGAAATAAGTGACAGTAATATTATAGTATCATTAAAGGACATATCTAAGTCTCAAAAGAAAAACCATTCTAAATTGTACAATTTAAATAATAAATTATTCTCATTGTGTCGTCGTCTTTCGCATTTTAAATATACTGAAGAAAACTGGCACAATGTTTTTAAAATATCACTTGAAAACTATCAACAAAGATTAGATGAATTGGATGATACAGTCCATCCATACAATATTATTATTAACAGAATAATGATTGAAGAAACAAAGAACTTACTTCCTTCTGACTATATGAATGTATTATATAACAATCATTCAATTTTATTTGGTATAAAACCATATGTTGCAAACGCAACAATAATGCTTATAACTTTTTCATCAACAGGTAACGAAGTTATTAAAAATGAAATAAGTAGGGTACAAAGAGATATTAATTCCAATGAACGTTTGTATACTGATCAGGAACTCTATGATCAACAGGATAGGTTTAATATTAATATTGTACCTATTGCATTACCAAATGTTACGGTGACAGTTACAGCATATAAGGCTGATTATTGTCTGTCAATACAAAGCAAGCTGCTAAGATTGTTAAAAGATGGTGTATGTGATATTATCAGACTAATTAAATAAATATTTTTAATTGGACACCTAAATTAAAAATAGTTGATATATTAACGGAAATTAAAGACACTGTTACTACACCTGACCTCACAGATCCTTTATGTCCTCACGCTTTTTGAACTATATAATAATAAGGAAAAGTACTATAGGTCATGTGTGAAACACTTATGAACCAATAAAGTTTAAATACATACTAGAACTTGACAAGCTTTGATAGTAGCCGGTTCTTATCCGTAATCTCTGTATAAAAAAAAATGAATTTATAAATGAATTTATAAATAATGTTTTCTCGTGATTTAATATCATATAGTGTTTTAAATAATATAACATCACAAATACCATGGAATAATATCTATATTAAAGTAATAATTTTTTTATATATGTGTTATCATATTGTTCCAGAAAAATTATATATTAATTTGATTGAAAATATAATTTCCCGTACTTTTGGGAGGGTGAACACTATATCATTTAAATTTGATGATGAGCGAAGAAATAATTTAAGTTTTAGGTTCTCAGCACTCAGTAAATATATCAGTTCACAAAACACGGATATATTTAAATTAATAGAACATGTCAACCATGAATGGGACTCCAATGACGAAGTTATAGACAGATCATTTTATAAAGTTAATCAAAAACAGAAGTTTTTGATTGATGAAGGATTACAAATATATGGTAGAGTACAAATTTCTGAAAGTGAGGAGAAAGATAAGTTAGGTAATAAAAAGTCTATAAAAACTGTCACTGAACTGGATGTATTTTCTGAAAAAATAACAGTTAATGAAATAAAGAATTGGATAGAAATGATTTATCTTAAAGATAAGAGAAAAATGGAACGAAAATATCATAATAATCCACATTTATTTACAATAAGATGGGATAACGATAAAAAAAGTACAGTTGTTAATACAAAAAAGTTTATATCCAATGCAAAATTTGAAAACAGTTGGGCACCTTTCCAAAATACATTATTGAAAAAGATAAAATTTTTTCTGGAAAACGAGAAATATCATCAAGAAAAAGGAGTACCATATACTTTTGGGATAGCAATGGTTGGACCTCCGGGAGGAGGTAAAACTCGTGCTCTAAAACAAATTATTAATCATACAAAACGACACGGTGTCATCATTGAACTGACAGATGATTTTGATCTCAATGTTTTGGAGTCCATTATGCACGGACATGTAAATGATGATATTTGTTTTAGTCCAGATGAAATGATTATAATATTCGAAGATATTGATGTGGCTACAAATTTAGTTCATAATAGAAAAGATGAATCACATTCTAATACAAAAGAATATAAAATAGACCGACCGGAATCACACATTAATAATGATTCAATGATGATTATTAATTCAAACACACTAAAAAAGCCCAAGCTTCAACATCTTGGAAAATTACTTAACATAATAGATGGTGTTTGTGAAAGACACGGTGGTATGATTTTTTTAACATCAAATTATCCAGACAAATTGGATTCTGCATTGATACGTCCTGGTAGAATTGATTTAAAAATAGAGGTAAATAAATTGACAACTAGAGAGATTTATGATTTCTCGAAACATTTTTGGGGAGAACAATTTGAATATAAATATCCTCAAATAAAACAAGATATAAATGGGATATATTCTACCGCAGAATTAACTAATATATTTCGATCTGCTAGAGGTAAATTTAACAATATTAAAGACCTTTTAATTAGTAATTAAAACTTATTTTACAATTTTAGTAATGGGTACATACATATCAAGACCAGACTTTGAAACGATATGAAATATTTGAATTGATAATACATAATATTTGAATTTAAATATTTAATCAAATATTTAAATTATAATGACTGTCAACTTATCAATAGATAATTATAGTTTAACAATCGCAGGCAAACAATTGTTAAAAAATACTAAACTAATTGTTGCCGAAAAGAATAAATATGCACTTATTGGTAAAAATGGTGTCGGTAAATCCACATTTCTATTAGATCTTAAAACAAAGTTTAAAGAAAATGTGTGTTATTACGTTTCTCAAGATATATTAACGGTTGAAGATTCGGTATTTGACCATATACTCAGCACCAATAAACCAGTGTGGAAACTAAAGAAACTAATTGAATCATTAGAAGATAACTATAATGACAATGATAATGATACAGATACATTAGAAGAGCTATATACTCAATGGGATTGTAATGGTTACCGTATAATTGAGTCTCATCTTCACGGTATTTTATATGGTCTTGGATTTTCTAATGAACAACAACAATTATCAGTGAATAGTTTTTCTGGTGGATGGAAGATGCGTATAAGTCTTGCATTTGCGCTATTTATAGAAGCACCTATATTATTGTTAGATGAACCAACAAATCATCTTGATATGAATGGTGTTATATGGTTAATGAATTATCTTGAAACGTGGCAGAACACCTTGATTATAGTATCCCATGATACTGCATTTATTAACATATGTGATAACATTATTCTTATGGAATCAAATAAATTATCATATTATCGTTGCAGATATTCACGTTTCTTAAAAGTACGACAAAAAGAAATAAAGATAATGCAGAAAAAATGGACACAATATAGCAAGGATTTACGAATGTTTAAGAAAAAGGGAAAAGATAAAAAATCAGTTGCTGAATACATTAAAAAAATTTAGTCTGTAGACCACCTCAGGAAAAACTACCACGTGTTGATTTACCTGATCTTATATTAGATTCAAGGGACTGGGAACAGGTATTAGATTTAAAAAATATTGGATTTGGGTACGATGACAAAGTGTTATTTAATAGTTTGGATTTCTCTGTTGCTTTAGGAGACCGTATTACTATTGTTGGTGCAAATGGTGTAGGTAAATCTACATTATTTAAAATGATATATAATGAGTTATTACCTGCTTCGGGAACAATACAAAGGAATCATAAACTACGTGTTGGTTACTATCATCAACATACATGTGATGTACTGCCTGATAATATAACACCAATATCATATCTTATGTCATATAGTGACGACGATTTGACAACTGAACAGGCACGTGCATACTTAGGAAAAATAGGAGTTCCTAGTAAAGCACATTGTCATGAAATTAAAACATTATCAGGTGGACAAAAAGCTAGAGTTGCTTTAATCGGAACTATAATTAAAAACCCTCATGTATTATTGTTAGATGAACCAACAAATCATCTTGACTCAGAGACTATAAATGTATTGGAATCTGCCTTAAATTCCTTTAAAGGATCTATTATTATGATTACACATAATTTAAGCTTTATAGAAAATTTGAATACTTGTATTTACCAGTTGATAAATGGCAAACTTGAGAAAACGTCATATGATGAATATTATGAGTTAATTGCAACAGGGATGTAATTTCAAAAATGAACAAGCGTACATTTTAATGACATCTGAACAGAAACTTGAATGTATTATAAAAAAATCTGCTGATAAAGATGTATTTAATCGGTGGCGCGAAATTAAAATATTTATAAAGATAAATTTGAGTGGGTCAGGACTCATCGTCCCACCGGATATCCTTTTGTTAGATGGTATGGGCATACAAAAGCTACAAAAAAACTACAAAGTGATTTTAATGTAAACAAAGAATGTGAATTATCAGAAATTATGGTGGATAATTATAATGCTCGTCGTTATTTTTTACTACATATTACCGATAAAAATAACGGTACATCTTTAATAAAAATGACTACTATATATTGTCACTGGGGCGGCGCACCAGATGCAGGTGATGTTACTGCATTTCATGAAGTAAGTACGGCATCTGTAATACAGGTATTGGACTACTTAGTAGAACAATTTAAATAAACTTAATTACTGTATTGTCTTTTAAGAATGTTAAGCATGACAGACAAATAAAACAGAATCCTGTTCATATACGAACCCATATTTTTTAGAAAAGTTGTAGCTGCATGTAATCTACTGTCACATGGGCTCTCCTAACAAGAAAAAATACATCATATCATAAAATCCTTTGGTAAGATCGATCTTACCTGGAATCACATAACTATCATACTGACATTTTAAAACAAAGAAGTAAAATTTGTCTGAAAATAAGTGCTCTTGTGCCCTTTCAGTTCTATATAACTTCCTCAATTCAGATATACCCTTTTCTGTTTCATTTACAATTACCATTTTGCCTCCTTTGTTTAACATATCACATGATTTATTGATAGCATTTTTAGGGTCCTTCAAATAATATAGAACATGACAATGGAGTATCATGTAATGTAGTTACTTTTTCGTATGGACATTGGTAATAATTACTTATTTTAGAGTTTCCAAGACGTAATTTACATTTCTCCATTAAACCATGATTTGGTTCTATTATAACAATACGTTTTAAATTCGGCATATGACTGATAAGTCCAGTTCCTGTACTAAGGAATGATTCACAAAAACTAAACATTTCTTTGTTTAGTTTTTGTGAATCCAACTATACAAATTATCACGTTGATCGCAGTTATTTATAAATTTTTTAAAAAACTGTTCGTATCGAGCTTGATCCATTAAATTGAAGGGCCCTTCAATTTAACACGCTAATATACGTGTCGATAAATATGTTTATAAAAAGACAAAGTAAATATTGTTTTTATAATGTTTATTTTAAATGTTTTATATTATGGAACTGTCTCCGAAAGATCCCATGGAGCGCTACGTAAAATGCGTTTATTAGATTCATCCAAACATCCTCTGATTGGACCATTAATATTATGGAAACATCTTTTACCACCATCTCTATAACCTCCATACTTTGTCATTCGGTAATCATGTGTCATACCTACAACATTCCCTACATTGTTGGAAAATTCAATAGTAGCATGGGTTATAGGCTCTAAATGATGGTCATATCCCTTATATACAATACATATCTGAGTATCCGTTCTAGATACTACCTCAATTATAAAACCTTCGCAAATATTATATATGTCTTCGCTAGTCAGCTCCAATTCTTTATCTTTTCCGGGATATCTGGCAGGCACCATTTTCCCTCCGCCTATAGGTACATACATTGGAACTGAATCTATGTCCATATCAAATAAAATATTACATACTGATAGAGGAAGTGTTTGTTGAGTAGGTTGTTTGGACATGATATACATACCTCACGTCCTGATCAATTTTTTCAAATATTGCCGTCAAAAATGATCGATGTTTTTTAATTGATGACTGATACAGAGGACATAATATTAGCATTTCGTAAAGCTGGATGGTTTGGAACATACTTATTGCATAACACTTTTGTAATAAAAAGTGTAGATAAACATGAGTTTACACCAGATAAACTTTTATTTTATTTAAATAAGATTAAAGTTATTAGACAGGATTCTTGGAAACAGTATAAAAATATTATTCAAAAATTTTTGGAACTTAAACCAGATGACCCTGGGTGGACATATGGCGGATTTGGATATTTTCCTACATTGCGCGGATATGTGGATACTATACTATCTATGGAGTCTTGTTTTAACTCGACAGAAAAAGGAAATATTGAATATATTGATAAATTTATAGATAAGCGTATTAAGATATAAGCTTTTGGTGCTTATCTAAATCAATTTTACGCTTTCTTTCTTGTAACATTTTCACAGATACACCCAAATTACCAGTAGTATCATTATTTTTAGGTTTTATTACATTTATACTTTTTAATTTACATAATACTGATCGTAATTCATCCTCATTGATAATAGTTCGCATTGAGACACTTTCTTGTTTCTTTGTTCTATTTAGAATAGGTCTTTGGTAATGAAGAGGAGGTGGAGGAGGAACAGGTACCAGAGATAATATTGATGGTATATGAACATTATTTTCTGATGTATGCAAGACATCATTTAATAAACAATGTTCAAGATAAACATTAGATACTTCACTCACAACAATCTGATGTGCATACCACATTGGACGGACGCCATCTTCACCATAGTACAAGAATGATGGATTTATTAGCTGATCAGTATAATATCCATATTTTATATCAACTGGTATTATTTTTGCCCCCGATGAACAATTATTTATTAATGTAAGAGGTTCAGAGTCAGCTGAGTCTGAGATTATTTTCAATGATATGTATCCATTATCATATATATTATCGTAAGCTACATTTGATCTGTGTTTTTTTATAGACGACCAATATTTGCATTTTGTTGATGGTTCAAATTGCCATTCTTTGCATCCCTGTTTATATAAATGATTCAATTTAGAATCAAGCTTTTTAATAAATTTAAAAAATTCACTAATATCGTCGTCAATATCACTATTGTATGTACTAATACAATAACCGTAACTGAGATTAAATTTTTTACAATTATATTTAACACGTAGTCTAGGGGTTTTAATAATAGGTTTAAATGGTTTGGATTTAATTGAATTAATTGGTTTAGGTTTATACCATATATCTCCTTTATATCGTGGGTTGCCTTTATCATCATTTCCGATATAGACAGGATGTTTGATTATTAAACAGTTCATATCAAAGTCTTTTATTGGAACTTGTTTCCAATTATTCATTATATATAACCATATTAATACATTTAAGAACTAAATATATTAATATGAATATATGATTTATGTGGTATAGTTATTGATAAAACTAATATATACGTCTAACAAGGACCAAAGAACAAATAATTATACTACAATATCTTTCTTAAGTTTCGCATCTTTTTTTACATATCTAGAATATCTTGAAGTTGATTTTCATTGTAAATGCACTGTGGGTTAGTAACGAATCTTTGAATTACATCCAGTCTAAGATAGATATGGTAGTCGTCGATAGTATTAATACCGTATGTAATACCAGGATCCGCCAAATGTTGTTGTAGTAAAAGAGTATCACACCACTTCTTGTATTGCCATTCAAGTAATTCTTGGTATCCATATCGATAAAGAATAAGAGATATCATATTCTCGTAATCGCGATTATTCCATGAATATGTTGTAGTTTCAGGGGTCATTATTTCTTCAATACCCTTACTAATATAATTGAAGATACGGTTTTGAATAATCAATATTATCTCTTGTGGTAGAGAGATAAACCCTCCGTGATTTCCTACTAGCCCTCGACCAATGCACTTTCCAACCATGATTTGGTCTGTGGTAGGTAATTTAAGAACTTCCCTAATTTTAGATGATTGAAGAAAGACAATCAATTTAGTCCATGCCCTACCCTTTAGATTCCTATCCCTTAGAAGTTTGCGACAAGACTTTACCAATTGCAAAAGCTCCAAGTAATCTGTGCTGTTGTCACCTGTTCCATCATCGTCTTCTGGATCATCATCGCTATTTATGTTAGCAAAACATTCCATGTTATCATTAAGTTGTTTAGGAATTGTGATCGATTTTGTTTTCCTATGCAAGGATTTAATTGTTTTAATTAGTTCATTTAATGCACGATAATTATCATTAACCTGTAATATATCTGTCACGTCAGAACAAATACATTCTAACTTAGTAGAAGTAGAAGAAGTAGAAGAAGTAGAAGAAGTAGAAGAAGTAGAAGAAGTAGAAGAAGTAGAAGAAGTAGAAGAAGTAGAAGAAGTAGAAGAAGTATAAGAAGTATAAGTTTCGCTAACTAGTATAGGGTATGTCCGTGTTCTGTATGAATCAGCATCAACACTTATCATCATAGTTATAGATAGAAAAAATGTAATTATTTTTGTCAGTGTTAGTGTCATTGATAGATGATTTGACACTGTTCAATTTTTCAACAGTATGAAGAAGGATACTTTAGAATTAATCTATACGATATTTATCTTTTAAAGTTTTTACCTCGCTCTGTATAACGTATTTTAGATCCTGTTCCGTATATTTATCGTGTTTAATAGTTTCTAATGTAAAACATGCCTCTGGCATACATTTAACAGGAAATTCATCAGTACCGTTCCAAGGTTTACCAGAAACGAGTTTAAGGTTATGTTTACATGAAAGTTTATAACATTGTTCTATAGAGGTGTTATTTTTTTTTATCTCTATAACATAATGCATCATATCATTATATTTAACAGAAAATATTTGATATAATGTATTAAGATCAGTGTCAGGTGGATAATGTACATGTTCCAATTCTACACTAAATGATACACATCCTGGACGATATACATAGCCTATAATATATACACAGCCTTGTTTCGCTTCTATTATTTCCATTACAATAATATTTATATATTATTATATATGAGTATTTTTAATATAATAATAATAACAGTCCTTATTTTAACAGTGCTTTATATAGTAAAAGATATTAGTATATCACAGATAGGAGGGAAGGCTATTCCAATATCACTTCAATCAGAAGGACCGCATTACATACGTCAATATCGAGAACACGAGAATGTAGATAATGTACTTAATCGACCATTGTATCCAGCCAACAAGGATACAAACGCACTACAATCAGCTAATACATGGACAAATCTAGATGGTTCTAATAATGTTAATTATGAATTAATTAAACCAGTAAAACGATACCTGGAGTTTACTGATATAGATAAGGCTCTAGTTAGCCCTGAAACCAGAGCCCTCGTTGAGTCAAAACAACCATACTTTTTAGATGAAGCTAATATTATTGATTGTTATGGAAAAAAATATTATGTAGATTGGAGATACCCCAAACAACCATTACCGATTGAGTTCGCACAGGACTCAGAAAAATATATCAAAGAACACCCTTCTTTATATCCTAGCTACATTATACGCTCAAGAGATAGTTCATTGTTAACAGAACTAAGTTAAATTATACATCATTAACAGTAGAATGTTACGGTTGTTATGAGTCCAGAGCCTCTGGTTGCTCATGAGAAGCATATGTGATTACGGGTGTAAAGATTAAATCAATAATCATGTCGTTGATATAGTAGTGATCCTCTGGCAATCCGTATATGGTCATGGCGTTTGATACTACTGCAGATATGTCACAATCTGGAGTGGTTGAAAGATGTATTATACTAAAAATCATATCATCGATGCCAATAACACCGTTAAAAAATTCGTATGTGCCTAGAATACATGTTATTTCACTAATTGTAAGTAGTGTAAGAGTAGTATGTTGTTGAAAAGTCATCAGATATGTATCTGAAAAGAGAGGACTCAGAAGGCACGGCTTTTCATTTTTCATCGCATCAAATTTAAAAATAAATATTTTTGTTTATTTTTAACTTGATAATACTTTCATTGCCTTTATTTATACTTTTCTTTTAATTGTTTATATGATTTTAAATCCGCTGGAGAACATTCTAATACTTTGGAATTGAAGGCACTTGCCTTATGTATTCTATGAGAGACTAATATCTCATTAATATTATAAAACAACTGCTTCTTTATCCGCAGTCTCATCCACATATCATAATCCTCTATACCAAATATATTATCATCCCAGTAACATAAATGTTTTTTTACTAGACAACTACTATTAATTATTGGATTAACCAATATGAAATTATAGTCTGATATGTTTCCTATAGGTATATTTGGAGTACCGGTCATTTCACCGAAATACTTGCATCGTGTACCAATTATATCATACTTATTAATATATTTCATTTGTTCTTTTAATTTAGTTGGATGCCATAAATCATCTACATCTAAAAGAGATACCCAGTCAGTGTTACATAATTTTATCATCATGTTTAGAGCGCTCGCCTTAGGTGATTTACTAGTAAATTTACCTAGATCAACAACCTTTATATTAAGATTAAAACTTTTAATAAGTTTACTTGCAGTTTTATATACAGACGAATTAAAATCATATCCATTTATTCCGATAATAACTTCAAAATTCTTATATGTTTGATTATTCAAAGAAGTTATACATTCTTCAATAAATTCTATCCCATTATATATTGGAATTAATACACTAACATTTACCTTATTTGGTTTTGTATAGTTTGAAAAATAATAATGAAAACAAAACCATGGATCATATGTGGGATTGACACTATACGCATCAATAACATTAACCAAATTAGGATATAATAAAGCTATATAATTATACAATGATTGATCTTTACCACTAAAAATTCCGTTTAACTTAAATTTACTTAAAATTTTGGAATGTTTATCCTTAAAAATAAAAATACTATCTGAATCCCCTCCAAATAGCCCCCCTAATCTATTTACATTTTTAAATCTATCATCTATTTTAAAGTTATCTATTTCTTTATTAGTAAAAGATCCAATTTGAAACAATGTCATTTTACCTTTAATAAAATTATCAGGTGTTGCAAATTTATAGGAATTAATTTCCTGCATCCTTTTACTATCTCGAAATGAACCAATGTCGACCCATAAAAAATATTCACTATTGTATGGATTTAATTTAGCTGACCTATCCATAAAATATATCTTTTCATTCCATATTTTATAAAGAGAAATACTATGAGATATTCCTCTTTTTATCTCATCATCCTTTTTACATTCATTTTCCCAATACTGTTCATTGTAGGGTTCCTTACTCATATTAAAATCATGTATAGGTAGTTCGATAAATGTGAAATTATTACTAGATGGATCACATATACTTTTAATACTACGGATACTATCCATATCACCATAAATTATACAGTTACATTCAAGCTTCATAAAATTTTTAATCCATCCCATATATTTACTATTTGTGAATTTTGATTTAATATTATAATAACACGTTACAACTGAAACACCAGATGACATTAATATATTACTAATACTTTTTTGAAGTATTAATTAACCAGTAATATCAATAAGATATATACTAAAAGCAATCATGATCAAGGTAAGTCCTACATAAATCATGCGGTCACCCTTTACAAATATTGATATTATACTGCGTAAGTCGTTTTTGTTTCCCGATGTAATTTCATTAATTATATTAACAAATGTCTCTGACCACTTAGCTAAAATCTCACGCAAAGATAAATTTAAAAGTAAATGATTTCCTTCTTCAATTGATCTATCTTTATTAGATATTTCACTGTAATATTTTATATGTCCTTGTTCCTGTTGTTTATTAGAGGCCTCATTATTAGCCTGTAAGTGCATAATATCTTGATTATTTACCTTTTGTTCATATGTCAATGTTGTAGGATCTATAATAGACATATATATATATATATAGTTTACTTTAATTTATTTCTTAATGTAATACATTCTCCGTTTGCGTATTCTATGAGTTCTTTATAGAATACACTAGATAAAGTGTTTGGTTCATCGGTACAGTAAATATAATATATCTGTTTGTTACGTAAATTAGCTCTCGCAATTTTTACAGTTATATCACTGAAAATATAATCAGAGGATAATATGGTTTTAGAATCAATTACAGCTACTGTTTTCCATAAGTCTCTATTATCTATTCGATCAAATATAGCCTTAGCATCAGGAACATTTTGTGCTATATAACGAATAATAGAGTCTGTAATCATACAATAAGATTCCATATTATTATGAGCTTTATTTAACATAGTATCTGTTCCAGGTATTTTCTGATTAATACATGCCTTAATTACATCAATCATCATAATATCAATGCATTTAGTTACACGATGTTGATAAACTCTACGATGTAAATCATCTCGTGATTTCCACATGACCTCTATTATTTCGTTAGCTTTACTTTGATAGTTTAATCTGTAGTTAATTACGTTATTTGTATATATTTTATCGATATAATAAAAATTAATTAATCTATTTGGTTCAAATGTTGTATTGACACCAGTATAATGACTGTCACGTTTAAGATAATCAAATTTATCAACATCTATACCTGTTCTTTCATTTGCCAATATCTCATAATAAAACATATTTTGAACATCCCATTGTGTCCATTTCAATTCAGATTTATATTTATCTATAATTTTAGTTTTGGAACCAAATATTAATTTTTGGACGGTTTTAATATCATTTTCTGTATATATTTTATTTAAATCAGAGTATTTTTTTATCATCATTGAGAAAATATCACAACTAGCTTGCTCATGACAAAAATGTGACCCTGGTTCAAACATCGGAACAATATAATTATCATATAAATGACTATATGCACAATGTCCTAAATCATGTACAAGTCCAGCAGTTGTTAATAGAAAAATCTGTCTTTCTGTTAATAATGATGGATTCTCGTTCATAATACGTCTACCAAATTCTAGACATAAATGAGCTACACCAATACTGTGGCTAAAACGCGTATGTTCTGCACCGATATACACGTAATTTGTATTCCCTGTCTGTTTAATATCCCTTAATCTTTGAAATTCTGGTTTATCTATTATTTTACATATATCTTTGGGTAAGTAAAAACTATCATGTATAGGATCATGGAATAAAACCTGTTCCATAGATAAGGATAAATCTAATGAATATTCTGAATCGTCGTCCATTAAAAATACAAAGTATTCATTTTATCTTTAAATATAAGTTAAGTTTAAGTTAAGTTGAATCAAAAATTTTACCAAGCGGTGTTGACTTCATATCCATCATAAAATCATAATGATGTCTGTAAATTAATGCCTTCTCATCGTCCTCAATATTCATAATATCATGAAACAATTTTTGTATTTCGATATATTTTATATTCTGTGGAGTGTCTGTACCTGTGGGGGATGTAATAGCCATCCCACCGACACCTCTAGCACAAAATGCTACGATATAAACATCTGTATTATTATCATATTTATAGCTTAATGGGATGCAAAAAATGGCATCAAGCACTTCAATTAACTCTCCGTTGCGATTATATATACTTATAGTTCCGTAGTGTCCCATTAAAAAATAAACGCGTAGATTTTTTAATTATGAATAAGGATAACATCTACATATTTTACAAATATGATTACGGGAACCACATGCTTCATAACAATATGGTTCCCGTATCCATATATGAGTACAATTTGCGTAGATTGTACTTGATAATGTTTTCAATTCCTTTTCCATTTTTATTACAGTATTTTTTAACATCTCTATTTGTCTTTTGATTCCATCACGTCCAACAATTAATTGTTTAATTTGTTCTTCTTCCATTTTTAATAATATTAATCTTCATTTTATTAATCTTTATTTTATTAATCTTTATTTTATTAATCTTTATTTTATTAATCTTTATTTTATTTTTATTTATTAATCTTTATTTTATGTTCACATATTACCAGTTACTTACCATAGTTATTTCTGATTGTGCATTAACTTGAGGGGTTTCCATTATAATTGGAATATTCCACTTTTTACATATTCCTGCTACACATTTGAGACCATCTATTCCTATAAATCCTTTGCCTAGGGCTGCATGATTGTCGTTATGTGAATTAAAATCAGGAGTACTATCATTTAAATGAATTAATTTAAGATGAGATTTACCAATAAGATTATCAAATTCATTGAACCATTCTGTAACTTTAATTGGATTTCTTATATCAAGTTCTCCTGCTACAAAAATATGACAGGTATCGATGCAAAATCCAAGATATTTACGCTCTTCTATACTAAATAATTCCCATATTTGATGCAATTCTTTCAAACTGTATCCAATTTCAGTTCCTTGATGTGCTGAATTCTCAAGTATAATACGATTAGACAGTCCGTTATGTTTCATCATGTCAATAACAGATTTTATATTATTGGCATAAGTTTTACGGGCTTCCTCTGCTGTTAATTTATTAACATTCTTTCCTTGATGTATAATTACATCTGCCTTAAAACTATTAGCAGCAACTAGTTCTTTAAAAAGAGCGTCCTGATAGTATATTTTGTCCTTATGGCAAAAATTATAGATGTATTTACCATGAACTACAATATATTTATTGTATTTATCAATAATTTTACATGCTTTCTGTGCATCCATCGGAGCAATGTCTATAATATCTTTAATATTTGTCATCTCTCCTAAAACTATTTGCATAGCATTACCACCCATACGATGCATTAATATAAGTGCATCTGATACTGATGTATCTCCTTTAGATATAACCATATTATGACCGACAATTGTATTCATTGAAATAAAATGTTGGTTTCATTTTTAAAAAATGTAAGATTATTAAAAAGAATGAGAAGATACTGTATTCTATCTTAATAATAATAAATATTAAATAATATAAAAAAAAGAAGTTTTACTTTAAATCCAAATAATTGTTTTATAAAATTTGGGAAGGCCGATTCTAAATGTTACTTTGATTCTTGGTCAATTCAGCATTTTTATTGGCAGGGCTTTTTTTACATACTATTATTTCATGTTTTCAAAATTAAAAACATGAACAACGCAATAATTCTTGCAATTATTTTAACATTAATACATATACTGGAGGAATATTATGGTAATACGTCAATGAACAGTATTGAAGGAATTTTTATTGATAATATAGGAGTGATTATTAATCCAAAAATAAACCCAGAATTGCGAAAACCTGATAATGATTATTTACAAAATTCCATTGGAGATGTTGGTTCTGGGTTAATATCAAATTTACTAATTTACTGGTATTGGATTAAATATGGAAAATTACCATATTTTTTTTTATATTTTAGTATCGTAGTGTTATATTTATTATATAAAAAATCGTATATGTTATATGATACAACAAAGACAAAGTAAATATCTGATTTAAAATTCAGATAGTATAGTACTTAAAAATAACATATATTAAATATTAATGTCTGAAGTCCTAGTGTCAGTTGTTACATTGAATTCTAATAAATTTACAGTATCTATATTAGGTACATTGAATACAATTTTTTTAAAACATGTTGTTGATAAAATCAACACTACCTTTAAAACATCAAATAATAATAAATATGTAACTAGAATTGTATTCAATAAGGTATGTTATAACAATGGAACTTGGTCAACTTTAACACTAGATGACATATCTTATTCAAATGACTATAATATAATAGTTATTACAAAACCTATCGAACCTATCGAACCTATCGAACAAGAAAAACCTATCGAACCTATCGAACAAGAACAATCTATCGAACCTATCGAACCTATCGAACAAGAACAATCTATTCCGATAATAACACGTGAACAGCTATTGTCCCATGAGTCAATAAAGTATGAAAAAACCTATAATGGACAAGATGTACTTAATGCATCATTAAAAAGTGGGAACATTATGTTTAATGTAATATGTGATATTGCTCAAAAAAATCCATTTTATTTATCTTATCTTGCAGCTTCACCTGCCTTAGCAAAAAAAGAACTTATGAAAACACTGGCAGATCCAGAATTTAAATTGTATATTGTCGGAGAAGACGAAATCGATGACCCTATTAAAACGATTAATATGCATCCATCCGGAGACAATGGATATGAGATTGATATGCGTAATATAGAGTTTTTGGTACATAGTTCCCAAAAAAATCACGATATGAAAAAAGCGATGGAACTTTACTTATGGTGCGATCGTGACATACAAAGAACATTGGCTTCTCTACAAAACCCAGAAGGCTCTCCATTATTATTATAAATAATGAAATAAATAATGAAATAAATAATGAAATATATTATTTTACTGATTAAAGGGTTTAATAGGATATTCACAACTTAAACATTTAGTACCATGAGCAACTTGAGGCATCTGCTGTTCGCAACTAAAACATTTAGTACCATGAGAAAGTTGGGGCATCTGTTTTTCACAACTGAAACATTTAGTGCTCCTAAAACCTTCATCAACTGTAATATACATTCTATAACATATAACCAATATAGCAAGAGCACCCAATACAGCAAGTATCATAAGTATTTTATTTTGATTTAACATATATCTATGTAAATTAAATTAATTATATATTTTCCATCATTATTCTTGATACATTTATCAAATTTGTATAACGTGAAGGAATATACATTATTGACTGAAGACAATTATTTAATTCAGAGCATATTTTATTCTGATTAAATCTGTTATTATGACATACATATAATAATACTTTAGTATTGTTTTTTTATATATAAACTATCAGGTATATACTTTGCTGTACATACCGGATAGTTTATATATAAAAAACAATGTTATATCTTCTTTGGATTCAATATATATCAATGAATAATAACTATCTCTATTATTCAATGAAATATGTGGAAAGCAACGTTTATCACTTCCTTTAGTTCTTTCTAAATTAATATTAGAGGAATATGTTGTAAAATAGTTAAGAAATTCCTTCGCTGAATCAGACTTAATTAAATATTATTATGGCTTGGTGTACATAATAATATTTAATTAGAGTAATAATTAAATATATTATTAATACAATTGTTATAAGAAATTCTACAAATTGTATAATATTTTCGTACGTATTGTAATTCGTCTATTAATCATTTTAATCTTTATTGGTGAATTACCAGCAAAAAAGACACAGAATATTATGTTTATACATTTATATATTTATACATTTATACATTTATACATTTATACATTTATACATTTATACATTTATACATTTATACATTTATAACCATCCTAGATATGGATTATAATATCTTCTGGACCTCCAACCCCAATGATAATTACGTGTAGGAAGTGTAAGAGGAGTCATCCAATTATTGAATCTCCACCATGGATAAACTTCACAATGTCCTGATAACTTACTACAGAACCTCTGCACATGATTATTCTGCTTAGCATGATGCCTTAAATTTTTATTTTTTTTAGTATTGGTATTCTTTAATTCTCTATCATTTTTAATCCTTAACTCATTGTTAATCTTTAACTCATTATTGTATTGTTTAATAACTTTGAGATCTATATAGTTTTTCCACGCAATAAAAGTTATTGCATTTAATAACAAAATTAAACATAATATTAATTCGTTCATTAATATTATGTTTAATTTAAAAATTAAAAGTATTATATATCACCTTGATAAAAAGTCCAAGATGCATTTCCCATCGGATCTGTTGGTTTAGGATGGTTACGATAAACAAAAGCAGTATCAGTATTTATTCCTTGTCGTCTATTTTTATTGTTCACAATACCATGTATATTGTCTAATGTACTATTTATGATGGTACGGAGTTTTTCCATTCCATAATGAAATTTATCTAAACTTGCTGATGTATGTGGTAATTTATGTATAATTGAATGAAAATTATTTAATATAATGCTTTTAAGATCTCTCATCTGTGAATAATCTTCGTTATAGTAGTATGTTCCTGTTTCAATGTCCTTGTCGATATGTAAAAATTTATCGATATTATTTATCATAGTTCTATACGCAGAAGGATTATATTGATAATATTCTCTATAATTATCAAGAAATGACACTAATTCAGAATTACGATATAGATATTTATAAGGAATGAATAACGAGGACTTTAATATATTATCCATTTTTTTTGTAAAAGCTTCATTATGATGCTCTGACTTTTGATATAATATATATACAATAATAAATCCAATGATGACACCCAATAAAACGTGCGTATTTAGGCCTATTCTATTAAATAGCCATGCACTAAATATAATAATGCCAGCATATATCATTATGTCTGAACTATCCATATCATAAATGACATTATATACCATCTATATAATAGTAAGTTATTTAAGTTATTTATTTACATGATGTAACATAAGGTTCTATATTATAACATTTCTGTCCACCATATTTCCATTTATATTTTATATCCTTAATGGGAGGTCCTCTATATTCTATTACTTTACATGCTGGTGTGTCGCATCCAAAGCGAAATAATGTTGCTACACCTAACCCCCATATAATCGAAATGATTATAATACCTACTTCACTTAATAAAAATTCTTCAATCATTATAATATTATTAATATTATTTAAACCGGAGTGCCTTCTGTAGTCACAACATCTTTGCCTTTTATTGTTATCATATAACCATACTCATGTAATGCCCTACTATCTATAGGGTCACCCTCATTCCAATTTATTGTGTTCTTATATAGTATATAAGCATTCATAGTTTTAAACGCTTTTGTTCCATTTTTCTTAGTAATAGGTAGCCTTAATTTAATACGTTTATCACCTTTAATTAATTTTAAGTTATCTTTTAGAGTTATTAATTCATAATTATACGATACTTCTCTATCCTTAATAGTTTCTTGACTAATAATATCTTCATCTATATTAGCGGTAAATGCAGTACCTACTGTTTTTCCAATAACATTAAGACATGGAACATCCAGTTTATTATAATCGCTATTAATAGTACAGTCTACTGCAGCCATAGCACGACATGTTCTAAGTTGATCTATAAGATTTGATTTTTTATCAGCAATAGCCTGTATAATACCGTCCGCTGTATTCTCGCCATATACGGTAGATACGGCATAGTATTTAAATACCTGTATTTGACGCTCATCACGATCTCTGTCTGCTACATGACGATGTGACAATAAACGAAAACCACGTCCGATAACTTGGTTAATTAAACCATTTTCCCAATTAGGTTCCATAATATGAATTTGTCTTAGACTAAAGAGTGATATACCTTCTGCTGCGGCAACTGTTACAAAAATAACACGTATAAGCTGTCCGTGTGCATTTTCTTTACTATTAAATACTTTCATTATGCGTATTTTGTGTTGAGTATCCATTCCGCCTTTAACAAAAGCAAATCTAGGAGCTCTTTTTAACGAACTTACGACATCACTATCTTTTTTAGAATATTCGTTAAATCCACGTGATTCCAGAATTTTGCTAAATATTCCAACTCCTTCAACAGAATTAAAGAACGAATAAATAAGTGCTGGACCACCACGTACACATCCTTTTATTTGATCATCGTCAAGAAATACATCTTGATATTTCTTCTCCCAAAAAGGATCATTGGTGTCATGTCCAATATGTTTAGTTTCAACTGACTCTATGTTAATATCATCTTCGGTTTCTTCCTCCTCGTCATCCTGTGTTATTTCGATACCAGGTACTATATTAAGTTCTTCTTCTACTTCCTCTACTTCCTCTACTTCTTCTACTTCTTCTACTTCTTCTTCTTTTTGTACTGTATAGTCTACATATGGTGCACCATGCTCGATATCAGTTATAAGAGTTCTATAAATATCTGCCATTTTAATTGAATATTTATTTTCAAGTGCATCAAGTGTTAGATATTTATCAGCATTTAATGCTATTAATTTAATAGTTGCAATAAGCCTTTGTTTATAATCTCCAAGATGGCGATGGATTTCGATATAATCATAATCAGAAAAAATGGCAGCTACTACAGCAGCGTGTTTTGCTTTAATAGGTGGATTTGTAATATATACCATTTTAATGATATCTGATAATATCCTTTTTACTAAATTTACGTCATTTTCCTCATAAGCAATATCATATTGTTCCTTATAATCTTCGAGATTTGCCATTTCTTGCTGTTCAATAAAATCCCAGATAAATTGCAATTGGGATACATCCTCTAAAACTTCGGGTATATTGAATTGAAATACATAGTCTCCTATATTATCCCAACTTTTAGATTCGCGGGGACGCGGTCTTTTAATTTCTTCGGGGAATACAAAATTACATGCCTGTCTACTTTTAACATAATAACTACTTGGAGGATTTATTTCTTTTTGAGCTTCTGTAACAGATTTACTTGCACCTTTACCGGATAGATTTTGAAGTCCTCGTTTTTTACTTAATCCCTTTTCATCTTCTAAAATTCTATCATGAATTGTTTGTTGATAAGTTGACATTGTCAACTTACGTTTAATATGATCTTTATCATCTTTTCCTGAAGGATAAATCATTCTTTCATGATCAACCGTAATACCCTTGAAAAGAGACGATAATCCCAATATACGCATACCCATAACATTAATATTTGTAATCTTTAATGTTTCATAGTCAACAAAACGTTCATTAAATTCTGCTTCGTCTTCTGGTAATGCCCTACCATTTCCATTCATTGGTCCACGGAGTAAATTATATAATGTTGCCATCTCGAAAGGCGAGTTGGCAATAGGGGTCCCTGACAATCCTATAATTTTACAATCTTTACATTTTAGTAATAATGGATATAAATAATGACGTAATGTTTTATGCCCTTTTATGAAAGACCTGTTTAGTCCATGAATTTCTTCAATTATAATTAATATACGTTCAGGTGGTTTAAGGTTGCTATAATTTTTATTAATATATGGGAATAGCTTTCCATAAGTTTCATCATCTTTACTAAATCCATATCCTAATCTTGCTAACTGTTCATATACTGAACCTTTTCCTGCTAGATTTTGACCACCCTTTGTCTTTTTTAAACCATAACCGGATGCATTATAATGGACAAATTTATATGCTCTATGTATTAGTGACATACGCGATTCTTTCTCTTCTAAACTCATATCATCTGTAATACGAATATCCTCATCTCCCCATCGCGCAATTTCATCTACAAAATTAACCCGAAGAAACGCAGGTGTCATTATCAATACAGGTAATCCTTGTGCACGAAATGTTTCAGCTACCATTATAGCTGAACGTGATTTACCAGAACCCAAACCATGTTCGAGAAGCAATGAACGGTAGGGTGTTCCATATCTCATATAATCTCTTATAAATTTTTGATATGCGAACGGAGGAGAAGAAGAACCTTGAGTCATTGCTTTCTTAATATCTTCAATAAAATCAGTACGTTTAGATTTATATTGTGGGTCTTTACCAAAATGGTCATTTATAAAATTTACAAAATTTATACTGTGGGGCAAAACCCATTCGGTAGTTGTTCCATTTTTATGATCTTCTATATATGTATCGTTTTTACCTAAAGTAAGTTCTTCTATAGTTCCAGAACCCTCTTTCAATAACGGTTTAGGAGGAGCTATTTTAGTATTTATTTTCACTACTATATCTTGGTCAGGCTCTTTATTCGTAATTTGGTGGATGTTGAGCATTATATATTTATGTTTTCATTTTTTCATTTTTTTTTAGCTGATATTGGAAAGACGATCATATTACAATTAATGGAGCCATTATCTGAACTGAATATTCTCTCTAGTGTTGATAAACATATAACAATAACAGTGATTGGTGATACAACAAAAACAATATTACTACAGTTATGGGCAAACAATATTACAGAAATCCCTGGAGCTTGGTCTACAATAATAAATGATAATATTATTTGTTTAATATGGGACATAATGCTTGGTAGCACAGTACATATGTTTCCATCATCTTCAGTTAATCATAGTATTATTGTATATGATATGCCTTTGCGTAAAACAGACCAAAGAGCACTTAAATACAATATACAAGATTATTTAAAACATGCGGTTTCTATGAAAGGAAATCTAAAAAATACCAGTTGTATTATTATAAAAGGTCCTGATACTGGACCAGGAACTAAAATAGGTGAAATTATAAGAGCTTGTAAAACACAATATGTCAAAACATATATAGTAAATAATAGTAAAAGTGATATATCTAGTTTAAAATATATGATACGTGATATTGCCACATCGTGTTATAGTTATAGAGTCAATAAATGCAATAATAATTTATTAAAGTACTTACGGACATGATGTGTTTTCCTTTACTTTAAAAAAAGGATGGTTTGGATTATTTGTTAATTCGGCTAATTTATTTATAATATACTCTTTAGTCATTCCATTCAACTTTAATATGTGATTTTGAATAACAGATAACTTTTCATGAGGATCATCAATATTGTTATTTAATTGTTCAGTTATCGTATCGTTAGCTGCTAATATTAATGCATCCATTACACCTGTTGATACATATTTACTTATATTATGCCCTCCTTTATCATCAACTATTTTATGTTCTGCTGTAATATATCTAAAATGATCCTGATCACGACATGCAACTGGATAATCAGATGGGTCATTACCCTCTAAATATAATTTGGATATAAGATCAATATGTTTTTTCTCTGATGCTATTTCCATAAGATAATCTATTGCAGATTCTTGTCCCATTTTTTGTACTAGTTCTTTGTAGAAATTACTACCCAATACAATATTCCAGTTATGTACAGTGGTAGTTGGACGCGTTTTTAATTGTTCCAATTTTTGTTCCAGTAATGATATTCTATCTATTAATTTATTTACATCATATTTATTTAAATCATATTTATTTACATCATATTTATTTACATCATATTTATTTACATCATATTTATTTGACACTATAGGTTTAGTATTTATCAGAACTTTTCTGTGTGCTTTTTTAATTTCGGTTCCTTCACAGTGTTTAATATGTCTATAATAACTAGTTTCCATAGTAAATTCTGTACCACAATATGGACAATAACGTACCTTATGTCTACATTTCTTATTTACATTATAGCATATTTGTCCTTGGTTTTTCCCTCGACTAAGTACTACTCTACATAAGTTAGTAGTATGCGCATTCATTAATTAATCACGTATATTTCATTTAATATAAAACCGTAATGTAATTAATTAATTACTTAAAATCTATACAATACATATTGTAAACTATCTTTATATCCAGATGAACTTGGATGTGTGGCTTCTAAAACATCATCAAGTTCATCATGAAGATCTTCTATTGTAATGTCAAAAGTAAGTACTTTAGATAATTCTATTTCATAAAGGTTTAAAAATTTATCTAAATTATGATTACTATGATTGAAGCTATGAGGATCTTTAAAAGATTAGAAGTTATCGTATCTGATAGGATTTTGGTAAGTGTCCATAATTCTGTATCTGATAGGATTTTGGTAAGTGTCCATAATTCTGTATTAACATAATGATGTATCTTACTAATCGCATACATTAGTTTTTTTCTGTTATTTTAAATGTTACATATTTGTCTAATATTTCTTGCCACATAGGAATAGGAACATTACAATCACTAAATGTTCTATTATAACATTTAGTGATTGTTTCTTTAATGACATATATATTATATTATATTAAATAGATAACGATACTATAATTAATGTCACGTTTAGAACATTATATAAAACAATCTAATTACCCTTATATTAATAAAATTAGAGATATGTTCTTAAAAAAATCTGATAGTTTAATATTATTAAACTATCTCAAAAAAGGACTTATAAAAGGATATGTAAATACAAACGATTATATCCAACATCCATATGATAAAAACTGTTGGATACCATTAATATATATGTTTAGCTTAACTAATCAGTATCATGAAATTGTAAAATTATTATTAAAACGTAAAGCAATTCCAAGTTTAGAACCTGATGTTGACATAGATTGTCTAAAGCCCATATTATTTAATTGTCATAGCTTATATCTAAGTCATTTTATTAACAAAGGTAAATGTAATTTAAATTATCCTAACTCTGTACTATTATATAATTTAAAGAATGTTCTTAGATGTGCTGAATGGAAAAGACTACAGATTTTAGATAACTTGAAATTCATAAATGGTTCTAAGCTAATTATTGATAATGATGAAGATTTAGTATACTTTTGTATTTTAACTTTGAAAAATTATCTTTTTTACTGTTATAATGAACGTAAAAATTTAGAAGATAAAACGACAGAGACAAATAATACAATAAATAAATTTGTTAAAACAATTGATATTTTACACAAATGGGGCCATACTTTTTCCAGTGAGTCTTTTGCATTATGTAAAGAATTTTATATGTATGAATTTTTATCTTTGAATATATTTAAAGACAATCATGATGATGAAAAAGTTGTTTTTCATGAAGATTTATTACCATTAAAAGTTGCCTGTTTTAGACCTCTTTTAAATGACTTTCGTTATGCGGAAACATGTAGAATACTTAAAATGGATATAGATGAACGTCTTAATATAAGAAGTTCATCTATAAAATGACAAGTTTATTAATATTAATAATGTCATCTATGTCGTTTGATACAAATTTGTCTTTTGTTGATGTTAAAAAACATAAATCTAATATTGAACGAAAAAAATACGCAAAATTTATATCATTACCAGTACTAGCTATAAAAAAATTAAAGTATAATAATTATATAGACAGTCTAAAGTTTGCTATTATGAATCATAATAAATTATGTATATTAGACAGTAAATCTAATATAATGGAACCTGATATATCAGAAGAGTACACTAATATGCTATGTGTTATGCTGCGTAGTAATGAAAACGATAGGTATAAAATTAAATTCTATTTAAATGATGAATATCTTAAAATTAAATTATACGTAAAAAAAGAGTATATTAACCATTTAAGTAAAACATATAGTGTAATTCCAGAAATCCTCAAATGTATATTGCTTCCACATGGAAAACAATATTCCTTACAAGAATACAAGGCTCATTGTATTGACAAAAATATACCTATAGTAAAAAACATTAATAATCTTGTGCATGGTAGATATACTAATTGGCTGAACATAATACCGTATGGCCATCAACATAATAATATTAATTGGTTATCTAGTATCGAAGCACATGTTGCAAAGAATAATTTTTATTTTTCATATATTGACGTTAATAAATTATATAGTTTTAATAATTCATCAATTGGTAAATTATATTATAGCAATATATCTAATAATCTATTTTCCAACAAGAATATTACTTATATTCTATATAATAAGGATAGTTTATGGAATAATAAAGACCGTTGCAAAAAATTAGTTTTTAAAGGAGGAGTATTATGTGATGAAGCTGGACTTGGAAAAACATTGTCAATGACAGGTTTAATATTATCAGATAAATTCCGGCATCTTGATCTTAAATCCCAAAGTGAGTCAATAAAGATTTTTAAGGATGTAAAGACTGTAAAAGTAGTACCAAAAACACTAAAGACTGTAAAAGTAGTACCAAAAATAATAAAGACTGTAAAAGTAGTACCAAAAACAGTAGTACCAAAAACGGTACCAACCACAGCTGATGCAGATATATTTATAAAAGATAAGGTTAGTATTGACAGCCCTACGACTCTAGTAATATGTCCGCGCAGATTAGTTGGACAATGGCTAAGTGAAATGCGTAAATATACATCAATGTTAAACGTTATAGAGATGAGTACTATGACTCATGTAAAACAATATACGGAACATGATTTTAATAAAGATACTAAGCATGATGTTGTAGTATCAAGTTTCAATCTATTAGATAATAAAAATTATCTAAAACAATGTAATTTTAAATTGTCATTAATCAATTGGAGAAGAGTTATTATTGATGAGGGACATGAGGTATTGTTACATAATCTAAAAAAACGTGTAGCAGATTGTAGAATTTCTTCTGGAATATTTGATATTCCCAGTACATTTAGATGGGTATGTACAGGCACACCTCTACCAAGTACATATGACAGTTTAAATGCAATTATTTCATATCTTGCGGGGTATGATCATAATCAAATAACACATATATTACCTAATTGCAATGAATCCCAAGTTATAGATTTAATGAGTCAATTATTTCATAAAAATACAAAAAAAAGTGTTAAAGAATATGTTACTATACCAGATAGCGTTAATTATACTGATTTCCTCGATTTTACTTTAACCGAACGTACTATTTATAATGGTATTAATAAGGACGATATAACACACAAACTTCAAGTATGTACAAATATACAGGTTTCTGATGAAAATAATACAATTATAGGAGGAAATCCTATGAATTTAGAGGAAGTTAACAAAGCTATGGCTGCACACCACATAAAACGATGTGAAGTACTTCGTAGCCAAATTATTGAAACAAATGGAAAGCTAGATACTTTACGAGAATCTCGTAAAAAATACGAAAATGATATAGATTTAGTTATTAAAAATATTAAGGTACAAATAAAACATACAAAGGATACATTGAATATAGATGAAATGAATGATTTAGAAGAAGAACTATCAGAAACTATAGCTGAACGAACCAAAAAACACTCTAGTTATAGAACTCGTATTAATACACAAGAATCACATATATCAATATTAACTCAAGAGTTAACAAAAAGTCAAAAGCAATCACAAATATTTCGTTCATTGACCATAAGTAGTTTAAAAGACCAAAAATGCCCTATTACTGGTTTAGATTTATCTCTGGATAAAGTAGCCATTACACCAGATGGATATTATTATTCTGAAAACGGTATTCAATTATTATTTACCGGTGGGAAAAAAACCATTAGATGCCCATATACACGGAAACAATTAGAACAAAATGATTTTTATATTGTAGACCAGACAATAAAGTCAAATGATAATATAGATTATAACAGAACGCGTTGGGGTACAAAAATGGCACATATGGTACAAAAACTAAAAATAATATTCAATGAAGATAAAAGTAATAAAATAATTATATTTTCCCAGTGGATGAAAATGTTAAAATTAGTGAGTCATGCGTTACGCGAAAGTGATATAGAATTTGTTTTTTGTCGAGGGAATGTACATACAATGTCTAACTCTATCAAAAAATTTAAAGAAGATAGTAATGTTCGTGTTATATTATTATCATCAGACAGTTGCAACTCAGGTAGTAACTTAACAGAAGCAAATCATATAATGTTGTTAGATGCTGTAGGAGGAAATGTAGAACATGCTAAAGCAGTTGAGAATCAGGCGGTTGGTCGTGCAATGAGGTTGGGTCAAACACGTACAGTTAATGTTCATCGATTTGTTATAAAGGATTCTATTGAGGAAGAATATTACAATTTATTAAATGTTCAAACAGCTTAATTAATTATCTAATTAATTATCTAATTAATTATCTAATTAATTATCTAATTAATTATCTAATTAATTATCAATTAATTATCTTATTATTTATCTATCTGTTGCTTTGAAAATAATTATGCTTAAAGTTAGACAAGTCTCATCGCTAACAAGGTAAGTATTAAAATCTTTTTTTGTGAACATCTTAATGAATCTAATGGTGACTGTATATATGATCCAAACCAGCCTTAATAGAATTAATAGAATTAATAAAATTAATAGAATTAAAAAGAATGAGGAAAAGATTAGGGCAAGAGAGGGTGATAATAACGATGATAGTGACAATAATTGGAGCGACTCTCACTTGTGCACTAGTAGACGTGAACTTGATAATATGACTGAATTTAAACTATATCTTAATTGCAATTCATGCTGTGTTTCATCTCAATGTCCCAGTTGTTCAGGATTATGTATGGATTGTCATAGTGAGCTAACGAGTTTTGGTTAATTAATTAGTGATTTCATGAAGAAGTTCACTATGAACTTCTCCATGAAAATAAAGGATTTATTAAACAGTAGTTTTGATATCATAGTGGATAGTGACATTATAGTTGATTTTCACTATAGATTTATATAATATATCAGTTCTTAAATGATGTATAATAGATGACGAGAGTCTCTAAAAGTTTTGATAATATCTATTGAACTCGGTATATATGATACTATTTTTTTATGTGTACAAAAAATCATCTGTAAACTTGAATGGAAATTCAAACTAATGGAGACAATTTAATTAAATCAGTACGCAGAATATATTTAAATGTTGTTGGAGATACAGCTTCATGTACAACATTTTGATCTAATAATACTCTACCTATTTCAGGCTTTACTATTGCTTTGGAAGTAGTTGAATTATATATTATTGTTTCACCTCCAATACATGTATTTAAATATATAATAACGCTATAGGTGGAATTATCTATTTGACCATCAACATGTTTACTAATAGAACTACTATTTGGCCAATATTTATTCATATAAAATTTATGGCTTATTTTATATAACGATAAATCAATATATTGGTTCAATATATCATATATATTTAAGGATAGTTTCTTACTAACGAAATTATATCTACCATATCTATCAGTATCTAAAATAAGTTCCACATCATGATCCTTGTTAAATTCATCGATTAATGGATTGCACCATAAATGTGGAAAAATATTATTAAGAATAATATATTTAGATACTATTGATGCCATATAACTTAAAGACATATAATATTTTTGGAAATCAGTGACATTATTAAGGCCCAATTTAATTTGATATATTTGCTTTAATTTATAGACAGAAATAATTTCTAAAAATAAAAAATCTATGGGTGAGTATATATGTCAGGAGGTCTTATGCAACTCGTTGCTTATGGAGCACAAGATATTTATTTAACAGGTAATCCAGCGATTACTTATTTCAAGGTGGTCTACAGACGTCACACTAACTTCGCCATAGAAAGTCAAGAACAAACCTTTTCAGGTAACCCGGCTTTTGGTGGAAGAACAACTGTTACAATTTCTCGTAGTGGTGATTTAATTCACAAGGTCTTCCTTCAGGTTACCTTGCCTGCGTTATCAGGTACAAACGATAGATATATTGACGATGTCGGTCATTTCTTAATTTCTCAAGTTGATATTGAAATCGGTGGTCAGTTAATGGATCGTCATTACGGTGATTGGCTTCACGTATGGGCACAATTAACTGTTACCGCTGCTCAATGGGAAGGTTATAATAAGTTAATTGGTCAGACACAAATTGGACACCAAGGTGATGAGTTATGCGGTGGACTTCAAATTCCTGGAACTAGCGCTGGTGGTGCTAAGTCAGCTGAAGATCAGGATCGTACATTATATATCCCACTTCAATTTTGGTTCTGTAGAAATGTCGGATTAGCTCTACCTCTTATCGCTCTACAATATCATGAAGTTAAACTTAATGTTACATTTGCTTCTCTTGCCTCTATTGTATGTGCAAAGAACAAAACCTCTGCAACGACTTCCTCAGGAACATTAACAAATGTAGCACTATGGGTTGATTATATTTTCCTCGATACGGATGAACGTCGTCGTTTCGCACAGGTATCTCATGAATATCTTATTCCTCAGCTTCAATTTACAGGAGATGAATCTTTTTCTGCCAATACCAGTGCTGATACTGGAGCCTCAAAGTCTATCACCTTGAACTTTAATCATCCAGTAAAGGAATTAATATGGTTTGCTAGACTAGACGAGCATATTGACAGTAAACTGGGACAATATGCTAATATGACTGATATGAGTTGCGATAATCAAGATTCTTCAAACAACGTCAGCAGTTTGGCTAAAAATCCATCGCAAAACGGAAAAGCCCTTGCACATGGTCTTGTAAATACCGCTAAATTGCAATTGAATGGTAATGATCGTTTTGCCGAACGTAAAGGACGGTACTTTAACGAAGTGCAACCTATGTGTCACCACACTAGAATGCCTGGTCCAGGTATCTACGTTTATAGTTTTGCGTTAAAGCCTGAAGACCACCAACCTAGTGGAAGTTGTAACTTTTCTCGTATCGATAACGCCAAACTAGTATTGACTATTGGAGGTTTAGGCACCGCAGTAACCGCTGGTGTTATTAAGGTTTATGCAGTTAACTACAATGTTCTCCGTATTATGAGTGGTATGGGTGGTCTTGCATACAGTAATTAAGTTAATATGAAATAATATAATATGATATATGAAATGAATCCATTTCGAATCATTATAATAAAAAATTATTATAATGATTATTTAAAATTTCATAAATGTTTATTTAATTTTTATAATGATATACTTTTATAAGACAGAACTATTCCATATTTGTCGAAAAAATGATAATATTAATAATGGGCAATAATACAACTAAAATTACAGATGATGATTATTTGAATGCTGATCCCATCATACCAAACCAAACACATGTATATATATCAATTATGAATGATGAATGATGAAAAAGGAGTGCCGAAAGCATTTAAAATAAGGATGACAGGTGACGCCGAAAGTCTTGGTTCTATAACAAGATTTCAGGAATTAGACCCAAAATTTAATATATATAAGGCAAATGTTGGTATGTGGGTTCCATTTAAAGTTACAGATATAAATCTTATTAATACTATAGCTAAAAATGCAGGGTGTAATAAAGTTAAAGATTCTTTACAATACACAAAATAGTATTTATAAGATACATGTATTTCCTAAATTCCCTTTAGAAAAAAGCCAGTCATATATAAATCAATACTGGCTTTGTCTTTTTTGACAAAAATGATCTATGGTTATAATATACATGTCTTATAACCATTTGCAACATCTTGCTGAATATAATAGGCGTGAATTATTAGAATATAAGGCTATGATTGGACTAGAAAGTTTAAAAGACCCTAATTATTTAACCTCTGATATAATAAGTACCTTAAAAAAAAATGAAACTATGATACGTGTATTAAGTGATGTTATTATTATAGCAAAAAATCATAGGTATATTACAGAGGAACATTCAGACGGTTTATCTGACTTATATTCAAGTATTGGTGAAAAATATATTACTATTGAAAAATCAATTTCAAGCAAAGATAAACATGATCCATCTCTAATTAGTATTATTAATCAAATAAGTAAACCTAAAAAGGGTAAAAAAGTTGTTAAACCTATTAAACCTTCTAAAGTTGTTAAACCTATTAAACCTTCTAAAGTTGTTAAACCTTCTAAAGTTGTTAAACCTTCAAAAGTTATTAAACCTTCTAAAGTTATTAAACCTTCTAAAGTTGTTAAACCAATTAAACCAACTAAACCTACTAAAGTTATTAAACCTTCTAAACCTGTTAAACCAACTAAAGTTGTTAAACCTGCTCATGTGGGGTATAAATTCCGTTCATTTATATTTAATAATATAAATTCGAATAGTTTGAATGGTATTTATCTAAATAAGGAAGTATCTGATATTAATGTTACAGATGAATTACTTGATGTTGCAATGATAATCGAATGGATTGTTAAAGTTAAAAAACTGCCACGTATATTGATTGATTCAAGCGGTAAACAGATAACACCTAAAAATAAAACAAATGTTAAAAAATATCTTATGCACAAAACAATTAAGGGTGTTTCATCAGCAATGATATCAACTATCATTAAACTATATGATACACCGAGTTTATTTGCAAAAAAAACAGAAAATGTAAAAAATTACAACATTTTGTATGACCATGTTATAATAAATGCTACTACTAGCCCAAGAGACTCAATAACACTTGAGATCGATGATTCTGTCACTGAACTTGAGATCGATGATTCTGTTACTGAACTTGAGATCGATGATTCTGTCACTGAACTTGAGATCGATGAATCAGATACAAAAATTATAACAGGTGATTTAACCCTTATAGAGTTAAAGGAAAATGATTATATTCTCCATCAAGCAAATACTGTAACTGTAAATGCACAGGGATTAGCTCTAGCTTTATTTAATAAATACCCATATTCTAACATATATAAAAAATCTTCTGACATTAATAGGGTCGCTGGAGAAATGAAAATTACTGGAAATATAATACATTTATTCGGTCAAAAAAATCCAGGAAAGACTACATTGACAGAAACTAAGGAACAGCGTTTAGCTTGGTTTAATAGTGCATTAGATATGATTATTGACACAATTGACAGCACTGATCTCATTCCAGGTAACATGTATTTCCCTTATAATATAGGATGTGGTCTAGCAGGTGGAGATTGGATTGATTATAAAAACGCAATTCAACAGTTTGAAACTAAGTTAGCAAGTGTAAGTCCTACATCTGAAGTAATTATTGTGAAACAGTAATTATTATTTAATCTTGTTTAAGTTTAGATACTAAAGGGATTTCATTATTATGAAATTTAGTACATATCCACTCCCATATGCCGTACATACATCCAAAACATGTCATATATAATTATAGATGACATGTTTTCTTAAACATATAAAATATATATATATTTAAGCTTGGAAAAATTGATCACTGTGAAATTATTATATGGTACATCATACAATAATTTCTATTAATACTGCATTTGGTATCTCTGGATTAGTATCTTCTGATTCACCTACAGAGTACAAGGATCTTAAAAACGAAACTTATCATAATGCACTTAAAAAGTGTCAAGACGAGTTTACATGGGATAAATACCCACTATTTAATCAAGCTCTAATGACTGCTCTTAAAACAAAATACGTATCACCAGATGTAAAAGGGCATATTAGAGCTTTTTTTTCATCTGATATTTATTATACATTAGATTCACATCTTAAAGAAGATAACAAATCAGCCGTAACTAGAACTACTGCGTTTGGAACTAGACCAAGGCTTGACAAGACAGCCTCTGAACTTTACAATATTCTCCTATCGCCAGAAAGTAGTGATATCTATTATGGAGATTCTTCAGGTTTATACATTCATGATTTTATAGGAGCATGGCTTCACAGTACAGAAGGCGATAATCCTCGACAATATCTTGAACAAATAGTTAAAATGTCTCCTTTTGTTCTTTCGTCACAGGATAAATTTTCACGACTTCTCGATCTAGCAGAAGGTGCAAGTTTTATTATGGCACAAGAATATCATAGAAGTAGCGTATTAGACGATATTGCTCTTAAAAGAGGTTGGGAATTTATCAGAGGAGAAGAAAGCACTGCATTTGGTTATAGAATAAATAATATTGAAAAAGGTGTGCATCCAGTTCCCAAAATAATGAAAACCTCTTACATCAATCCAAAGGAGTATTATGATTCAAAATACATCTTTACTAATGAAAAGGATATTGATGGAATTGAAAAGGCAACAAAACGTACTTTACCAATTATAATTGGCAATCTCAAATTAATGGTAACCCATTGGAAACAACCTAAAACCAACATGGCATTTGATTTCCAATGCGATTATATGAATTTAATGACAGATGAAGGGTTCATTATTGGAGGAGACACAAATTGTTCCACTCAATATATTGATATATTCAAAAAACATCTAAAAGAAAAGTTGTTAGGAGACTATAAAGTGTCTACAACAAAAAAGCGAAGAACTGATGTAAGAGGGACTCATGGACAGGTATGTGATGTAAGTAAAGCTAATATTTGGGTTCTTGATCCAAAAACCCAATTTATGGCACCTTATTCACTAGTTTCTAGTATTACAGATACAAAAATTGTGGCAGGTGGACCAGTATTAACAAAGGCCCATCCATCCGACCATTTAGGAAAGTCAATTACTCTTGAATATGATTGGTCTGTAGCAGTTAACCCAATGTATATAACATTTCCATAATTATTCTATCAATTACATTCTATCATGGAATATGTACGCTGTAATAGTCTTGTTCTGACCCCTCTTGACAATGTAACCCACTCACCGCATCATCTCCATAATACCTAATTTCATGAGTAATTAATTTACCTGTTTTTCCCTCGGGTCTAAGAGCAATTATTTGATAATTACTCTTAAGAACAGCCAATTTAATCGCATCATATTGCATTACTGCACCAGCATGATACCCTATCTGGTTCATAGAAAGGTATTTTGTACCTTCTTTATCACAATCATAGATCGCCATCTGTGATGCTATGTGACTTCTATTAGACCCAAACAAGACCTCTGGTCCATCTGACTGTATGACAAAGACAATATTGTCTTTGTCACTTTCTATATAATCCTTCACGGTGACATCTTCCATTATTATCACATCATATAAAGTCTTTGTTAGATAATTTACACCTAACATGTCACTATAATATACCGTGCGTTGTGCTTCCGGAGCATTCATCAGATGGGATGAGTCTCCACCTCTTTCGCTATATTGACGCTGAAATTGAGCTTCTTTCATTTGTGCCCAATCATCTTCAGAGGGAGCTGAAGGAGGCTGCTCCCATTCTTCGATATCATCTTCATCCTCATCATATTCATCTTCATATTCATCAACCGATTCTGAAGCAGTTTTAATTTCTTCAGCTAAGGCAGATACTATATTCCACTTCATATCGTCTTCTATATCATCCAATATATTATTTAATATATATAATAAATAAGCTGACATAGTATCAATTGTAAATATATGCCCAAATATTTCTTCTCTGTTTTGTTCCCCATAAGTTGCATTAATAACATCCTCGTTGATAGAAGTATCGTAGTCTCTTATAAAGTCAACTATAATCTCATTCACTGTATAATATTCAGTTTTAAATAACGACATTATATTAATGTTAATATTATATTAATATTATTCTATCTTTGTATTACCTTAATTAATAATATGATAGTATCTTTGTAACAAAGTTATTATTTGTACAGTATTACTTTATTTACGCAATAAATGTTTTATTGCATCGAGGACAATTAACTCTAACTGTCATTGGTTCGTCTCCTGAACTGGCTTGTTTTTCTGTAAATTCAGTGTTTCCGCCACATTTACCACATTTAATCAGGTCACATAATGATCTTTGTTCGCCATGTGATATTTGTTTAGCTTCAATAGTCTTTTGTCTAGTACATCGCCAATGTAACGGATTCATATCAGATTCATTTTGCATTTCTGCTATGTTTTTAGGAGTTAGTTCACCTGACAGTAATTTTGGATGTAAATATGTATTTTTTACCTGTGTATCAGGATGCAAGTGCTGTAAAATTAAATTTAATCGATATTTATAGGTATTTAATAATCGAGTATCATATGAGTCACTTATTCCTGTTTCATAAGCCCATGAAACAATATTATTATGTACCTCATTTTCTAACTCTTTTATTAGATTATCGGGAATATGATTCCCTAGGATTTTTACCAGTTTGTCAGTAACCATCTTACGTTCATTTAAACTAACCTTTAAACATATAGGTTTAATATCTATAGGTTTAATATCTATAGATTTAATATCTATAGATTTAATATCTATAGATTTAATAGATAATGGTGTTACTTGTTCATGTTTTTTTTCAATTACAACTGTTTTCTTTATGGTCATATGTTATATGCATATGATCAGTTTTCTCTATTTCTAACTATTTCTTCAATTATATCTTTTTTGGAAGGATCTATTTCCTTTATTTTATTTAACATACTATCAGAGAACAAAGGACCACAACGGTCACTTACTAAATCGTATACTGCTACATTTGTATAACGAGTAAATCCTGTTTTCAAATTATCTTCTGAATGAAATACTATTTTGTGGTCATACTTTCCACTTGAGCTGTTTTTCTCAAGTTGTCTCATAACAGTATCCTGCATTACAAAGTTCTCTAATGTTTGTAATCTTAATAATAGTGGTTTTATATAATCCCTAGTTAAATTAGCTGAATTTATAACTAGTTTCTTCATACTATGATTTTCTGGTATTTGTTCCCATTCCTTCGTGGTTAAACAACTATGATGCAAACTTTCTTCTGGATGAAATATAGCTGTCGGATTATCAATAATTAAGTTTTCTATCATTTTTAACTTCAATACTGAAGTTATAACTCGACCAGTAATGTTATAACAATTATGCAATTCTAAAGTATTTAATTGACTTGCATATTTATCAATACCTTTAAGGCTATTATCGTCTATTGTTAATCCCCATATAGAGAGAACTTTTAAATGCGGAAAATAAAATAACCAATTTAAAGTTTCAAATTTCATATTTAAATTCAGTAATACTGTTGTATAATTATATTTACATCCCGTTAAAATAATTACCTTGGGATCAAATAAGTAAAACCCTGACAGATCTAATGTTTCTTCATTTTTTCGTTCATCTGTATATTTCTTCCAGAGGATCACTTGTTCTTTCTCTGTTTTACGAATAAAATCAATTGTTAATATATTATCAAGATTAGTGACTTTTCGGTCTTTAAATTTCTGGTTTTCATATAATTTGATATTTAAAAATTTTCTAGTATTTGTTGGTATTAATTTTAATATATCTATAGCACTATTATCCCTCCATACATTACATTTATATGTTGTAACTGGTTCTCGGTTATTAGCTTCTTGTGTAATATATCTTTTGTTGTCTATAATATAATAATATTTATCGTCACATAAAAATGCACATACACGATCGGTGTCCATTGCACTACAAAAAATATATTCCGTTGTTTTTACCGATAAAGTTAATTGTTCACATGGTATATCCCCGTTATTTACAATTAAGTCCGCATGAGATAGCATTTCTTGGAGATTTTGTAATATTAGAGTATGGTTCTGTTTTTTTCCTTTTAATGTACACCAATATAAACAACGTCTTTCAATATCTGAAGTATCCATTGTAAATAATATAAACATCTTCCTAACACATAATGTTAATTATACTATTTGATTTTATGACATATTATTGCAATTAATTGATTATATGTTTCCCGTAGAGGAACAGAAGTACTCTCTTTTAACTTATTTAAGAATTCTAATGTAATTTCCCTAGGAACAGGATTTTCATTAATATAACCAGTGGTTGCAAGATGTTCTTGTTCCTCTTCATCATAATATTCTTTTAAGAAATCCCTTACTGCTATTATAAATTTTAATTTACATGTGTATATAGTAGAACAATCTTAGGTCTGTAGATCATGTTTTGAACATGCTTAGCATATAGAATACCCAATCATATATTTGTCAATTATTTTCATTTTAAAATTTCTATTGTCAAAATAAAATATACTTTGAAACTCAAAGTATATTTATAAAATGGATGTAATACAGGATAGAAATATCTATGCAGGAATAAGATAGCTAAATGATATATAGAAATGTTTATTTTAAAATTTCTATTGTCAAAAAAAATATATTTATTTTCAAAACCAGATACATGATTATAAGACTGAATATTATGTTGTGTTAAATTCTTCGCCTTTAGGGTCAGCGAATCAGGCAATCAAATTTGCAGAACAACACCCAGACTATTCTATACACAACTCAAAAACATGGACACATACTTAGATCATTTTGTCATCTAGATACCATTTTTCTAATCTGTCAGTACCATTGTTCCATGTAATCAAAGCCGGACCACCTACACGATGACGTTTTCCATTTCCTTTTGTCCGTTATAATTGTAATTTGTAAATGCCGGACCATCTACACGGCTTCGTTTATTATTCACCTTCCAGCTCGACGTGGTATCATTTGTAAGGATAGTATTTTTACCTTTAGTCCATCTTTCACCATCGATAATAATATCGGTTGCATCCCCGCTCTGATATCCATTGAGATGATATACGCGTTCGACCAGATCTCTAATTGACATATCATCTACAATATCGCCATTTAATATTTTACGAGCTATGATTTCCTTGTGCTTTAGATATATACGAACCTGTGATAGATTTGTTTTATTTGAGAGAGCAAAGTTTTTTAAATCCATGTAATCCATATTGTCAAATATGTTTATATGATGATCATCCATTCCCGGTGCATTTATAATATCCATATACCTTTATAAATGATTTTAAATATAAAAGTATATTTATGAAATGGATGTGTAATACAACAGGATAGGAAATCCTATACAGTAAGATCGCTAAATGAAATATTGAATTCATTTTTAAAATGAATTCAATATTTCACTTAATGACTCATACATGCATGATATATGATAATATTATGACATTGCATACTGCTGAAAAAGACTCTGTTAATGGGACATTCCAAGTGAAACATGCAGAATGTCCTGAACGAATAACATGTATATATAAAGCCCTTAAAGATATAGGTATTAAAGAAATTCCATCTCGTAAGGCAACATGGAAAGAAGTAGAATGCGCTCATTCTAAAGAATATTGCGAACAGCTAATAAATGATTTAAAGGGAACTGATTGTACAGGAGATATGTTCCATAATAAATTTACTCTACCTGCTGCACTAATGGCAGCAGGTAGTACATGTGAATTGGTTAATACTATTTTAAATACTAACTCTAAAATCACAAGCGGTTTTGCAATTGTTAGACCACCTGGTCATCACGCATGCCATGATAAATGGTCAGGTTTTTGCTATCTAAACAATGTTATGATAGCATCCTTAAGCGCATTAACTCGTAATCCCGCACTTAAAATTCTTGTGGTTGATTGGGATATTCATTATCATTCAGGGTCTGCCGATATCATTAAAAATAGTTCATTTACTGCGGAACAATTAGTCGTTTTTTCTATGCATCGTGGAGATTTTTTTCCAGGGGATGACATGAGCTTAACAGATTCATATTATAATGGCCAGGTAGTCAACAAAGAATTTTATATGACAAAGAGGCGTAAGGATATTCCAGGTGACATGGAATATACCCATGCTCTTGCAGAATTTTTAGTAAATTATAAAAAAAACTATGGTTCTCCAGATATAATAATAGTATCTTGTGGATTTGATGCGGTTAAAGGAGACCCTATCGGTGGATTTCGTGTTTCGTCTAATGGTTATTATTCAATGACAAAGCAATTACGAGAGGTATGCCCTAATGTGGCATTAGTACTTGAAGGAGGATATAATTGTAAGATTATTCCCAAATGCGCTGTGGCATGTATGAATGCTCTCAAATCATATTAATAAGGTACATCAACATCAGTATCATATATGATTTGTGTGAGTCCACAAGGTCCAACAAATTGTATTATAATTGGCGAATATATGTCTTTTATTCTCAATGAAACCTTTCCAAGCAGCCTCGCTATATTAATAGCACGTCTAAATTTATCACCAGAAACATTACAAATATACGATTCATCATGGTTCCATTCATGAGAAGTAACTTCTGAAAAATTTGCACATGAATGAATCTCTAAATACCCGTTATTATATATCAACTTAATTTGTTCGGAAGAAACTGTATTCATCTTCAATATAGCTTCAGGCGATATATTGATTGTATTTAATTTATATTGATATAGTAGTCCAAGTGATTCTTTATCAATTACATTAAATGTACCCAAAATGTACCTAAGGAATGACTGATATAATATATCATATTTATAACAATTTACCGTAACATTCATTACATTGTTATTAGCAATTGATACTGTTTCTTTGTTATTTGTCATGCTATATACTATTGATGTTGCTTCACTGGGTATAGTACGCAGTGCTTTTATACTCTTTGATAATCCCTTATAATTATAACTTTGTAGAAAATCCAAAAATATATTTTTGGATTTTTTACATCTAAGAGGTACAGTGAAAGAAAAATCATTACGTGATGAAAACTCTGATAATGATGTTAGTTTCTCCAATAAATAAAATAACTGTGAGTTATCTGATTTATTTGATGAAATAGATATTTTGCAACCACTTTGAATATTATAATCAATATTAATATTGATTAAATCAACTTTTTTTACATCGATATATTCTAAATTATTACAGGATGTAATAATTATATTATTATAATTATTGATATAGTTATATTTACCATTCATTATAAAATTCAGTTATTCATTTTTAACAAAAATATCATTGGGTATCGGTGGTATAAAAGTAATTGTTTTAAATGTAGTACTATGATCGATTATTTTAATCATATCTTCAATATTCACATCATTTATATTGCCTTGTGCATTTTGTAGTTTTAACCATAACACATACAACTTTTTATATGTACTATATGTATGCAATCCAAGCTTAGTCCAACTGGAAAAGCTGCTAACAGATGCATCATATGAATAGGGTGTACCATTTTTACATGGTAATAACCACCCTTGGTCAAATAACTTATCTTGTAAAATAACCTTTAGTTCGGTTACCATATTTTTATTAACTATAAATGTACACTTTGGAACTTCATTACTATATATAGTCCATGTATTGGTTTTTGTATTAAATATATTGGACTTCCTTCTACGAATTACGTCATCATTATCGTTTTCTGTTTCTACTGGTATTAATGCGACATTGTCGGTATCTTGTAGAATAGTTCTAATTATAGTACTTATACGAAAAATATAACCATATTTATAAAGAATACATACCAATCTTACACGTGGATCAACTGTTTTATTATATGATATAGTATTTAACACTATATAAGCTTCATTCCACGAACCGGGAATATTCTTTTTAGACATTGGAACATATGGAATAATTTCCATATGTTCAGCAATATTATTAAAATTGTTACGACAATCAATTATCATGTTTATCCATGACGATGTGACAGATTTAGGAATAATATGACTTATGCGCATCATAATAGCACGAATTGGAGATAATTTACTAGCCATTGATCGACCATCTTGTATCTGAAATTTAGTTAATATTATACGTTTTATTTTATTCATGACTTTAACATCGGATAGTCTTTCCCAATAAAATTTTTCAGATTGCAAATCTCCGGTTGATATTGGAATTCGTAGATATGTGTATAGTTTTCTAACAAAGACAATATAATTATTCCATGTAGTTGATTTAACCAAACCACTATTAATCTCGCTAAACAAAAGATATTTTCCAAATGGTAATATATGCTCAATACTACTTTCTTTAGTTTTAACTAAAATACTTATTTTTTCCATTTAATATTTTTTGATAGTAATTTTTAAACTATTTTAATTTGAAACTATTTTAATTTGTATATATAAATATCTTGCATCTTGTTTCATATCTGTGATTTTATATTTATGCATACTCGTTCCTAATGTACATGAAATACCCAAATCTTCTGCTGTTCGTAATGCTCTTACTATAAAGTTATATACTTCCGCTACGGTAGATTCAGCATAAAGATTAATGCATATAGGATAAACTTTTTCCTGACATCCATTAATATCAATCATTAATATACATGAGTTACTATTAACAATACTCATCAATAGTTCATCGGTATATTTATCATTACGTAACATATTGTTCTGTGCATACAAAATATTTCCAACGCTAAATTTATCTTCCTTTAATATACCCGAACTTTTTGGTTTAACTGGTTCAACTGGTTTAACTGGTTTAACTGGTTTAACTGGTTTAACTGGTTTAACTGGTTTAACTGGTTTAACTGGTTTAATGGGTTTTACCGATGATTTAACGGATGTCTGTTCATCTTCATCTTTGATGATAATACTTATCTTATCTATATTATTTGCCATACTTATATTATTACAAGTTTTTTTCTTTTTAATTCTCTTGGAAAAAAGGATGTTTAGGATTAGATACTTTAACAGCTAATTCACGTTTAAAACGTGCTCTATTATCTTCTGAAGGTATTCTTGTAAGTTTTTCCTGGAGAGTCACAAGATTAATACGATCCATTAATTCTTCTGGATCTTTATACTTACACATTAGTTCAGTACTGGCTCGTATCATTGCATGCTGTACAGATTGAGTTAATTTAGACACAATTAGTTTCCCACCAACATCATCTATTATATTGGACCCTGGACCCAAGAACCTAAAATGATCACGGTCTTTACATGCAATAGGATATTCATTAGGAGTATATCCACTTAAATAAGCCTTATCAATAATATCAAGACATTCTGTATCGCTTCCGATAGTTTCTATTAAAAATTTTACAGCGTTATCACATCCCATATCCGAACTTATTTTAGAAAAAATGTCATCAGTTATTACAGTAAGATTATTTATATGTATTTTTGGTTGTTCTCGTAATTCTTTAACCTCCCTTTGTAACATCAATACTAGATCATGTAAAGAATCATTCGATTTTGTATCTTTATGTTTATATGATTTTTTTTTGATAACGACTGTACTTTTTACTCCTTTACTTCCTTTATTTCCTTTACATCTATGACTGTCATAACTATGTTTATACATAAATTCAGTATCACATAAAGCACATATTTTTATGGAATGTTTGCACCATCTATTTACTTCAATGCATCTTTTACCAGTATTTTGCCCCTTCTTAATGATGATCTGGCAATTATTGACCATTATAATTATATATAAATTCAAATTTAAGTAATTATCATTTATGTAACTATCATTTATGTAACTATCATTTATGTAACTATTCATTTATGTAACTATCATTTCCTGAGCCACTTCACAATCACTGGGAAGAAATGGATATTGTTTTTCATTAATTATACGACATTTCATTTGAGATTCAGATTCAGATTGATAATGAACAGTATAAGTATGAGGATCATAATAACATTCACTTATAGGTGCGGAAGTGAAGAAATTGCTTTTATATATTGCAAGTAATCCGCCAGGTTGACCAGATAATTGATCGCAATCATCAAATAACAATAAACATTCGTCATTAGCACCAATTATACCTCCTTCTATGGACCAGGGTTCAACCAGAGTCAAGTCATTACCAGTTAGTAATTTCTGTACTTCTATCTCGTTTTCAGATGTCAAAGACATATCTTTTAGAGTAATATTATAATCACGTGCAATCTTATGCTTTAATATAGCGCCATAATTTGTATTTTTATGTTCTTTTGATTCTATTTCTATACTATTAGATTCAGAATTATCAAGATATTTTGCTGGTAATTTGTCTATCGCAGCATCCGGTAAATATGCTTTAATAATATCGACAAGTGCCTGCGTACCATCACCAAATAAATCATGGCCACGACTCTCATATATTTTTACTTTATTATCTCCATTCATATTACCTGTATAATAATCACGTGGAACAGGAACAGCAACATCCTTTAGTTCTGCTCTTAATATTTTATGAGACATAGGTTTTGAAACATTCAAATCGGTTGGTTTAGGAAGATAACCCGCCGCTAATAACTTCTCTTCATCTGTCTTTTCATTATTATCTAGTGGTTCAGGAGCCTTCAAATCATCTGATTGTTGGTTCTGTGTTACAGTATCTTGTTCTTGTTCCAGTCTATTCATATCATCCATAATCTGATTCATTATATTCAATTTCTACATATATTGAATATATATGTATATCTTTAATACTGTTCTACATAGTTTAAAAAACGGAGATAAAACTTCTTTTATTTTACTTTGCTTCGAAATATTTCATTCTATCACGTAAAAGCTCTGCTAATTCTATAGAGGCTTTAGTATCTGAAGGAAAATTCATATTACCATAGTATCTGCTGAGTTCTATTCGTTTAGCTATATTATGTAAATTATTACTCTGTTCAGGGTTATTATATGATAATTGGTATGCTATTATTTTTGCTGTGAGTGTTTTTTCACAGGGATAACTACTAACCTCTGCTAACTTCACTGGTATTATAGGTATGTTATATAAATAAGCAACCTGATAAGGACGCGAGCGATTATAATAAGATTTTACAAGGTATGCTAATGTTTTTGAATCATCCGCTATTTTTCTTATATGGTCTTCATGATACATTAGACCATTTTCACCAGCATATTTTAAAAATAATGACAAAACAGATGTAGCCTTTATTTCCATATCTATAGCTAATTGTTGTGCAGCTACATTATTTGTCTTTGATAATTTATATAGATAGTCCAATTCTTTCTTAACTGATTCGCTACTATTTTTAGATGGTGGTTTAAAGTTTTCTAACGGTAATGGAAGCTGAAAATTCCATATATGTCTGTTTTTGATTTCAGGAAATCTTTCGGTTTCACTAAAAACCATTGTATCTATGTCTATCATATTATCACCTCCCCCATACATGGGTTCGGTCAAGTCCGATGTGTGTTGAAATAGTATTAGTATTAGTATTAATGTTGGTATTACTACAATCATAAATTTATACATTATATATACTTCCGGAAAATAAAAAATTGATCGCCTGTCAGTGATTGTAACCATGCCATTCAAACACCAAAAAAAACGAACGCGAAAACCAAACACTAAAACACCCAAGTCTCTTTCTAGAGAAAAATATATGGACAAACAAGGCTATGCCCCTGATTATGATGTAAATTATGGTATTATTACAAAATACCATGGTTGTGGAGGAAAATGTACGGTAAATATCTTGCTACAGTCCGGATTCCGTACATTCCCAAATATGAGTCTAAAAGGCAGTCTCAAATCTAGGAGACATGGCCAACAACTGACTACAGATTCAATTGTATTGGTTGATGATGGAGTAATTGTTTATGTCTATAAAGAAGACACTAAGTCAGTCATTGACTCAGATACCCTCTCTAAGCTTATTGGTAAAACAGAAGATGATATTTGTTTCAATGAAACAGAGGATTCTGGCTACAGGGACCTATATGGGCGACTTCCAAGCTTCAGTAGCGATGACGAAGATGGTAGTATTACGTTAAATGAATCGCTCGTAGAACAAAAAGTCGATATTGTAGAAGTCGATATCGTCGAGGACGATATCGACTTAATGTAACGTATGTAATGTATGTAATGTAATAACACATATAATAAAATAATATACTTTGGTATCATATCATAAAAATATTAATCAGTAGATCCATTTCAATATAAATAATAAGAGGGAGGCATGAAAATTGACCACTGAAAATAACATAATGACCACTATCCCACCACACATTAAAACTGCATTTCTTAACAGTATATCATCTATGAATATTGCTGATTGCCTTCCACAAAGTACCGAACTAACCAATAGTATGAAAATATTAATGACTCCTGGATTCTCTCCTGGAGATAATTTTAAAGAACTATTAAAACCAATAAAGTATACTATAGGTGTTCCCTATGACGAGATTATTACTATTCGAACTGCTCATATTACAGGAGTACCAAATTTCACTAGAACATGGGTAATTACCACATGTAGAGACGAAGGCTATTACTGGAATCCAGGATTTAATTCATTGGTGCCTTTTACACCGAATGCATTCGGTGTAAAACATTTATGGACAATCAATATCAGAAAACCTCTATTAAAAATATATAATCTATTTGTTTAATCTATTTGTTTAATCTATTTGTTTAATCTATTTGTTTAATCTATTTGTTTAATCTATTTGTTTAATCTATTTGTTTAATCTATTTGTTTAATCTATTTGTTTAATCTATTT